GGTGCGGTGCGGGAGTGGCAAAAACGACGTGTGGATAAATATGAAGAGTCGAAGAGACTAGAAAATGGAGACATTATATAAATGCTTACGCTACTTATAGATACCGAAACTGGCGGGCTTACACCAAATTACTCAGTATTATCAGTTGGAGCCGTAGTGCTTGACGTAAATACCGGAAATATTCTAGAGGAATTTGAAGCAAAAGTTAGGCTCGCTTCACTCGCAGATTATAAGGTAACGTCGAAGGCGTTAGAAATTAATAAACTAAGCGTACAAGACTGCTTTGAAAATGGCATTTCGCCGGAGGCGATAAGAGATAAGCTGCTTGATATGTATGTTAAGCACGGTTGCACTCTTCTAGGCGGACATAATTTTCTATATGACGTAGAAATGCTTACAGCAAATATTTTTAATTGCTCAATATCAGAATTTAAGCAAGCTTTCACGTACAGATGGCTTGATTCGTTAACAGTTATGCGATTATTTGAGGGGCATAACGAAGTACCAGCCGGTGCATCACTTGAGAAAACCGCAAAAGCCCTTGGCGTTAAAGTTGCCGATAAATCTAAACTACACTCTGCACTAGTAGATATTAAGCTAACTGCCGCAATTCTTCATAAGTTCCGCACACTTTTAATGGGACTCAGCCTGAAATAAATGTCTGGTTATCGCAAAGATAAGCGTAGCCTCAAAGAATTTAAGGCCGATATTAAATCGGCGAAGCACATTGAGCTAGACTGTTTAATGCGTTGGCTTAAAATACAGGATAAGCCATTATCTTATCAGGCTAACGCACCAGGGGAAGATGGGGAGTACTTAGAAGATAAAGAAGTGACCACTGACGCCGACTATAGTGTTGAATCTTATGGGCTAATGGAAGTTAAGTTTAGTAAGCCGATGATAAATAAACATTTTCATTTAAAGGTTGCTCAGGTTCAGTCTTACCTAAAACAGGGAGCCACCATCTTAATGGTAAACGGTTATGAAACTGAGCGACCAGAATGGACGCTCATATATCCTGATAAACTTGAAATATTGACTAAGCACCCAGATTGTCCAATCATCCCTTATTTCGGATTCGGGGGCAAGCCATCATATAAAATTCCGGTGGGACTATTTTACTGGAGAGAATTAAATGTTTGAAATAACACTAGAAGAATGTATGCAAATAGGTGACAGAATACGTATTGTTTATTGCGACGAAGACAATGATAACCCAGGCAAATGGGACCACATATTCAAGGCGGTATGGCCAGTAGAGCAAATCCAGGGTGTGCCAGTCGAGCCAATTATAATAGATGAATGCTCTGTAAAACCATGCTCCGACTGTAAAGGCACCGGACAATATATTGGACTAGGTTTCGCTCCACCAGAGCCTTGCTTACGCTGCGGAGGCAGCGGCAATGAAATTTAAACCAGAATACCCTAAAATCAAAATGGCTGCTAGTGGCATGTGTAATCCAATCACGGGCCATACTTTCTCCATAAATGAAATAGAAAAAATAGATCCGGCTTCTATTTATTATGCGTTAGATCCAAGAGATCAGACACGTAAAGATTATATAGAGCATGGACCAAAAATCGGGACCACAATTGTCATGCGTAATAGGCTGCTAGATGCCATTTATCTAGCAGGGGATACTGCCGCAGCAGCGGCGGTTAAATTGGGATACCCAATACATTGGTTACTTTATTCCGGGCCTCCTGGCTATATTACTGCCTCGTGCATAGCACGAATATTATCAATCTATCCTATAGATATAGACTATTATTTACATACTTCGACACGATATGCAGAAAACGAACAGGCGTGTATTCAGAATATTAAAGAATGGATTGCGAAGCAATGAAGATCATTAACTTAGTAGCCGAAAACATCAAGCGTATAAGAGCCGTAGACATTACACCAGAAGATAATTGCGTCATCATAGCTGGCAAGAACGGTCAGGGTAAGTCTAGCGTCATAGACTCTATCTGGCTCGCCTTGGAATACTCCAAGGCGAAGAAGGACAATCCTATGCCAGTAAGGGATGGTCAGGAAACAGGGACTATCCAACTTGATCTTGGCGAATATATAGTAACTAGGATCATCCGACAGGACGGATCTTCTTCCTTAAAAATTGAAAATAAGAATGGCGATAAAGTGTCCAGCCCACAATCTTTACTGGACAATATAGTCGGCGATCTATCATTCGATCCGCTAGCCTTCGCCAGAGCAAAGCACGATCAGCAAATCGAGATACTTAATAAGTTACTTGGTATAGACCTACGATCTTACGAAGTGAGATATAAAGCTTTGTACGATGAGCGTAGCTCGTTTAATAAAGAGAAAAAGACCCTGCTTAATATTATAGATAATGTTAGGCCACCAGCAGACAACGAGTCCGAAACGCCGATATCTAATGCCGAAATACTTGCTCAAATAAAATTAGCACAAAGTCAAGAGAAATGTCGTTCGCGTGTCCGCGACATAGACGCAGAGATAGATCGTCTTAACGCCGAAAAACTGTCACTTCTACAAAAATTAGAGGGGCCTTCCTATGATATTGAAAAATTGACTGGACAACTCGAAGAGTTGGACAGTCATAATAGGCGAGCAGAAGAGATTAAGAATTATAAAAAGATTAAGAATCAGATTGACTTGGCCGAACAAGGTGTTATACTTAAAGAGTCAGAAATGGACAAGTTAGAGCAAGACAAGACAGATGCCATTAAAGGACACTCATTACCAGTTGACGGGCTTGAAATCACAGCAGATACAATTAAATTCAACGGATATCCATTTTGTCAGTTATCAACATCCCTACAAACTAAGATTTCTACAGCGATTGCTATGGCTCTGAACCCCAGGCTTAGAGTAATAAGAATAATAGATGGTTCACTTTTGGACGCTGACTCAATGTCAGTCATTAAGGAGTTGGCCATTGCCAACGACTTCCAGGTGTGGATCGAACGGGTAGACGAGTCCGACAACTGTGGTATTATTATAGAAGATGGGAGTGTAAAGCTATGATGACAATCAATTGGCAGAAAATTGAATCCCTCAAGAAAAGATTAGACACACAGTTAACCGACGAGGAGTTTCTAGTAGTTAAAACACAAATAGGCAAAAATCCTCCGCGTCTCAGTAAAATAAAATTCCAAGACTTCTTAAAGACTATATGGGCTTTATACGATATTAGTGCAAGCGTCAATTCCATTAAGATCCTAAAAAAGGATGATAATAAGATTCTATTTCATTATGAAAGGCCAAAAAATCTCAGATCCATGCCCAAAAGCGGTAATCCAAATATTGTGCTCGCTTGGAAGAAGTTTAATCTGACTAAAAAAAATGCACTATTACAGATACTAGAAAGCGAAATCATCAATGACGACACGGGAAATTAACTGGAACGAATTAATCAAAAATATTGCGAAAAAATGCAAACGTAAATATTATACGGCCGATGTACAAGACGAGGATTTAGTCCAAGAAGGATTTTTAGCTCTTGAAAAGGCTAAGCGGCATTATAAGCCAACAACAACAGTACTCTTTAGCACTTATGCATATAAAGCCATACAAAGCAATATTTATAGGTTCATGCACAAAAATTCGAATAAATTACCTATAGTACAAGAGGAGATTTTTTTAGACAACATACCAGGCAAAAGTGTCGTACTCTGGCACGACATAACAGATGCAATCAATAGACTAGATTGTACAGAAAAAGACCTTATAACAGATTACTTCTATAATAACATGACGTATCACGCATTGGGCGAGAAGTATGGTAAAAGTCACAACGCAATGTTTCTTAAAGTTAAGAATATACTATCTAAATTAAAAAGAGAATTAAAGTCATATGAAAGTCATTAATTATACCGAATGTCGTAGTTGTGGAGCACAATTTTATAGTGGTCAAAAGACTCATCTTGAAGATGGCGACGATATGGAGATTATTTGTCGCAAGATACCTAGATGTTCACAATGTAAGTTTCAAGACAATAATAGGATTACAACATCTAAAAAGCCACGAGAGGATGTATGGTAGATTATATCCCAATCAAACATTTCAAGGTTGGCGAGAAGTATTCACAAGTCTTTTATATTAAATCGCTAGAAAAACGAGTTAGTACAAAATGTACTTACGGCGTATTAACCCTGCTAGATGTATCTGGCGAAATCACTGGATATGTCTGGAACTATACGTCAGCGTTACCACTTAAGGTCGGACAATGGGTACATTTAACATTTATAGCCAAAGAACACGAAAACAAGATAAATTTTATTATTCAACCACAAGATATAGGCACGGTAGACGAAACCCTAATTAATAAAAGCGATTATTTTTATTCAATACATCCCAACGTATTAAAAGTAAATATAGAGAGACTGAATAGTTATATTGCCCAAATAGAAGATCCAGACTTAAGAGATATCCTTGGTAACGCTTCTGTAAAAGAACGTCTCAATTTAGTTGAATTCATGAGTTGTTATCCGTATGGCTTAAAAAATACCTTATCATGTGATGGCGGATTAATTGTTTATACTAATCATTTGATTATGTTAACTTTGTCAATGCTAGATGGTTTAAAGAACATAGAAGTACCATTAAATAAATCACTGTTAATAGCCGGTGCTATATTTCGCAATCTTGGTTGGACATCGGCCCTTAAAAAGGGGTTGATTTGGGAGCCGAGTGACTCTTATTATTTAGTCGGTATCAGACAGGCATCTTTTATGATCGCCAATCATATATGTATGACTACAGAAACCGACCTAAAGACGCAGATCCCAGAGCCTAAGAAGGCCGCTCTTTTTGAAGCATGTCTCAAAACTAGCGTCACAGATGCTTATACACCAGAAAATCAGATATTAATTACGGCTAATAATATATTAGATCAGATGATCTTTAACGAGTCTAAACTACTTAGGGCCAAAGTTGGCCAGGACATCTGGCTAAATGGTCTATTTATAGGGCACCATGCTAGCAGACCTGAAAACTAAAATGGAGTCATGTCGTAGCTGTAGGCTCTGTGAATCTAGAACCCAGATAGTGTTTGGAGAGGGGAATGCTGATAAACCAAAACTAATGATAGTGGCCGAAGGGCCTGGGCAAGAGGAGGACGAACAAGGCAAGCCATTTGTTGGTAAGTGCGGAGCAAAGCTAGATCAGATTTTAAAGTATATTGGCGTAAGCCGACAAGAGATTTATATTACTAATGCAGTAATCTGTAGGCCGCCCAATAACAGACCGCCGCTTCTCGAAGAGATATTAGCTTGCCAATGGCGACTACACCTACAAATTAAATTAATACAGCCACAATTAATTGTTTTGCTTGGCAAAACAGCTATGATGGCCATGCTTGGGAAAGATATTAAAGGGCCACTCAAACAATTTTTTATAGACGATTGGCTTACTTTTACTATTGATGGTCAAGAATTCAAAGCAATTAGCTCCTATCACCCCTCGTTTTTGCTTCGCACGGGCTCACGAGGAACCAGAGAAGTGCTGCCACACTGGAATCGTATTAAATTATGGATTAATCAAAATGGCTAAATGGACTTTAGAAGAGATAGAAATAGTTAAAACATGTTATAAAAATACAACATGGGAGGAGTTGAGAAAACTACTTCCAATGTCTGGAGATAATTTATATATTACTCCTCAAGGACACAGAGTATGTAAGACCTGTAGTAATCTTAGAAGAAGAATTAAAAAATGCAACATTTAATCAAAGCTGGATTAATTAATAATCATGCCATACAATATGGTATACAAAGATTACAGCCAGGATTATCAAAGAATGGTCTAAATCAATTAATACATGATTTTATTGTTAAGGCTGGTGGACGTCCCGCATTCTTACAGTATAATGGATATCCTGCATCAATTTGTGCCTCAGTAGGGAGTGAGATTGTGCATAGTATACCGAATGATTATATTTTTCAGAACGGTGACGTAGTAACCGTAGATGTTGGCACTGATTATCATGGTTGCTATGTAGACTCGGCTACCACAATAATTTGTGGTATTAGGAATAATGCAGATCATATCTACCAAATATGGTTCAATCGTCTATGTTTGAAACATATAATCCGCAATATTAAACCTGGCATCACTTTATTAGATATCGCCAAACTTGGCGACAATGCCTTAAAATATTACAGCCCGGTAGGACTTAATTTACAAATTATCCCCCACTTAGGAGGTCATTTTTGCGGTACGGCACTACATGTCGATCCTTTTATATGCCACACAACTAAAGGCGTCCCGCAAACAGAGTTAGATAAAATGCAACAAGTGGCATTAAAAGTTGGTGACGTTTTATGTATTGAACCTATAATTACTTGTGGCGGCGTTGAGACAGAGACACTACCGGACGGATGGACTATTGTAACCAAGGATGGGTCGATTGCGACTCATGAGGAACATACAATTATAATTACTGAGCATGGAGCAGAAGTAATAACATGAATGACGAAATCGTAGCTGGCGGTGGTCATGGACAAATTAATTCAAAGCGAGTCATTATTACTACTGAGATGAACGAGCTAGCTCCAATTCTTGAAGTTAAAACACACGAATGCGTAACACCATTAAATGGTGAAGACTTAGAGACTATTAATCAATTAAAAGAGTTGCTCTTAGAGCAATGGGATACGTCTTATGGTATTGCGGCACCACAAATTGGAATTCCTAAACGTATTTTTATTATGAGAGACCGACGCAACCAAGTCAGAGTTTTCGTCAATCCTGTTGTTATACGAGCCTCGCGAGAGGCGAGTAATAAGCCAGAAGGATGTCTTTCTGTAAAAAACTTCTTTCCAAGGGTCACTAGATCAAAAAGCATTACTATACAGTGGTTTTGCCCTGATAAGGGCAATATACAAGAATCTATCTTCCAAGATATGGACGCTCGCGTAATCCAACACGAGCTAGATCATTTAAATGGCAGATTAATTACATATCATGGTATGTTAAATTTAGAAAAACAATTCAAACATAAAATGGCCATTAAGAACAAAAGAGATCAAGCCAGAACAAAAAGAAAGGCAAAAAGATAATGGACGGTACCATAGATTTTGAGGAATATATGGAAGATGCATTTAAACTAGCACTACAAATTGTAAAAAAGAATACAAAGGGTGACGATAATTCTCAAACTATAGCAGCTTCTAACTTAGCGTTGCCGTTGTTTAACGCCAAGATCGAAGAACTCTTTCATATCCTTTTTCATGAAGAAAGCGACGATGAACAAAATACCGCTTAATTTTATTTCGCCAAAAAGTAAGAACCAACAAGAATATGTAGATTCAATTATCAATAATGTTATTACGTTCTGCTACGGATACCCCGGTAGTGGAAAAACTATTTTGGCGATTAGTACATTTTTAAATTTATTTTATGACAAACGTAATAAATATAAACGTATTATCGTCTGTCGCCCATACATTCACTCGAATATAGGCGAGGAAGTCGGGTCGCTACCTGGTACTTTACAGGAAAAGGTAGAACCATATACAGAAAGCATTAAAGATAATTTACGCGAACTTGGTATGTCTGTACAGGATATTACTGAGTTATTCGAATATAAAGTGATTGATTTAGTGACCTTATCGACCCTAAGAGGCCGTAGTTTTAATAATTGTCTGATTCTGGTTGAAGAAGCACAAAATGTCCCCAAAAGCGGTGCCGCTATGAAACTAATATTAACGAGATTAGGCAAAAACTCTAAAATAGTATTAAGTGGGGATATACAACAGTCTGACCTTAATAAAAATGATGTGTCTTTTTTGGAAACGGCCAATCTCTTAAAAGACATAAGCGGTATCGGCATAGTACAAATGACAGATTATAGGGATATACAAAGGTCGCCCATTGTGCGAGAAATCTTGAAAAAATTTGAGGAGTTAGAAAATGGCTACACGCCTAGTCCATCAGTGTGATCTATGTAAAGTTGAGTTTACATCTGACGACGTATGGAATATCAAAATATCAAAGAAGGGGACTAAAAAAGCTGGTATTTTTGAACTATGTGCAAAATGTGCAGAAAAACTGCAAACTGATCTTATTAGTGCTAAAAAGGCAGCACCGACACCATCGCCAGTACCAGAAGTATTGTCTGACAAGGAAGCTAAAATAGCTGCCTTAGAGGCAGGAGACAGGTTTTTCCCAGAAATCAATGAGACTAGGATAGGAGCAACCCCCAAAGGTGGCCTACAAGAAGAAGATACGGAAAATTGCTCTCATATGAATAAGACAAGACCCAGGATGTCAAAAGATGGGTTTTATAGAGAATGTCGAGCGTGTGGTGTGAAATTGCCATTAAAAAATAAACAGGAAAACGATGCTCTTAATAGTATTAATATAAAAGATGATGATCTGAATTTTACAGAAAGGGATTAAAATGAAAGAAATACTTAGTTGTGTGCTGATCGCATGTATGGCCTTTACTGGCTGCATTGCTACTGACACTGGACGAGGAGCGGAATTTATCGAAGATTTAAGCCAAGAACAGTTTAATTTAGTCAATCAAGAGATCTATCTGATTGTGGAAATCGGCGTTAGGGAGCTTATTAGAAATGAGCACCTAAAGAAAGAAGATGTATTAAAGGCAGCCCAACTTATTAGTGCTACCACGACACTTTCGGCGTCAGAGACGATTATTATAGCGGTTCGTGACAGTTTAAGCGAATCTGTTGGCAATGACGCTCTTGCTAGTATTCTACAACTTGTCGAGTTAGAAATTCGTCGATTGGGGGGCTTTACAGTTATTAGGGCGGACGATGGTACCTTCTATTTCTCTGATAGATCAAAAGCATTACTACTCACGCTGGCAACCGCCTTGTCAAAAGCAAGTGTCTAAAATAAACATATATGTCACCGGGACCGGCTACGCTATAGCCGGTCCTGGCGTGCTTTTGGCTGTCGATTTGCATCAATTAACGGCTACTTCTGGTGAAGCATATTATACCGAGAAAGAACATCTATATAGGGTTCTAATTAAAGTGCTACTAGAGTTACAACACATAACGCCAGGTTCCGTCCATATTTATAATGACACGTCTCTTATAGAAGAAATGAGCGGCATAGCACATAATTCAATAGCTATTGCAATACGCAAAAATATAATGCCAAAAATACTTAGTATAGTTTATTTTAATAAGATGGCTCTTGCAAAGATACAAAAAGAGATATCGACCATTAAGGAGCAATTATCTTTTAATGCACCAAAGAGATATGGAGAAATGGCCCACAATACTCAATTATCTCAAAATTTTGCAACTTCGTTTAGAAGAATTAGAGCAGAAGTCTTCAAAAGGAACTGGTTTAACGGGTCAAGAACAGCTTGAGATAGCTGTTAATAAAGTGGCGATAGACTTTCTACAAGAAAATTTAAAACAGATAATGGAGAACATTTTAAGATGGAAAACGATAGATTAGTTAAAGTCCTAACAAGACTATTAAACGAAAGATTAAATAATTTTAATGTGCCAGAGGAAGTCCAGGCTGGCCTTTTAAATGATATATTGGCTGCTGTGTCAGCACCAGAAAAAAAGCCGCATGGTGCCTGTGTTATGACCGCCGCCGCATCTATGGCTGCTGATCGACAAATCAGAAAAGAACCTGTAAAGGGCGGTCCAAAGCCGGAAATAATTTAAAAGAAGGAGCAGTAAAATGGCTACATTGTACATCCCAATCCACACGAATCTTACAAAACTACCAGAATTACTTTGGATGAAGTCGGCTAATACCGGCATATTTTCTAATCCAGAAGCAAGCGGGATTGTATTACACGAGATTTATCCTACAAGAGCCGCACTATTACCAGACGATGTACGCTTAACGGTAGTCTTTAAGAAAGAAACTAACGCATTGCCAGGGTCGGCACCGAGCCTCATAGAGTTCTTCTAATCAAAGAATTTCTTAAATACAAAAGACCCTATTAGGGTTAGTAAGCCGCCTAAAAAGCCGCCTATTAGCCCTGATTTTACTTTAAGGGTCGTTACAGCTTCCAATATCTCGTTGATCTTACGATTAGTTTCCTCGCGAAAATCATGTACGTCTTTTTGTACACCCTCAAGAGTTTTTAATACATATTTACGATTTTCCAGCCAATCGCCATTATCACTCATATTATCTAACCCCCGTTGTATTATCAAGATAACGTATTTCTCTCAAGGAGGTAATGCCGGACGGCTTAATGCCAGACGACCTACGATCATCCCCCCAAGCTAAATCGGCCTCATCTCGCCCTTGTGGAACAGTTGGTAAGCCAAATAAAATAACAGCATTTTTGCATAACTCCAGAGATTTTCGTATTTCTGGATTACTTTCAAAATTTTTTTGTCTTTCTAAGACTTCGACTACATGTCTTGGTGTTGGATTAGCAATAAAACCAACCTGAAAAGCAAAGCCTGGTAGCCTAATGCCGCTAGCCATAGCTGCCGACTCCATATTAACTGTTACCAAGTATCTTACTTCATTTGCCATTATCCCACTCCACACTGCATAAGGTTTTGGCACTATTGCCTCTGTGGTCCAATTTTTTCTACAATAACCCAACACTCATTTTCAATAAATTGTATTGTGTCTAAGGCATTGGTTTGTCTTTGTGCTCTAATTCTTAGTATATCTCTTGGCCGTGCTTCAAATAGAAATATGGCCGAATTTGTTCCCTTTCCATGATCTGCGTCCTGACTAAAAGTATAAGTAGCACTGGCAGCGATAGCAACAGCATTTAGTGTAGCATCTACTTTTATGGTAGCCGGAGAAGCCGACGACGTTGGCTCCCACGACACATTATAAGTACACTTATAAAGTCCAGATGACATAATAGTAATAGCATTACCAGCCGCCGCTGACGACTCTAAGTGAGCATAATTTTGATCAGTAAATACATCTGCCGAAAAAATTAAATTTGTAGTCCCGGTCGTCGCAATTGGCTGACTTCCGCCAGTATTGGTATATTTTCCTATCCCAGATCCGATGCTAACATTAATAAATCCAGAGCCAGTATTCACGCCTAAAGTACCAAGCCCTAGAGACGCCGCAGTGGCCTGTGCTGGCGTAGCAAAGCCACCCATATTATCAGCAACCTGAGAATGTAACAAAAATAATAAATCCCCAGTTTCAAAAGATGTGATAGGTAACGGAATAAGCCCCGACATACGGATCTCGCTGAATCCTCCAGTATGAGCAAATCTTGTTTTCGCTGAATCGGCAACTAAGATCATATTGCCGCCCGCAGTATCAATAATAACGTTTGGACTATTTAGATATGCTTCTTGTAGACTGATGCTTTCAAAGCTACCTAAATTTTTAAATGAGATGCCGCCGTCTACTGATAGTTGGAAATCAAGTGCATCTTGACTAAATCTCATAACGCCAGAAGTAGCGTCCCCTTCGGTTGGTTCAAATAATAGTTTATGTGGATTAAAAATACCACTAATAATATGTACATTACCAAAAGGAGTGAGCGTGTTAATTTCAAACTCCTGTGTATGGTTGTCTCCTAAAGTGTTTCCATGAATACCCAAAGAAGCACCGGCAAATTGAGTGAAATTACTACCCCGACGAGATAATAAATCATTGGTGTTCATTATTATATACCACTAATACGAGACTCGTGGCGTCTCGCACCAATCTTCTCTACTACGCACCAGCAATCATTAGGCAATGTTACAATAGTTGAGGCGGTTGTAGTACTAGCATATTGACAATAAATAGTGAAGAAATCACCAGCGTTGGCTTCTGTTAAAAATGAACCATGAGCAGTATTCTCGCCATCTGTCGTATCTCGATGAAAAGTATATGATATGCCGTTACTAAGAGATTCGTGTAAATTTCTTCTGACATAAGTTTTAATAGTCCTTGGATTATTACCACTTGTACGATCTAAAGTAATATTATATGAAATTCTATATAAACCTGGCGATAAAACAATAAATGTTCTAGGAGGAGGGACGTGTCCAACTCCGCCAGCATTACCTGCAACATAATTTAAATCACTAAAATCTTGCAAACTCATTGGTACAGCAACCCCAGAAGTGCTAGTATCTACTGTAACAGCAATACTAGATCTAAATTGAGCAATACCAGAGCCAATAGATATATTGACAATACCAGATCCAGTATTTAATAATAATGTTCCAACACCCAAAGACCTAGAACGAGCTATAGCACTACTTGACGAACCGTGTAGTGGGTTGCCAGAAGTAATACTATGGATTAACATGGTTAAGTCGCCAAGGACATGCGATGTCTGTGGGTGTGCTACCAGACCAGAAATATTAATTGGAGTTCTACGACTATCTGTACCAAAAATTACGTTTGAACTTTGACTGATAAAATTAATATTATCAAATGTGGAATTAATGATTGCTACTTCGCCATTGTTGTATAGCGTTTGTAACGTTTCAGTAGGATTAATAATATTCGTAAAAGACAATCCTCCATTAACAGAAAATTGGAACCTCTTAAGTTCAGCATCAAATCTTAATACACCCGACTCACCATAATTGTCGTGATAAACACCGCTCATGTGACACATCACTAAATATGGTCTTAAGGTACTAAAATTAAATGAACCGCGTGATATGCCTTCTGAAATTCCAATATGGCCTCTGCCACTAGAGATAGGTAATGTATCTTGTATATGCATTATATGTATAAAATAGCCGATTCATGTCTGCGGCTTCCTATTTTACGAATAAAAATATATGCTTGATCTTCCATTATAACAGACGTATTACTAGCAGTCACACTACCATCATATCCACATTGTAAATTTAAATAGTCTCCGGCCTTCGCTTCTAATAAAAACGTAGCATGGCATGACCCCTCTCCAGCAGCGGTCGTCGCCGCCAAACAATACGACGTGCTGTGTAATAGTGGCTCATGTGTGTTACGAAACATTTGACATTTAATTAAATGCAGGTCATTGCCAGCATTTTTGTCAAACGAAACATGATACGAACACTCATATAGGCCGGGGGACCATATCAATAGACTCTTAGGTGCTACGAATGGTCCAATCTGTCCTATATTACCATGAAAATTATTCAAATCACTAAAATCTGATATAGACGTAACAACAACGGTACCTGAATTTGAGGCTGTATCAATATTGCTTGCCGTGCCACCACGGAAGTGAGCATATCCAGAACCAACACTAACATTAACAATACCAGATCCAGTATTTAACATAATGGTCCCAATGCCAAGCGATCTAGCTTTTAATATCGCTTCTGTTTGCTCTGTAATATTGATTGGGGTGCCAGACGTAATGCTGTGATTGAGCATTAATAAATCGCCGGGATTATTAGTATTTACTGGAATTGCTCCAGACAAATTAATAGGAGCTACAATAGAATAACTATCAAAGTATAGTTTGCGAGTATTGCCCAAAATCCTAACAGCACCGGGGGAACTTGTAATTAATACGTCATTGTCTTTTTCATAGGCGGTTTGTAAAGTATTAGTTCTTTCCTGAAAAAAATTAGCAAAAGTTAAGCCACCATCTACTGATTTCTGTAATTGTTTAGTGGAACCAGAACGACCAAAGCGGATAACGCCAGATGTCCCTTTTAAGGGATCGTGATATATGCCGCTTAAACAATGGACATGAAAAAATGGATATAAATCAAGAAATGTTAGTCCTAAACCAAGTGCTCCAATTTCACCGTCCTTGGTGCCAAGATTAATACCAAGAGCAGCTTTACCACTCACACTAGCTATTAAATCATTGACCCTAACCATAGAACCTAACTCCAATTATAACTTATACGCACCCAATTATAACGACTCGCCCAGATGTTACTTGATTAAACGTAACAGTAACAACATTAGAGGACGTAGTTGCAATTTCGTCTGGAATAATTACTAATCTTGGCGAATTGGAGTCATAAACTGTTACAATAACGTCTGTCGTTCCTATATTATGATTGACCGTCCAAGTACTTTGAGAGCTAAAGGTTTCGGCATAGCAACGTGCCATAGTGCTTGGGAAGCCATTGGTAGGGAAACGCCATAAACCAGAAAGTCCAAGAGTATTAACGCTCCAAAGCAACGGAGAGGCATCAGCAGTATCTTGAATAACGATAAAACCAGAGGCCGGGCTTGCGAAATCAACTGCTCCAGTTAAGTTTGCATCTCCTAATACGCCTACACTAGTAACCGTGCCACCCGCCGTGGCAAGATCATTAAATGTCAAGCCGCCGTCAACAGAAACCTGGAAAGCTGCTGCTGCTCTACTATATCTAAGAACACCAGACTGACCTAATAGAGTATCATGCCAGATGCCAGAATTCATATGGATATGGCTAAACGGAGATATGCTAGTAATATCGAATTGGCTATCGCCAGTTTGGTTGACGCCTATACTGGCTATACCAGACGAAATGGGAAGAAGATCATTAAATCTCATTATTACTCTCCGTGGCTAAATGTACTAACGACAACTTCGCATAATTGCTCTAATACCCGACCATTTGGTATATTACAAGTTTTAAGAAAATCAATAGCATATGGTCTCTTTTTTAAGATATCTTTTGGTAAAAATTTAAATGCCAAGAAAATTTCATGATAATTATCAATATTTTCCTCAATACCAGTATTCTGTGCCCATAGCCTGAATTTACCATAAGCTACTAGATTAGTGACATCAAAAGAACCACGTTTTGCCTCTAAGTAAGAGGAAAACTGTGGAGCATACCATCGGTCTAGAAAATAGAGGCTAATATCTTCTAGACGTTCCTTTACGGCATGTCTACGAGCATACTCTGGTTCTAATGTAATGATGATAAATAATGCCCAAGGCATAATATGACCTACCATAAAACAAGTATCATCAGCACCACTACCTCCACGCCATGCTGGTATGTCAAAAGAAAGTTGTTGATGCCATTCTCCAGGCTGGCCATAAAATCCCCTATCGCCAGCCCGTCTCCATGAGGTATTTAATACTTGAGTAATATATTCAAGCAGAAATGTTTTTTGTTCAGATAATCTGCGTCTCGTGATTGGCCATTCGTCACGAATGACACCGGCATCCCTAAATAGTTCTAAAGCTTTAATAACTCTTAAGTGAGTGCCCCAAATTCTAGCCGTTGGTCTTGTACTCGCAATATATGGACGACTTCTTGGGTATCTGTCGCTACCACAAATATCATTATTGTAAAATAATAAAATACCATTAAGTATGGCCGCTCTACGGGTTTCGTCGGTCTCTTCTAGATACCACAGTGCTAAAGATCCTGCTTCTTGATTATGTTGATTATCCCATGTTTCGCGGGAACTCGTTTCACCAGGGATTATATAGGCGTCGGAAGCACCTCTTGGACTATGTGTAGCTCTATAATGTGCCCAGGCTAAACCGTTGTGCCTAGCGATAGGATCATTATATATTTTCCAGGCTAACCACCACCTAAGAAGTCTATCTTCCTGATTAGATCCTCCGCCCATACCGGCGTCATAATATTCTCCCCTCGAATTATCAGGGACAGGAACCAAGGACGCCGGCACATAACTACGTTCTGCTTCGTTTAAAACAGAGTCTAGCTGTGCTCTTGTTGGAACACGAAAGACGGCTATCTTCGATGTATCTATTTCTGACATACAAAATCCCTGTAATATAAGTAAAGCAGTTATTAGCCACATATGACTACCCGTCCCGAGAATGGTCTATTAAAAAGTAAACTAATAAAATTGATACCGCCATTTAATATAATCCTATCAGGTATAACCTGCTCTCTAGGAGAGCTATCATCATAAACAGTTACCATAACGTCAATGGTACCAAGTCCATGCATAAAAACTCCACTTGTGACATTACTAAAATTAGCAGCATATTTCTGTATGCCAGAGCTACTACCTCCAGATGAGGTACCGCTTCCTGGCGGTCCAGAAAAGGAAATTAATCCGCCTATACCTAGTCCCATTAGCCAAACCTAAGTATCCTTAAATCTGAGTCCCCGCCACTAATTACGTATAATCTTACCTGGTCATTCCCCTGTAAATCAATAGACATTTTTTCACCCGTAGCTAATGGGAACCCATCACTTGTAGTTACTATAGAAGTACCAACATATAAAATGTCTGGGCCATTATTATGCAAGGCCATCACACGTTGATAAACAATCGACGGCAGCGGAACCGCCGCCGTACTTATATCCATCTGCAAATTATCAAATGACTTATTAAGTGAGGTATCTTCGAAATTTAAAACTACGGCACCCTCGCCAGTTCTAGTTCTTAGCTGATCCCTAGAACCAACACCTGGGAATTGACTTGCAAAATTAGATCCATTATAAATTGGGTGGTCGCGATTGTGTGGTAAAGAACCGCTCCCAATAGTAGTACTATACTCACGAGACATATATCAGTCTCCTTAATATAGTAAGATCCTGATTGCACTAGTTGAGTCTGAGCGTGCCCAAATCTCTGTGGATTTTAACAACGGTAACTCCAACCTATTATTTGGAGCAGTAGTTGCTAAAGAAAAGCCGCTAGGGCTAATGACCGAAGTTGAATTAGGGCCAATATATGCTACGCCGGGGCCTTCATTTTGAAGAATAATGCCTTTCTGATGAGCTATTAAATAGTGATTACCATCCCATATTTTACTTGGGGTAATCCCAAAGGCTACACCAGAAGTGGCAAAAAACTTTGATGAAGTGATATCTTCGGGGTTAACAACAACCACATTTGTGCCATAACGCTCACCGCGAGCCTGGTTATTAGCAGTGCCGCCCTGGCCAGAAGGAAGGATACTACGTATTTTGTCTATGGTGCCAGACCCTATTACACTCACGCTCTCATGAGCCATATTTGTCTCTCCTATAAATGGTTAGGGAGACGATTGGCCTCACCTAACATAACTTAACTAAACAGAGTCAATCTAGGAGAGAAATACACTAAGCGGCTGTTAGCCGCTTGCTGGCAAGCTGTGAAATTTAACTGTATTTAAGAAGGTGGGCATATTATCGAATTTAATCTGTCTAATGACCCAATCTTGCTCTCGAAGCCTTGGAATATAAGTTGCTAGAATGTCGCCATCGTTATAGAGTTCAATGTCTGCATAACCACTCTTACCATTTTTAAGATTAAAATAGAAAACAATACCACCCTCATAAGGCATGTTACTAATACGACTAGGCATTATATTATGTGTAATGCATAAACCTAGTAATCTCCAAGCTAATACGGTCGCTATTCCATTAACTCCAATAGTTGTTTTGTTATAACTATCAAAACCATCTTTAATTAAAGATAAGCGTATTATAGCATCAATTATTTCTTTAATCTCAGTAGGCTGATAAGCCATATTTATTCATGTCCCACTTAGGCCACTCTACTCTTTTATGTTTTCTCAGGCAACCATTTGGGCATGGCACAAAATCATTAAGTCCAACCATTAATACGCCTTCGCCTGGTTTGATATCTCCATTAACGAGCATAATATGACCCTTAGTTGCTTGGCCAGTACCACCACAATACTTACACATTTAAGCTCTCCATCCTATTTCTTTTAATGTTGCAATAGCCACGGGACATATATTTGCGTCTTCGACACAAGTTAGCATCTTTCTGGCGACCTCTCTAATTTCAGGCTGAGCGTGGTCAGAATCTCGTAGCCGAATATAATTAGCGAAGCTTCGCAAGTTCATAATAGTGGTACGCTCGACCATACCGGCGGTTGGAAGCTGACCTCTCAATACCTCTCGTATGCGTTTAAATTCTTGATTAGTAATTTTACCATCTTTTTCTGCATATTTTAATATATTAAGATTAAAATTATAACTTTTAAATGCTAGTTCGCACGCTTTATCATAATCATGTCTTAAACAAGTACCTTCGGGTTCCATTTTATTCAAAATAACTCTACAATCATCTGGCATATGAAAATAATCATTCGGCATTGTACGATATCTGCCCGATAGACCATTGTGGGAGGCGATCCTGTGCGTAACATGCTGTCGATCCGTAAAAATAGGCATTCTGATCCAGAATCTAAAAATAACAGATTCTATAGGCACTCCGTGACCATCAAGTATTAAACGCCTCACAATTGAGGCGACCTTTTCTGGATCGTCGTATTTATCTTCACGCTTGTCTTTATCGTAAGTAGAAGTCCAGGCAGCATTTGCAATACTTGCATCACTACCCATTGTTTCTTGTAATTCAACTAAAATTTGACTCATATTACATTCTCTTTATTAAAATTAATTAAATCTTTAATCCATTCTCTAAACTCTTGTAATGATAAGTCTCTTTTGGCCTTATTACAAATTTCACAACAGGTTACAATATTATCAAGAGTATATCCTAAGTCACTATTAATCCTATCCAATCCATTATAGGTAATACTGCCGTTTGTTTTCCTTTTGTGTATTCTAGCTAGGCTTGGATGTATGGTTCGTGGCTCTCTACCACAATAATAACAAGTCTGCAAGATATATTGCTTAAATTCTTCTATAGATAAAAGAAAGTCAAACTGAAACTTTTTAGCCCTTTGTTTATAAGCATTATAAACATCGTTAAATGCTGCAATTCCAACAGCTTTTTTATTACGGAAAGCCGTTTTAATACTGAGTTTTTGATAATTTTCCTTTAAAAGGCAACCACAACTTTGTGTTTTCCCACATATCAAGACGTTCCCTCTCACGATATGCGAATTACCACAGTCACACTTACAGAACCACATGTCGTGTCTACGTTTCTTTGCGTCTAATTTATATTCAACAAAACATTCAACCAACAATCTACCAAATCTTTTGTTTGTTAAATCGCGACGAGGATATATTCTACGCTTATTCGCCATATTGTATAAACTTAACTTCCTGGCTCATTCAATAACCTCAAATTCACTTGGATCACAAATTTCTTCATCCATCCTGCGTTTATGACAAATATTACCCGCTAAATGGCTACACTGACATGTGATTGGGTGTGCTTCCGCTAATCCATACATTAATAGCCCTGCCGGGCCACAATCGTGAACTAATTCTACTTCTGTACCAGAGACATACCAAGTATTTGGCTTAGCTATATATTTCACCCATCCACCTTTAATTTTATTATATCGCCCGTCTGAGCGTTATATCCACGGCCATCCATCTTTTTAAGAAGATCCGCAGTATGCTCTGGCTTGAAAATTCTAATCTGTTGCCCCACGGGCTCGTTTGGGCAGTATGCTACCCCGGAGTCATCAGGGAATGTAACAATAAAAGCAGATATTGAATTAGGGACTGCGGGATCATAATAAATGAATACGCGACGTTCGTTGAATGCTTGTTCAGCCTCAGTTTGCTTCATAAAACATTCCACACGAAGCATGAACATCAAAGCCTACCCGATTTACGATGCTAGTTTTTATACCAGATTGCTCCCAAGTATAACGTACCGTTTCCATAGATCCCTCTTCGCCGAACTTCTCATTAAAAGGATTATAATATACTAAGTTCACATCATATAAGAGTCTTGCTCTTGAAAAGGCGTTATATAGCATCATTACCTGAAAACTACTATCATTGACGCCTTTAATTACTGCATAATGAACGCGAATAATTTTATGCGTGTGATCTTGCCATTCTTTTAATTTACCAATAGCTTGTTCAAGCGGCATTGCGTTCGGCAACCATCGTTGCCTCACTTTTTCATCTGCCGAATAAGCTGAATAATATATATCTGGATGGATAACTGGAAAAATCTCCATAAGAGACTTATCTAATGATTTGGGCATAATGGTAGATATCTTAAATCTTGGCAAAAGACCGCTCTTGAGAGCCAAATATCCCATTTTTTCAAATAAATAATCAGTACCATTAATTAAGTCAGAAGATAATGGTTCGCCACGAGCCATAAAATTATAATTTACAATGCTAGCCTTGTTAGGCAAGGAATCATAGTGGGTAATAACTTTCTTAACTTGTGTAAAAATCTCTTCCATCCGAACATTACGATACTTGGTTTGATGCGATTGTGTTAAATGGCACATCCGACATCCCTGATTACACCCTGTCTGAACAGACAGGTAACAAATCACTTCGTCTGGCGACCGCCTAACATAACGTGCTTCTAAAAACTCGCCATCGCCGACAGGCGATATAAAATTAACTGACTCGTCTAAAGACGAGACAAGTTTAATCTCGTTCATCTAACTCCACTCCAGCCTCTTTAAATAACTCGCGAGTCAACGCGAGCGAATCTTTCCAACGTTCTGCCAATTCAGGAGTTGGCTTTTTAGTCACAACTCTAAAAATTCCTGCCTGGATAATTATATTTGCACAATTAGAACATGGCGGGAATGGCCAAACATACATTGTGCCATATTTAACCGGCTGAGTAGCGTTCAAGATCGCATTCACGTCAGCATGAATTATATACTTATATTTTAAGTCACGATTATTAAGTCGTTCAGGCGTATCTTCAATATCTTGTGGGAAACCATTATAACCTATGGAAATCAGGTGTTTCTCTCCATCTGTAATTACCGCACCAACCTTCGTTGACGGATCTTTTGATCGCGAAGCGACAAGTTCTGCCATTTTCAAGAAAAAATCATCCCACGATTCTCTCATGCTCCAAATTCCTTATCTAAGGCCAAAAGACCGGCTGGATCATTCTTTACAAGATTAATTCTTGTAAGGTTTTCCATCGCGTCGGCCTCTTCTTCTATTTGTTCATTAGCCATATGCTGTAAAAATTGTAAAGCATTATAATCTTTAGTACGTTGAGCAATATCATTTAAAGTATTAATTTTTTCGGTTACAACGCCCTCATGAGCAAGAGCAAGTTCAAATAGTTGAGCTATGGACGTAAAATCATGTTTTGGAGCCGCGAGAGCTTCGAGCCGCACATTATAGTTACGATCTAATAAATGCTTGAAAAATTCCTTAGCGTGTCCACCTTCCTCGTTTGCCTTCTGATAGAAGAAGGCAGCAAAACCATTATAATGTTGGCCTTCTGCATATAGAGCTAGAGCATAATATACCTGTGCTGAATATATCTCATAATTAGCCTGTTTGTTTAGTGCGTCACCCAAGTCTCTGCCTATAATCATTTACGAGCCTCCAGTATACTGCGTTTAGTCTGCTTGAATTGTCCCTCTGGGACAATAATATTACTGAACCATACATCAAGAGCTTTCTCTAAATTATCAATAACAGCATCTACATCAAACATTCGAGCAACAGCTATAAGAAATGTATATTGTCCCCTGGCCTGAACAGAGTCTAAACCTTCTACTTCTGTAAGTTTTCCAGCAAGATCTTTATCAACTTGCTTTGAAAGGTGTAGCAAGAATAGTCGTTCTACTGGTTTGCCGTCCTGATCTTTAGCTTCTTCTATTAAATAGTTTCCCATTATTTAATTTTTCCTTTTTTACTGTTGGCAATAGATGTAATAAATTGTTTTATAGATGCTAAGTTTTCAAGCGTAATTTCATATCCCCAGTTCTCACCACCGAAGGTCTCAATTTCGATGCATTCACGATTAACATTTATACTTCTAATATCGTCAGCATTAAAAATACGTGTTTCTGCAAAAGTAAGTTTCATCCTATCTCCTATAACTACGTTAGATGGTAGCGAGAGCCTAGAATTGCACTAGGAACTGGCGGTTATGAGCCGCCTGTGATACTGTTTCACCACTCCGCGTTATATACCGCACGCCTCCCCATCACAACCAGTCGGGGCTTCACTCTCTATTCTAGCACGGAGGTCAATGGGTGTCAAGCGACTTTTCATTTTCTCGTACTCTTCCTTAGTAATAGTCTCATATGGGGCTTGCTGATAACCATGGCCTGTTAATGGTAGGAATGAAATACTTTTAAGCTGATCTTCATACATTTCAAGGATGTGAGGGATATCATCAGCTTCTTCTGGTTTAAATGTTACTGTAACACTCACTTGGTTATCTGCCCATGCTCTTTGGTATGCTACAGCGTTTGCGGTCTGTTCCCAAATAGTTGCGTCGTCTTTCCCGCGTTCATAAAATTCCTCATGAATAGGAAATTCGGCAACCATACTAGAATCTTCCTTACCTATTTCTGGCTCTACTTTATAACCGGCTTTGATCAAGGCTGCTACCAGCGGTGAGAACTTACTCAGACGTATTCGTCTGATATAATATTCTGAATGAGGATAATGAATGCCTGGCGGCTCACCAGGCAGTAAAGAAACTGTGCCTGATGGCTTCACGCTTGTCTTTTTAATTGATTGTGGTATACAGAGCCAATTAGAATATTGAACGTCTAGTGCAGTAATGAACTTATATCCTTCGTCACACCACTTAAGCATATTATTGCGACCATGCTTTTTAAATGCCTTGATAATACCACTTTGAGAAAGTCCAATTCTACGATTACGCATCATAACCGCATTAGTGATTTCCCAATGGGTGGGCACTAAAGTAACAGTCTTTGCATAAAGATATGCTATCTTAAGAGTTTCCAAGTATTCTTCTAATGAATCATGGCGAGAGGGGAAGGTCTCTACTAAGCAGCATAATTCGAAATCTTCTAAACTCTGCTCCAGACACGGGTTACATCCAATAGCATTTTTATCTTTCCAATTTGGAGCGTCTACCATACGTCCAAACGCTTGGATATTATCCAACCATATATATCCGGGCTCTCCATTAGAAGCACTTAATTGAGATAAATGAGAATAATTCATTCCTTTTGTCACAAATACAGAATTATTGCTAGCCCATCTATGATTCATAAGTTTTGCTTTGTCTTGCTTCATAGAGACAAAACTGTCATCTTCTGGATCACCGATAGCTACTTCCGCTGATCTTCGTGAGTTACCGCTAACCACTACTTTTCCTAATAAATTCATAATATCTACTATATCAACGCTAGACAAAGTTAGCCCTATCTTTTTACGAAAGATATTCTCTTCTACGTATTCGAAAAAATCAATCAGTGGTTGTGGACCACTTGCTATACCACCAAAACCTTTAATCGGGGTTCCTGCCGCTCTAATCATAGAATAATCAAATATTGGCATTGGATTACCCTTAATAAGAAAGGCATTTAAGAACAAATCTAGTGCTTTAACCCATCCTTCTCTGTCGTCAGGAATACTAAACTTAGTGGTTCCTTTAGGGGTAAAAATCTTTGCTTTGTCGGCTCCACGAGTATCAAAGCCTACACCGACCCCCAACATAGACATATCCATTAAAAACAAAAATGGAATAATTGGATCAGTATTTAAATCTTTAGTAGAAATAAATGCACAATTGCTAGTTAAAATATTCCCATCTAGCGTAAATGCATGATATTTATCAACAGTTGCACAAAATACTTCCTCAAAACGATTAGTCTCCTCTACGGTTTTTACTATCCAGCAAATCTTACGCCTACGATCAGAGGACTTACTAGTTAAAAAATTCTCTCTGTGATGCGGCATAATAAAGAAATCTTCTGATAAAGTTTCTGGCATTAAATTTATAGTATATACATCGTGCTCTTGATTTGTTAAATTGCTAACCTTACGCTCATGTCTAATATCATAAGCACCTATCCCAATAATCGCACAAATATCTTTAACAAATAATAAATTCTCTTTATTATAACTAGTAATAGAAACTGCACCATTTTTATCGCAGGAGCCATCTGCTGCGAAATAACCAGATAAAAATCCATATAAATATGATCGCTCTAACGAGAGACTAGGTTTATCTTTAAAATATCCTGGCAAATTATTTATATACCAATAACCCTCTTCGTCATGTTTTGAAATGTCGGAAAATGGAAAAAATTTAGTTAAATGTATATTTTTTTCACCACATAGTTTAATAGCACATCCATTAGTCAGCTTTGTGCCATCGCCGAAAATAATGCCATGAGCAACGCCATAATCAGAACGCGGTATAGCATTAATACCTTGACCAAAGACATATTGTAGTCTATGAATACCTTCGCGTAAATCTATCGTTCTCAGTCTTGTCCAATGATCATCTCTGTATTTACGCCTTTTGTCATTCACAAACCATTCATGGTCTGGAGTAGTATATATTATTTTTTCTCTTCCTTGCCTTGATAATGTTAATTTCATTAATTTTTGATTACCAAACGACTTGATAGGTGCTTTAACCCATTTACCACCAGTCGTTAATAATAATTGCTCGGTATTAACACAATCTCCAATATTTTTAATACCATCACGAGTAATAATAGCCGTATGATAACTAAAACAGTTGTTTAATGATGCACCACCATTCTTAAGCAGTTGGGGAGTACCCATCGCCCACAGCCCTCTACCCGGAGGCAAGAATTTAAAGTCCCATATTAATTGGAACATTTTCTGAGCAGTACGCTGTGCCTTCTTTTCGTTCCATGGCAACCTATGCTGCTTACAATGATTCTTCTGAATAGAAAAAGTGCCATTCACCACTCTTTCGACAGTCTCCCAAAATTCTTCTGTTCTGTCTTCGCCGTCTATGCGACGTGAATACGTTCGTAGATAAGTAATTAATCCTAATGGTCCAAAATCTGGTTGCTTGCTCTTATATTTCTCAAGGAATGTATCTTGTAATGCAAAAGATGGCTTACAAATATCAAACATTTAAACCCCCGTAAATCTTGCGGCGTGAAATAACTTATACCAAGGCATATTAATTTTAGTGCCTAAATCTAAAACTTCATTCGCGACCATAGACGAGCCCAGAAACGAACAATTTATCCCGTCTGGGTTATAACCAATATTAACATATTCATGATCTTTTATTTTACCGACCACGGGTAATCTATTATCTGTGCTAGCCGACAATTGAGACCACGTATATTCATAAGTTGGGTCTTGAATACCCAACAAACTCACTATACGATGTAATTTTTTATTATTCTTAAAATTTACATCATCTTCTTCTTTTTTAAGATTTTGTATATCTGGAACGGTTATGAAAATATACTCATTAACTACTCTAAAAATTAGATCTTCAAAAATAAAGTTAGCATAAATTTGTTGATGCCAATAATCATTCTCTACTGTAATACAAAATACATTATCTTTTTGTGGTTTTAGAAAGGGACTATCATTATATATATTGTTAGTGTAAACAACTTTATTTGCCAATACCAGCGTTTTATCTTTAAGTTGAATACGAATTTTGCCGCCAATATTAGTTATACTATCTATCTTGTGTCCTGTAAGTATATTTTTCTTATATTTCTCATATAGAGATAAAGACAAGTCATATGGGTTAACACCATAGTCTCCAGAAATAAACAAGCCTCCATGAAATTTATCAGAGCACACCCCATCTTCTATAAGAGTCCCATATTTTTGAAGACGATCATATATTATTGAAAGCGTTTGAAATTGTTCTGGTGTCTCGCTAAGCCGAAAAGATCCAGCAAAATTAATATTAATATTAAGTTTTTCTTTACTAATAAATTCCCTTAAAAGATCATTATTAATTCTGTGAATATAAAATAGTTTTTCAAAATCATCAATTGCTCCAATCGTTCTGGAGCCAGAGATTACCGCACCAGAACTACGACCAGAAGACTTAACCCCAATGTCGCCAGGTTCTATAAGTAATGCTTTAATTTTCTTGTGCCTGGAGAGTAATGCCAGGGTAATAAGTCCTGTTAAGCCACCTCCTATAATAGCTACGTCCCATTGCATCACTATAGTAATTCCTCAATAGACTTCCCTTCGGGAAGAGGTTCTTCGTTTTGAAGTGCTTGAAGTACTTTTTTGATATCTTCTGGAGTGGTTTTCTTATAAACGCTTCGTATTTGCCTCTGTAGGCAGATGTCGCAAGCGTCCAACTTGTATTCTATTTCTTGACCATTTTCAAGTATAGCTTTAGCTGTGCCGTCAGACGGCACATAGTCAATCGGCCTAACTGAACGTTTTTTATTACAGTCTGGACAATATATATATTTGAAGGTCGGTCCCTTAAAAATCATTAAGTATATCTCCCTGACATATTCATCCTATTATCACTTGAACCAAACCCACGCTCTCCCCGTTCGGTATTTAAATTGAATTCTTCTTTAGAAATTTCTATTACTTCTGCCTCTATCGTTTTTTCAAGCTTAAACTGAGCAATTTTATCTCCGGTTTTAATCTTAAAGGCATCACTTTTGGATATTAACCAGCTTGGCTTTAAATATCTCATAACAACATTAAGCGGCCCACGGTATGATGTGTCAATAACACCGGCTCCAATAATAATACCCTTGGTAGCTAACCCCGACCTTTCTTTTACAATTAAAGCGTACCCTATCGGTGGCTCAATACGAATACCTGTCTCTACTATCACGGTACATTCGTCATGAATTTCTGTGTCTTTAGACGCATATAAATCCCAACAATGGTCGCTGCCGTGTGCTTTAGTCGGCAACTTTGCGTTTGGAGCTTCTTTATACACTCTTAGTTGCATACTGGATCTCCTGAGAAAGATATTTATTAATAACGAGCATAGCTATAGCCTTAAATTGTACTAAGGAAGCAGGAGCGATAAAGCCACGCACTGTATTCTTCTCGCCACTTTTTGTAATGGTTAAGTTTAGACCCCAATTACCATATTTAATACCTTCTTCTGTCGTTGGTGGTGTTAATTCAAACGAACTAACAACCTCAACACCATCACGCTCAGACTTATGAATAAACTTTACTTGCTTGCGATGTAAGCCATCAATAGAGGCAACTACTTCGCCTAGTTCGTCAACATTAAGCATGATACGAATTTTATTATCCCAATCAAAAGGACTTTCCTTTGAACCAGGAGCAGGTTTTGGACCAGTTTGATTAGCCGCTTCTGCATACAATACTGGTACTCCGTCTCTTTTTCTTGTGCCACTATGAAACTGGTACGCAGAACCCTTAGCAGGGTCATTATTGGGTCTATAGATTGATACTGGACGTGGCATAATTAATCTCCCTTAATCTTAGTTTTCGTTTTTGTGTTCAAATATTCTATAACTTTAATTGCTTCGCGATGGGTTAGGTCTGCCGCACCAGCAATACGATCTGCTCGATCTTCGCTTAAAGCCTGTGCGACTACTTTAAATAGGTCTGCTTTTTTATCCGACAGCAACTCTGTAATAACACGCACTTGCTGCGGATCTGCTTTAGCTAACATATCAACTGCCGCATCACCAATTTCCTCTGCGGCAAGTATTTGGATGCCAAGTGCCTTTCTAAGGCATCGTGCCTCTGCTCGTGACTCGGCAACAGCCGTTAAATAATTGCTGAATGGATCGCAGGTATTGTTCTTATGAGCGTCTCCGCATCCGACCCACTTACTACCATCTTCAAATGTAGCCGTATAAACAGCTTGCACTAATAGTCGAGTGCCATCTGGACTTACAATATTATTAAGGCTCACTTGACTTTCTTTTAGACCGGCCTCCTGAGCTAATTTCTGTAATGCTCTCAAAAAGACTGTTTTCTTGCCATCTTTTTCTACTATGTCGCCATCGACAAGTTTAGTCATCCAATCAATACCGAAGCGTTGCTTCTGCACGGTAATTAAAAACTGCTGGTTTTCATAATGATAGTGATGATGTGTTTCTCCTAAAGGGAATACCGGAGAATTTATAGGTGTAAATGTAGGTTCATTAAAACAACCTTCTGATCTGTTATCAGATTGTCCTGTTGCTGAATCTTGTATTACCATAATTACCTCGGAATCAAATCAATGTTAATATTTAAATTTAACCTTCTAATAGTTGCAAAGATATCTCTATTTGAGATACCAAACTTGTCTCGCACAAAGCCTAGACCTCTATTTTTAATCAATTTGACGAACTCCTGCTCAGAAGAATCGGCTGGTATAACCCACGTACTATCTATAGTTATAGCAGCAGCATTAAGTTTTTCAAGTTTCTTCTCGCGGCTCTTACGTACCTTTTCCTCTTTAATCTTATTTACTTTTTTGGGTTTAATAGCCTTAAGTTTATTTGTTTTTGCCTGTAAATCATTATATGCCTGCTGGCGTTCAGCTAGGATCTTAGATTGCTCCTGCTTATTAGCAAGAATGATCTTAGAGAGTACCAAATCTGCATTTTCATCAAATTGCTTAAGTAATTTTTTAGCATCAAGTGCATCGTGAATACCCAAATCTCCCTTTAGGGTATCAACGTCACGACGATTCATACCAAGATGAATTTCATAATCGCCAGAACCAGACATCTTGCTTGCAAACTCTAAGAACTTGCGTAAATCTTTCTTATTCATAACTCCAGCCTTTCGGATATAGCTCGCCCGAACCATAATCATAAGCACACATTAAATGTACTAATTCAGTAAATGTAACTTTTGGGGTCCACCCCAAAGCATTTTTAATCTTATTATTATTGCCTAGTAAACGATGTACGTCTGCTGGTCTAAATAGACCGGCATCAGTCATGACGCACAAACTTTGTGTAAGCTCAAAATAATGACACGCTATATCAAGAAACTCTTTAATTTGATGCGTTTCACCAGAAGCAATTACAAAATCATTTGGCTCTGTATGCTGTAGAATAGAGTGCATGGCACGCACCGAATCTCCTGCAAAGGTCCAGTCTCGGTAGGCGTTTAAATTGCCTAATTTTAATACATTAAGCTGGCAGCGTTTAATTGCTGCTAATGATTGTGTTATCTTACGAGTCACAAATTCCTCGCCACGTAGAGGGCTCTCTGAATTAAACATCATACCAGTAGATACAAACATTTTATATGATTTTCTATAAACATGAGCGATATGATGACCAAACACTTTAGCTACTGCATATGGAGACTCTGGAGCTAAAATGCTTTCTTCGTCTAGAATAGCATAGCCATTAATAGAGTTGCCGAACATCTCGCTGGAACTAGCCTGATAAAACTTACATTCAGGAGCAAATTTACGTACTGCCTCCAGACAATTGAGAACACCTAACCCCGTAATTTGACAAGTAGTAATAGCATTGGACCAAGAGGAGCCCACAAAAGACTGGGCAGCTAAATTGTAGAATTCGTCCGGCTTGTATTCTTTTACAATATTTTCAATGCTAGCTAAATCAGTAATATCGCCAGTTGTCATTATGAGATTAGGATTATTATATAATGGCCTGATTCGTAGGTCTGTTGGGAGAGAAGTTCTTCTGTCAACTCCTATTACTTTGTAACCCTTGTGTAACAATAAGTCTATGAGATAAAATCCACATTGCCCACTTGCACCACTAACAATCGCGGTTTTCATTAATTATGCCCCAATCTATATGCATCAATCGTTCTATTAATAGCTGTCACTAATTTCGTCTTAGGCAACCACCCCAATACTTCCTTAGCTCTTGTAATATCTAAACACCTAGCGTGCTGCCCCTCTGGCTTCGTATCATCCCAAACGATCTCTGATTTATAATCACCAAGAGCCTTAATCAACGAAGCTAGTTCTTTAATGGTGATCTCTTCGCCAGACCCAATATTAATTGGCCATGGTCCAGTTTGCTTAAAAAGTGATAAGTTTATAGCCTCTACCAAGTCCCCGACATATAATAGTTCTCTTGTGCCACGACCGCTGCCCCAAAATGTTACAGGTTGGCCTTCGGCCAACTCAAATTTTCGGATCATATCCATAACGACATGATCGGAATTATCGTTTTCGCCCACTAAATTAATTGGCACCAAATTAGTTATGTCCATTTTATATTGATTGGTATATTCTATTCCAAGCATCACTAAACTACGCTTGGCGATGCCGTAACCACGATTACTCTCGTGTGGAAGACCATTCCAGTAATCTGACTCTTTGAATGGACGCTCTGTTAAATCTGGATAGCCGCACACACTAGACAGATTAATAATCTTGGGAATCTTCATAATTCGGCAGGATTCAAAGAAGTTAAGTCCCATCATCATATTTTCATAAAAGAAGTGGCCTTGATTTCCAATATTACCTGGTAATCCAGCAACCGTCGCAGCTAAATGAATGGCAGCATCTATCTTAATACCCATACAATAATCTTCCATCGAGTGCCGATATAATAAGTCCATTTTATGTCTGGTAGGCATCAATAATGTGGCGTCGTGTAGGTGTTTTTCTAAGTATTCACATAGATGTCTACCAACAAAACCATAAGCTCCTGTAATAAGAATATTCATTACTTCGTTCTCTCTAAATACACCCGAAGATCATCAGGCGTGCCAATCCCATGCATTTCGTTTACCATAAATGGCAGTATAAGATTATTGCGACTACGCATCATAATATTAAATACAGGGGCAATGTAAAATTCCCCATTTACTCTAATATCTTCTCTAATCATAGTCTCAGCACAATCAATAAAATCAGATCCATATTCATACCAAAAAACGCCACAATTGGCCAAATTAGAGATAGGATTTTTTTCAGCCACCTCCCGAATAATATTAAAATTGTCAGTTTTAACGAAACTCCATTTTTTGTCAGTATCGTTAAAGGTGAAGACTACTGCTGATGGTGAAGCATTTTTCAGCAAAGTCATAAAATTAAAAGTGTTATATTTAATTATTTGATCAGAATTAACGATTAAAAGCTCGTTATAGTTATCAATATATTGCTTTGCAAGTAAAGCCGTACAGGCGGCTCCGGCAGTTAATTCTTCCACCGGAATAAAAATTGGTACAACATTAGGTCCGATATATTGTTCTATTAACTCGATTAAACCATATTTGGTTATATGTTCCTTCCGAGCTAGCAGAATTAAATTCACTTTTTCATAGCTATCCATGATCGGTTTAAGCGAATCTATAACACGAGCTATCATGGGACGCCCGTGTACATCAATAAATGGCTTAGGAAGATCGTAACCAGCTTCTTTGAAACGTTGCCCGGCTCCGGCCATTGGAACAACAACATTTAATTGGTTCATAATTATCTTTCCAAGAAATATAAATCATTTGGTAAATAACGAAACTGTACACCCATCAGCCGAAGAAAATTAGATATGCTCTCTTCTGGACCACAAAAATGTAAAAAATGAGATAGATGATTAAACATTAAACTATATATCTTCATATTAGCGGAACCAGAGATAGCTATTTGGTCTCCTATATTTATCTCATGAAACTGTGGTGCCCATATATACTTTAAATCATAATCTTCTATATTAAGAGGTTTTCTAAATAAACAATCAAATCTACACCTAATAACACAATCGTAAACAAAATTATTGTTAAATTCATAATTTGACACCAAAGCCATGCTCTGAGCAATAGAATAATACATGCTAAAAATACGGAATGTTATTCCTGGCTCCCAGAGCGAAGTAATATTATCTATATTAAATTCAACCTGTTTTTGTATTAAATGGCTTTTTGGCTTAATCTTATCTAGAAGCATCTGCATATAATTATAATCAAGAGTAGGATATTCTGGGATGGGTCTGTCTTGGCTAATAAAAGAATCGGCAAGTCCTGGTTTTAAGTCTCCCTTTTCCCAAGTGTGAAAAAATACATCACAATTTAATGGTTTAATAACATAAGCATAAATAGTCGGCCAACATTTTTCAAAACATCTAACTTGGCCCGAAAGACATAATGCTATTTTCATTCCTTTGTCAACTTGTATTTGATTGGTATTTGATTCCAATTAACGCCCCTATTTTTTAGATGATCTCTTAAAATAGTCTCTGGATGAAAGTTTGTTCCGGCTCTAAACAGAGCCGGAATATTGAAGTAACACAGTGAATATTCCCCTATATCTCTACTAGTCCCAAAGGCAACTTGGTCATTTACACAACCATAGGTTTCATGATCGGGCGTTATAATGCCAAATTTTGATAGATGTAAGATCTCGTCCCAATTTGGTTCTTGATGCCATTCCATGTCGGTCCTACACCTTATAATTAGGTCATAGCGGCCTTTGTCTGCTTCATATATTTGGCGTATTTGGTCTGCTCGCCAAATTGAATAATGCATACTAAGCACCCCTTGAAAACTCTTAGACTGCATACGCGAATTTTCCTCAGTGCAGCTACTCTTATAAAGTGACTGATCAAAATAAAGTTGTGGCTCATAGACCACATAATTAAATTGCTTTAATATGTCTGGATTTAACTTAATATATTGGACGAACTTACTGGCATCACTTGTATAGAGTAATTGGTCTATACTGAGTTTAGATACGCTGCACCAAAAGTGTCCGAATATATCCGCTTCTAACGGAGCCACTAAATGCCTTTTGATACTTGGCCAACAACGATCTAAAAATCGTGGTTGTCCCGAGAGACAGATCGCCACTCGCTTCCCTTGAACCATATCGCTTCCTCGTCCATAAACTTATATAGATTATCTAAAGTAACATTCTTAGCATTATTTACTTGCCATACGTATGCTCCGGTATTCTTTGCTGCTTCAACGCCTTTTGGAGAATCTTCTACAATAATAACTTCATCTGGATTAACTTGAGCAATCATATGAGCCATCACATACCCTTCGGAACATGGTTTCGGATGATTAAACATCTCGTTAGAGATGATATAATCTGGTCCAAATAAAGATATACCGGATTTTTCTAGCATAAGTTTTGCTGTATCTATACTACAGTTTGTAACACAAATAGTATAAATATCTTTAAAATCAAGAGTTGAAAACAAAACATGTTTAGAGTAGTCATATCTACAATTTTTGTTAATTAAATCCCTTGTATATTTCTGCTTCAATGCATAAAACTTTGTAAAGTCTGCTCTTTTTGGGATACGCTTTTCTTTTTGTAAGATCTCTAGCTTAGTAAGTGTAGGTAAACCATTAAAAGTCTCTTTGTGCTCTTTTGCAGTCAGCTTGAACTTATATAATTCTTGCAGAGCAAGATTAAATGCGTCCTTATGCCAGTCAACTGCGTCTACAAGCACTCCATCTAAATCGAAGAATACTGCATGAATTGCCATAATTACCTACTTTTTACAGTTAATAAAGAGCCAATGTGATGGCCAGTAACTAGCATGAGAAGTCCCTTTAAAATTAGTATATTTGTCGTGTACCGAGAAAGTCCATATCCTACATACGCTAAATAAATTCAACATATCCTCTTCTATTAAAGAAAAATCACTTTGCATAATAGCAACGTCACAGGCACTATTAGTACCAGTAGCATTTACTTTATCTTCTCTGTAAAGAGCGTGACCACCACCATTAAATCCTGGCAGAAGATTACAAGCCATCTGTATGGTAATCTGCCCGTGCGGCAACAAGGCCGCAGCCATATGTTTGAAAATATTCATACGGATAGAATGTACAGCAATATGCTGCATACAAATAGTGCTATAAATAAAATCGTAGCCTTTAGCCCCTCCTAGGTCATCCCCGCTAGAGACAAAAAACTTACTATCAGGATGTGCCTTAGCGGCCTCATCCAGAAGTCGCTGTGAAAGATCCACACCATCTACTCTTTTAAAGAGCTTTTTCATACGATTAACCATGCGACCTGGACCACAACCAAAATCCAATGCCGACTTACTACTTAAATCGGCAAAGAGTGGCTTTTCTTCTTCTCCATATTCATTTAATAACATCTGTTCATATGGAAATACTTCATGCCAGGCGTAATTACCAACAATATACTTGGAATCTAATGGCTGAGTATAATAACTACGTTGCATATCTAAATAGGCGGCATATTCTCCCATGGAGCCCTCTCTTTTTGCTTTAAAAGTTTAACTGTTGCATATGGGTTAAAAGCTAGAGCCTTCGCTCCGTACTTGAAATAGATATCTCGCGAAATTTTTACGTCCTCGCCCTGCGACCAAACTCTTTCTTCGTCTAATGGAACCTCTAATAATACTTGGCGTTTAGCCAGGAAGTAGGCCCCGGAATAATATCCCCACCTTACATAGCCATTATAATCTTTGCGGCTATAATCTAATAGGCGTCCATCCCCAGTAAAGTTTGGCGTAGCTGAATCTTTATAATCGGTCCAGGCGTCATTAGCAATTACACAAAAATCTCTGAATCTCGAACCATCTAAATTCTGAATTTTATTAGTGCAGGTAAGCCAGTCGTTACCGAATCTTTCAAAGCCTTGGAACCAACCAGGTTGGAGAGCTACATAATCATGCATGAGCACTATATTCTCTCTCGTCGCTAATTGAGCGACGAGATTCTTCTTTTTGGTGATATGGTTAGGTTTAATAGTCTCATCAAATTCATACCACTTTATACCAAGAGATATTAATTGGTCGCCCCCGACTACTATTATTTCATAACTACCATAAGGTAGCTCAAACCTAATACTACTTATAATATCTATGATACGCTTATGTTCGTTGCCAGAAGTTATGATGCCGAAGGTAAAGTCCATTATATCGTCAGTAATAAAATTACTGCCTCTATACATAACAAATCAAACATGAAATCTAGTAAATCCAGTCGCCGTTTTTCTGTCATTTGATCAGCCTAATGATTAGGTCTGCATGGGCCGCACCAGGGGTCTCTACACGCTCTACTTTAATTTGACAGCCAAACTGGCTTAGAAACTTTAATAACTTCGACCTAGAGTAATTGTTCCAATAATAAGTACATCCACGCTCGTCTGGTCCCTCTTCCTTAATAATATCCTCTGAGCCGCTATGCGGCTCTAAAAAGAACACTATGATTGCTTCTTTTGAGGCAACCCGCACGGCTTCTTTGATAGCGGCTTCGTAACCATCTGGTAAGTGCTCTAACAAGTGCCTAATACATACTAAATCAAACTCACCATCTTTAAATGGCAATTCCTGTGCGTAGCCTTCTAAAAACTCTGGTCGCGGCTGATAATCCTTATAGAGGTTTCTGGCATGTGCTAGAAATTGCTTAGTACGATCAATACCCGTGTAAGATATATTGAGCCCCATAAGTTTTATGGTTTCAAATGTAGTCCCGGTACAACAGGCAATATCTAGAAATTTAACTTCTGGTCCAGTACCATATAACTTAACAATATGACCAAGATACTGCCGACCTTGATTATCCAGCCCAGTACGGTGATTTCTTAAAAACACCTGAACGTGTTCAGGTGTAAAATAATCGTGGGTATCTTTTCTGTCTTTATAATTCACGTTCTACCAACTCTCTAGCATTTTCCCGAAAATATGATATCCCCATCCAGCATATAGGATATTTTTCCTCCGGCTTATTTGGGCTTAATAGATTGAGGATACCGTGACTCAATCCTAGTTCATTAATAGACTTTTCCCCATCATGTGGCAAACCATAATATGTAAAATCTCTAACTTTAATCTTCCAAATATTGCCACGCTTAATAGCTTGTTGACAAAATTCTAAATCGCTCATATTCACCCTCTTATGAAATTTTTCCATCATCATGCCAGTTACCAGCAAAATCTATATAACCAGAGCGTCTTCCAGCCTCGCCTAAATCGCTCTTCATAATAGTTTCTTCGTTAGAAATATATGTAATTCGTACTATACCCGAACGCGGGACCAAATTAACACTATTTTCCACCCAATCTAGTAACGCCTCACGTTCATCGTTCTTAAATGACTTTGGTTCGTAAGAACTATTGTACTTATTGCTTCGCAAAAATTCAATCAGTTTTTTGTCGATATCTTTAGATTCATCTTCCGATTGGTAGCGGCCTTTTGGATTATATGGACGACCTTCACGATTAAGAAATATATCCATGCCAGAATAACAAGAGTCAAATTCACGGCAAATCTCCATCAGCGGTTTAACTATATTAACCTCGCTGTAAAGCGAAGCATAGAAAGGTGATAACCAAATAGGGCTATCTGTAACAATAAGATCAACGCCATTCTTTAAAAGCCTATCTTCATAGTGAATCTGCTTACCAAGTAAATACAGTTGATCGAAGCCTGATACTTTACGACCAGTATGAGCCCAAGACTTTACGTACTCATTTACAAGTTCGACATGAAGTCCCTTATCTTTAAGGGCTGCAAAAAGCCATGCCGCAGTAGTGCTTTTACCCGAACCTGGACCACCATATAGGTTAATGCGGCGAGTTGGTATAATCTGTAACATTTATTAGCTCCTCAATAATTTTAATTAATTTTGGCACACTCTCTTGAGTAAAGCCACTATCTGCTTCTGAGCCTCCAATAGACCCATGCTCACGCCATTCTGGCCCATACCAATCTCTAATCTCTTTGAATTCCTTCACTAGTTCTTGAAATCGTTCCCGAGAAAGTAATAATTCGACAATCTCTCTTTTGGATGGCAAATTACTTGGTGGTGGCTTTATTAAATTAAAATCCGGTAACGGATTAGGTTCTTTTCGTCTCATTTAATTTCTCCAGTAAATAATGACTAGGATTCCAAATATGTTTAGCAGCATCATCTGATGAAGCTAATATACCACAATCTGGACAATTCCAAAATACTCCTGTTGGTTGAACAGGACCATCAAATCCAACAAAATATAATGCAACTTCTTTATTATTTTTAAGACAATAACCATTAGTATATTGATTTTTATATGTCATAGTTACCTTTCTACTCCAGTATGCATCGAATATAAATATAACCGCTCGTCTAATTTATGAAACTTGTATCCAGCCGTTATTAAATCATACCACTTTTTCCAATCTTCCCGCCCGAGATATCGTTTGTCTGTATCATATCCGCCATTACTTAAGAGTACAGATTTTTTTCCTAATAAACTCCCGTGAGCTAATACGTTCTCATACTTAATGCGTTCAGATATTTGTTCATGAGTCTTATATTGACCTACTTTAAAGCAATTAGGATACCAAACTTCGTTTATTTCCCCTGGATTATATACGTCGAAGCATTCGGTAAATAACATATCTATATCTGGATGTTGTAATAAAAAATTTCTTTGTAACTCTAGCCGACATACTAGACTAGCATCATCAGCGTCTTGATATGCCACATAATCATAATTACATTTTTGAAGCCCGTAATTTTTAGCATCCGCAAGCCCAAGTTTTCTTGGTCTCTCATATATTTTAAGACTATCTGTATCACGCCAGTCATAATATTGTAAGTTTCCTAACATATCTATCGTATCAGAGTGGCATTCATCTAATATTAAGATAATCTCGTCCGGTTGATAAGTTTGACGCATTAATGAACTCAGCGATCTCTCTAATAAACGATCATGTATTATGTCTTGCGAATGGCAGCAAATTAGGACGCTTATTTTATCCATTAATATCCTATCACGTCCAATATTTCTTGTGCTCGATGCACATACATATGATTTTCCAGCACTCTCTTCTGACCAGCGGCTCTAACCTGATCTAAATATTGTTGATCTCTTAAGAGACTATCGCATTTTGCAATTAAATCCTTTGAATCTTGATAAGTTAAGCAGTCTATGCCCGGAATAAATAAGTCGCCCAATGCTTCTGCGTCCTCAAAAATAGTTAACGATCCGGCAGCAGGAGCCTCTAGGCCACGCATTGACATTAATCCTTTTCCGCCGCCAGCAATATCATTGATCACGATTTTACAGGACGCGAGTGCATCAATATACGCTTCGCGGAATACCCCTGTTATCAAGTGTGCATTAATATTTGCGGCTCGAAGATCCGCGATAAGTGCTTGTCTTTCTGGTCGGTCGGAGCCAACTAGGCCGACATCATATTGCTTCGCAAAGTTAAGTGGCCTAATAAACTGTGGAGCCGCTGCGTATGGAAGGAACGATGCGGCTTTAAAGAGCCGCAAATAGTTAGGATTAGCACAAAACACATGTGCCGCATCAATAGACTCGGCATATTGCTTACAATGCTCTGGATACATGCTTATATCGAAGCACCAGTAGGCTATCTTTTTAGGATTAAGATATTTGGGCTGAATAATTGAATTTTCAGCATCGTTTGTTTCCATCGCCAACCACAGGTCCGGCTGAAACTTATAATGACCATATAATTCACGGAAGCCTGGTCCTATTAAATCATTACTTTCATATATATTGCCATATTCAAAGACTTCATGGCCAAGTTCACGAAATGCTTCTGAGATTAGGTGCCCTGTCTCAAAACCTCTAATATTAGGTGAGCCTCGGTACGAGACTAGTACCCGCATTTTTATTCCTTTCATAAAGCATCACGGCCTGTTTACTTCCCCAAGGGGTAACTCCAAGTAATGTCACTTTTTCAAGATTCTCTTTAATCCAACGATCAACATCTCGCTTCACCGGGAGGCAAAGCTCTAGAGTATGGCCCGGAAATATTCTTTGTTGGCCACCACCAAATATTTCTAAGTCATCTACGATAATTATCGCCTGATCGGCGAGATACTGCTCATACTTTTTAAGTCCCTCATAAGTATGCCCAGAATCATGATTTCCATCATAGAAGAAAACCCCAATTGGCGGTAAACCGCCAATAAACTCCTCGCACGCTATCTTATGTAATGTAATTCTACCACGCAGCGAGAAATCGTCTACGGCCTGATTCCATCCGGCTAACACCTTATCTCCATCACAAAAATTATCAATTACTTGTGCCTTAGCATTATTCTGATAAAGAGCACCGACTAGGCTACGCCCACAAAAAGTGCCTATCTCCAAATACTGCTCGCCTTCGGCGAGGCATTCTGTTACAGCAATGTTAATGAGGCCACAAAGGGCCTCACAACTCCAGCCACCGGATTTTTGTGCCACATCTATAAAATGTTGGTTGCACTTCTGCTCAAATAAGGCTCTTTGAGCCGCATTATATTCTATACCTGGGAATAAAGATAGAAACTTGTCTGGATTAGCCATTTATATCCCCTGATAATGAGAGCACACGTTCGTCCTGATCCATAATTTTTGAATTACTCTCTTAAGTTGAGAGTTCACATTTTCTATTCTTGTTTTTTCACGAAACAATCTATCATGATCATTACATAATCTCGGAAGAAATGGATGTTCTTCGCATAAAATGCAGCCGCAAGATATAGACTTGATAAGCATTTTTTACCTCCAAACCTTAGTCTCTAATAGGTCCATCCTCAATAAACCTTCATTAATCGCAAATACCATCCTTTGAGCAATTTTATCCCAGGTAAATCTCTCACAGTATTCGATAGCATTCTGAGATATTTGCCTCACTAATTCTGGATCTTCTGATAAAAACTTAACTGTATTAGTTATAGCGAACATATTGTCTGGTGGAATAATAAAGCCATTATAGCCACTTAAAATATAATCCACGGCTCCATAGTAAGTGCAGATAGGTATGCAGCCGCAAATCATAGCTTCCTTTGGAATTGTAGGGCTTCCCGCCAGTCGGCTCGCGTCTATATAAACGTGTGATTGCTTAAAAATATTAGCTACAAGTTTACGATCTCGAACGCCATCTGGAATAACATTTATTTTAAATTTTTTAGGATCTAGCCCATTAACTGCCTGTAAGGCAGTATCAACCCCTCTAATCCAGCCTCCTCGATTAAAAATGGCAATATTAAGTATTCCACCATCATATTCTGTTCTACCAATATCATTAAAAATATTATCGTCTACGCCAGGTGGCACAGTCAGACCAATAACGTTACGATTATAAACTTGCTCCATTAATATTTGGAGATAGCTTGAAACACACATTAATTTCAGTGGCAACTTATATGAATCTATAGCTCTTTTTGTCCACTCTTGCCCATTGTAAGTGAAGAGTCCCTCATTCGCGTGTACGAGAAAGAATCTATCCTGAGAGTTTTTATGAGTAGCCACTAATTCCGCCACAGGTGAGAATATGCAAACTAAAATACCGTCATACTCTTCCCATATATTACTGCCGATAGGATATATTGGAAAATCTGCATGTAGCCACAGACTTTGATATGGTGGATGCTTTACAAAACAACATACATCATGGCCTAACTTTTTAAGCTCATTTAAAACATAAATAGTATGCTGTAAGCCACCAGATACATAATCTGCTATTGCTTCTGTAACGATGGCTATCTTCATTTTAAACTAACCTTTCTATAGTGATGCGTCCTAGAGATGTATCATGCATAGCAACAAACATTTTGTGAGTTTTTGCAAACTCAGCGACAGCTTTCGGTATATTTTTATCTTTATAATTTATTGTCACACTAGATTCAGTCATACAACAATCCACGTCGGCAAAGTCGGCAAACCAACCAAACCCCTTCTCTCCAAGAAAGTTAATAAGTTCCATTTTAACAGCCAGTATAGCCGTATCAAATACCGAGTCCATCATAAATTGTCTCTAGTTGTTGTGTTACGTTAAGTGCATATGAATTATGCAGCCATTTATTATAGGACTTGATGCCCAAGTCCCCTCTAAGGGGTTTATTATTAATTAACTCTTCCAAACATGAGGCGTATGCTACATGATCGTCTATTGGTACTACTATACCACATCCGGCCAGTATTTCAAGGTGCCCGTTGTATATCCTACTCTTATGAGAGACAACAGGTAAACAATGAGCCATAGCCTCTAATATATTAGTTGGACACACTTCCCCGTCATGTCGGCAATGAGCTAGTATGTTTATTGAACTATAAAATCTAGATAGTTCCATATCCTCAACAATCTTATCTAAAAAAATAACATGCTTTAAATTTAACTCGGCAGTAACTCTTCGCCATTGGTCACACGGGTTGACCACTAAATAATAAACATTTGGATACTTATTTTCAATGACCCGAAAAGCCTTTAGGCTTATCGGGTCAAAGTTATCTGGTCTGCCAACTCTGCCTAATAATATTGCATTTTCAGGTAAATTATACTCCCTTAAAAAGGGAGTGCGATCATAAGATGACCAAAGGCGTGGCTCTACCGGATTCCACAATACTGGACCATCTGGACCTCCATACGCCATAGACTTATTCTTAATATAATTGCAGATATAAATGCGGCAATCGACTTTATAACTATGGTCCACATGGCCAAAAATACAATGTTCTACAACTTTAATTCCTGGTGGGATAACCCCTTGGATGAGCGGCCATTCACGAATCCCCGCTCTATGAATATGTATGATGTCTGGCTTTATTTTTTCGAGCGTAGCTTGAAAGTTATCTTCTTCTGGCCAATAAGGTGACGGAGGGTTTATCTGATGCTTATGGTGATATTCAATTAGATGCTCCGCGTCCAAGAATTTGGATATCTCACTTAATCGAGATTTATCTCCAGAATCCTGATAAAGATAAAATGGCTCATATCTTTGACTTTTACCCAGATACTTGCAAAACGTTTGAGCGACTTTTTCCGTACCAGCATACCCTGCTGTTTTTGCTAGATGTAACACCCTAACCTTCATAGAATAATCTACTTTCTTCAAAAGAAGCTGCTGGCCCTATATATTTAAATCCAACAGTATCTCTATTAAGTTTTTGTAACCAGGCACCGTTTTGATTACTCCCACTAAGTAACTTAGATGTTTCACTAAATTTAGTAGATTTGGCTCCAATCTCTGCCCAAAGGTCATTATGTTTCCTATTGTAGGAGATCACGGCAGGATGAGCTATTCTACGATAAAATAGCCCATTTCTTGCCTTGATAAGACTCCCCATATAATCTGCTAATTTACCGCCAAAGCCAAGCCCCTGATAATCTGGCAACACAACCATCCTAGTGGCTCGCCATGCATTTTTTAATTTCGGATGTGGCAAAGCGAGTATGGCTATAAAACCTACCGGAACATCATTCCAAGTACACATGAAACACCTGGCCGCTTTATTTAAAGTCTCACTTAAATAGTGATGCGATTTAAAATATTCCCACGCTGCATACTTACAACGAAAGATTTCAAGATCCAGTTTGGGTCTACAAAGACTCCCCCTTGGATAATATGTCTCTCCACTAACAGGATTATAAATCCAGTCCGGCTCTAACCATTCTAAGATATCATTGTGACATGACGCCACAATAACTTTTTTGTTCTGTTTACGTATATACTTCGCAAGTGCATATGATGCAGACTTAGCTACGTTTCTATCCACCACAGAAGTAAATTCGTCTATTAAAATAGGATCATTATTTTGCATTACTACACGAGCTAGGTCCGCTCTAAACTGTTCGCCATTACTTAAGTAAGTATATGGTCTGAGCCATGCGGGGACTGTTGATAATCCTACTGCACTTAATAATGCGAAAACTTCTTGTGGAGCGATAGGAGAAAAATTAGATACTATTGCCTCGTTGTTCCAAGACGGCTTAATAATTTTGCCGAAGGTTTTTAATAGCGTTGTTTTACCAGTACCAGAAGACCCGTAAATAACTCCAACATTCCACGCTGATGTTGGCAATTGAATATTATTTTTAATTGTAGTAACAGATTCATCTTGCTTCGCGAGATCGTAAAACTTAGATACTGCCTCGGTATAAGTGTCGTGTCTAATAGGATGTTTTAATATAATATTATCCACTAGCAAGCTCCATATAAATACGTTCTAATTTATCCCACTTTCTATGTAGTCCATGAGGAATAATGGTTTTTAATATCTTGTATATATTCATCACCCTATTACTATTAATCCTATATTCAAAGCAATTTTCGTCACCATATTTTCTAACGCTAGATACCGAACAGTTAGAAGAAGGAACTATGGTATCAAAAATAAACTTAATCCAATTTAAAGTAGATTCAGTACCAGTAATAGCTAAAACAATATCTTTATTATTACAATAAACACATCCATCGCCGTCAATGTAACCCTTAATAAAAGACAATTCCTGATCTCTCGTTAGTTGGTTAGGATGAGTAAAATTAAGTGATTTACATGGCGTAATATTAAAATTATCTTTTAAATCTTTGACCCATTGTTGTACCCCATAAAATATAATTCTATATTGTTTTTGGTTAGTCTGAAACCCTGGTTTAGTTTTGCGAAGTTCTATTTTACCATCATAATTAACAGCCTGTGCAAATTGCTCTAATAGATATTTGTCTTTCTCTTGCAATCCTATTTCAACAGCATCGCCACGCTTCCAAATACAACCATCTGCCGCTAACAGACCTGCCCAATAACAATTGTTAATATTTGGTATGTGAAAATAATCTATATTAGTATGATATTTTCTTATAGAGATTTTATTTAAATTTAAAAATCTTCCACGACATTGTATAGAGCCTATAGATCTACCTAATTGAACAGATAGTTGTTTATTGGAATATGATGGGTAATTTGTTAATAAAAACTGATCTTCTTCCTGGGTCCAAAATTTATAGATATTCATTTTCCTATTAATGTAAGATATATCGCTTCTAATTTTCTGACGCTAACAGGCGTATGACAATTATTTAGCACTTTATTATATCCCATATTTCCCATTTTATTTCTTAATTCTTTATCATTAGCAAGTTTAATAATAGCGTCGGCATAATTTCGTGAATTATGATCTACCACAAAGCCATTAATATTATCATTCACAGCCTCTATCTGTGCTTGAAACACGCCCATTCCAGGATAACTAGGAACAGCTATATGCGTGATTACCGGCTTTCTATGTATAAACGCTTCATGAATTGTATTCCCTCCGGTCTCACCATCTGCTCTGGCGTGACAATAAATATCCACCGTATTATAAAACTTACTTAATATAAACGGATCTACCGTTGGCTCGATTGCTTTGTAAGCAATATTATATTTTTCAAGATCCTCAATCATTCGTGGCGGTGGGGCCACTACTAAATAAAATAGATTAACGCCCATGCTCTTAGCTATATATGCGGCCTTGACTGCTATATCGTCATAAATCCCATCGTCAGCACGGCCGCATCTGCCCAAAACAATAGTACCTTCTGACACTCCTAAATCCAGTTTCTCGGCTGAGTATGGCCTATCTACTGGATTATTTAAATAATCCCAACGGTCTGGCCGCATGAATTTAAATTGTGGGTATTTAGCCAATGTATCGTTCATTAGCCACTGACTCATGAAAAGTGATTTAGTAACTAATGGATTTTGGTCTAATTGTCCGAAAACATTCACTTCACAGAACACTTTTGGGTGAATGTCCTGTCCGGGCACAGGGAACTCATGGAATCCGCTCCTATAAACCTGAACTATATCTGGGTTTATCTCATTGAGCTTAGCTGCGGCTTCCTCTTTTGAAGCGACCATAAACATCTTAGTGCCGAAGGCACTTAAAAATTCCATGTAACGAGGGTCTGTCTTTTTACCTAGTGTAACAAAAGTAACATCAAATTTTGACTTATCAATTCCTCTAAAACATAAAAGTGCAGACTTCTCTGTTCCGCCAAGTCCCATATTACTAAGATATAGGCAAACTTTTATTTTGTCCACGCTTCGCCTTTCTTCCGTTTAGCTATCCATTCCTCCTTTGGAGGCAAATTATTAAAATCTTTAAACTCTGGAAATTCACTAGGAAGTGAGTTAGGAAAGAATTCTGCTATCGAAGATAATGCCTCGAATGTATTTTTCTGTGGGCTTCTATTCTCAATAGAATCGACCCTCTGCATATAAATAGTCAATATTTCAGGAATAGTATATCCTTTAGCACCAATATTTAAGAAGTATAACCAAGCCCAATAATCCCAAGCTGATTGATGTTCCAATGCACGCTTCCACATCAGATCCCAATCTAAAACAGCTTTAAATTCTAAACTATTGCTCCAACAAACTTGTGGTCCAGCAGTACACTCATATTTAAATCGCTCATAATTAAAAGGTGGCTTCAATGCCTGATGCATAAGATTGCCATTTTTATCAACAACTTGCCAGCCAGCATAACAAAACCAATATGGAGCATCTGATCGCAAGCTAAGGGTTTGCATAGTATTATAAAACACTTCTGTAAATCTTGGAAAATGGCTATCGTCTACATTACTATTAACTATATATTCGCCTTCTGCTATTTTCCATCCATTTAACCACGCTGATCCATAACTACCATAATCTGGAGTAGTTAGTAGTCGCACGCGGCTATCCTTTTTTACCCACTTGTCAGCCACGTCACCGTCGTAAGAAGGCGACGTGGGATTAATTACTATTATCTCGAAATTTGGATCTGTCTGATTATATAATAAATCAGGAATGTGCTTGTCAAGAAATGATGGCGTATTATAAGTTGATACTAAGTATGATATTTTAGGACACATATAATTTATGCTCCGCAATATATTTAGCTACCGGATCTGGCAAATATCCATAATCACCTTCACGAATTTTAGTGCTACGTGCAGGAGGCGTCACTATGTCGGTATTAACTCTATACTTAAGTTGCCGTAGGCAATCATTCTCCTCAAGCGGGATTCCTTCCCTAATAACTATATCGAACATAAAAGAGCATTGTTCACCAAACATCCATGCTCCCTCTCGGGTGCATTCGTTCATAACGTCTGAGCTAATTCTATAAGTAAATTGCTTTTGTGGTTTAAGAGATTTTAAAAGCTGATCCTTCTCGGCACATGTTTTTGCGGCAGTCACCAGGACCGGCTTATTACATAGCTCCCACATTTTAATTCTATGATAAACATCCATCGGGTCCAATGGCCCCTTAAAATAATGATTGATACAAATCTCTGGGAGTGCATCTTTTGCCATTAAAAGATGTGCTCTGTGGGGAGGATTAAATGAGCCAGGATAAATTACATCGAAATATCCAAGATGACTCTTAATATCTACTATCTTGTCGCCATAAAAGATCATCGGGCCATACTCGTTAATGATATTAAGTAAGATGCTCATTACGATAACCCGACCTCTTGAAATATAGCTGTCAACCTATGCTTCCATAGGTGCTCTTTTTGCACCCTTTGATATCCAGCCTCGGCAATCGCGTTGCGTTCATCGTCATGCTCCAAATAATATTTAATCTTTGTAAGCATCTCTGGCATACTATTAACAATAACAATTTCCTTATTTGGAACAAAATATTCCTCTAAATTATCAGCCGAAGTACAAAGTTGAAATCCTCCGGCTGCCAGTATATCTACGTGCCGCCCCTTAATTTGGGGCAAGCCACCTTGAGACGGATTTGAAAAATTCAAGTTAATTTTTGATAGATGGAACACTTTAATCATATCGTCGGACTCTAAAAGTTCGCACTTACTATCTGGATAGCCTTCCCAGAATTCTCCAAATAAATGTACCTTAATACCGGCTTGAATGAGCATGGAAACGATTGTCCCGCGTATACCATGTCTCTGCCCAAGAAAGCTCGTATCAAATGGTTGATAGCCCGTCTCTGCTTTATAGTATAATGGAGAACCAGCCCACTGAGACTTGATAACATTCATGCCATTAGACTTATACCAGGGAATTGTACTGTTGTGAGTAGTCACAAAATGAGATACCCGATGCTTACGCGGCAAGATCCAGTCTTGGAACCGAAAAGACGCATCACAATCAAACTGAATAACTGGTATGTCATTAGCCAAAGCTTTTAGTGCTTCTGCTTCTGGTAGATCATAATTCCCATTAAAAGCTACATGAAAAATTGCGTCATATCCTCCCTGCGGAAAGGACTCGTTATTGTCGGGATGCCAATACATAGCGTCGAATAAACCTTCGGCTTGACATTGTTTAAAGCCGGCCTCTATATGACGATATTCATACGAAGTGCCTTTTTCTTGCATCCCATAGTGCCACATTAATCCCGCGTATAGGACTCGCATAGTGCAAACGCTTTCTCTGCCATTTCTTTGCAGTCAAATGCCCAATCAATGCCGCCGATTTCATCGGCGGCAATCCACTTATAATCTACTGCATCGTCGCCCAATTTTACTTCTGATGGTGACCAGTCTTTAAACTCTTCATGCATATTATATGGCGAAAAATATAGAATACTAATTGCTCTATCGCCTTCGGCTCTGTCCGGCCGATCAAAAATGCCCACTAATTTAAAACCGCAATAACCCGGATTATATTGATATCCTACTTCCTCATAAACTTCCCTACAAGCACATTCAATACATGTCTCGTTTGGATCTAAATTACCGCCCGGAAATGCCCATTTACCAGCTTCGAGACCGGGGCCTCTTTTAATTATTAAGAGCTTACCCTGATGTTCAATAGCCATATCACAGGTTACTTTATAGCGAGGATATTTATATATATACATGTTATTCATACTTTGGACATAATATACTACTCAAAGCTTCGTAATCACACTTTCTCAAAATTGCCCTAACTTTAAAAGCGTTATAAAGTCTCTTAATCGGATTAAACAACCAAGGCTTTTTTGTTCTAAAGACAGCACGGTTGGTAGCGTTTTGAAGTGAAATATAAAATACATCAGGATAATGAGCAACGCCGCTCTCCGTTGGCTTCATAATAATTTCTAATATATCATGACGAAACAACACAATTCTTAATACGTCAGTTAATTCAATAGTCTTAAGATCGCTATCTCTCTTACGACTGATATCATATGTTACAATGTTAGTTTTCATTAGTTATTCCTAACTCTCAATCTTGTATTTTCGTCTTGTAATGCCTTCAATACTGCCACCACTTCTACTAATTTATCAGTTGATATTTTACATAACCCTTTATATCCATTAATTGCTACCTCATAAAATTTAATAACCTCCACTAATAGTAGTATATGGTCATTTGCAGTAGCAAGTGCTTCTTCTAGTTTTTGAATTTCTTTATCTTTAGATTTATTGAACATTATTATCCTGTAATTCCCTGACCCGTTGTTGTAAGCCATTAATTTTTGCTCTTAATCCTATATTTTCCTCACATAAACCTGGATAATATTTAGAGTTTTGAGAAGTATATTGCTGTTTTAGAGTGATATATTGTTTTTCTAGCTCTATAACCCTTTCTTGGTAGTCAGCTAATGCAATAGAAAATTCCATGTTCTTAATAAACCTATCTTCCCACGCTCTATTTAGAGCCAACAACATATCATAATCCCTAATTGCTCTAATCCATTTCAGCATCTTAGACCTCTAACCTATTATGATAGAAACCAATATAAGGTTGACTCCTACCAGTTTGACAGAGCCAGATGTTCCCAACGGCTTCGCCATTAATGGCCTTAGAATAGAATTCATCAGTAGACCAAAGTGGATATAACTTCTGAGCATTTCTGTTATTAATAAGAGTCTGTTCAAACATAGGATGCTCTTTTATAATGTCTGGATGTTCTCCGTCAAAGACAAGTAATGGCTCTGTGCCATCAAACCAATCTTTAATCTTCTGATCAAACTTCTTACTTGCGTCTCCGTGAGCCGCAAGTTCTTTCTCATAATACTCTTGTTTCTGACGCATCACTTCATCCATATTGTTACGAGCATATCCGTAATGGTAGATATATACCGGCTTCGTCGGTACGAATCTTCTATGTTGATAATGTGGAGAAAAATAAGTACAATGACCATGAGCGTCGGTCACAACCGGATGGGAGTGATATTTCATTCCTCTTTGAAGTTTAAATATCCGTTGATGCTGTGTATTCCACTCTGGCCCTGGCACTGCTATATGTGCGAAGTCCCTATAAAAATGTAGGAATGTTGGGATTAGCTCGGTCATATGCGGCTGTAAATCGAATGCCTGACGAATTCTACGAATATCGTCAGGCATATAGAATTCATCTGCATCATTAATTAAGATAATCGAGCCCTCTGGAGCGAGATCAAGAAATGTTTGCTTAATCTCCTCAAGATTGTTCCATGGCCGCTTAATCTGTAAAAATAAGACTTTTTTATCAGGGTCATGATTATCGCGAAAATCCTTAATAATATCTACGGTCTTGTCAATACTGTGCCCATCTTCTGTTGAATTGGGACGATTCTTAACTGCTCCCTCAATAACTATAATTTGATCAATTTCATTATAGATCGAGCGGAGCGTTAAGCCTATAAATTCCTCTTCTCCGCACGCCTGGATACACTGGACCAGCTTTACCGGATTATTAATTCTTTCAATAATACTATGACTTTGTGGAACATATGGTATATTAGACATATTTGCTCCATTTTCTATTTAATCCAATATTAATGATTGGCTCAAGATGCTGATATATAGCCGTAGCATTAGAGCCCATTATAGAAAATTGATAACATTGATTATTTTTACGTTTAAAAATTTTATTTATTAATTTTTGGCCAATATATTGCGATAAAGTATTTTTAATCCATCTTAAAACTTGTCTCGTCCCTATGAATCCTATTGTTAAATAGGAATATTTATTTTGAATCTTTGCTATAGAAATCCATCCATCACCATCAATATAACCTTTAATAAAGGCTAGAGCGAAATTTCCATTTAGTGGTGGCGGCTTTAATATTAAAGTTTTATTAGTTATAATATTAAAATTGTTTTTTAGATCATGACAAATTTGTTTTGAATATATCCTTAAGATAGCCATCCCATAATTATCAAACTTAATAGGACCATTAAACTCAATTAATCGAGCAAACAACTTTAGATGTTGCAAATCTTTTGTAGATAATAAAATTTGTAAACAATTTCTATTTTTAATAATACATCCATCCGCAGCTATAAAACCAGCCCAATAAGAGTTTTCTAAATTAGGGACATTAAAATAATTATCATTACATGAATATTGTCTTTTACCCTGGCCTTTTAACGCAGAATACAGTCCTAATATTCTAGCTCTAGTACGTTTTGCCTGATAAGATCTCCCTGGTATATCTATATCAGGAAGTGGAATTTGGCCATAATTTTCCTTAAGTATCATTATTTCCTGGTCTGTCCATCTATTAATATTAGATCCCATTAGCCACCAACCTTCATAACACTTGCATCCTTAAGATCAAAAATAACTTTCCCATTAGTTTTCCAACTATCATAAGCCGCTTTTAATTGAGCAACAAGGCGATCTGCCACATTTTTATAGTCACGTTTCTCAACCAACTTTAACCCATTCTCCCTTAAAAGGGAAATTTTATTCCAGGTGTCCATAGACTGAAAATCTAACACGCCGTCAGCGTTGCCCTTGCGAAGCAAATGATACATTCGCATTAAGTGACCCATTTCTGATGTACTAGGCTCAAACCATTGCTCCACGCCAGTATATATTGTCGGGTCTCCGTGAGGCATATCATATACGTTGGTCCGAATAGCATTATACACCATAGAGTTGTTTTCGTCAACCCAATCTGCCATGCCGCCTGTTTTACTCGAAATAAGAGTATTACCATGGCCCAATGCATCAAACGCCGGAATGCAGTGCCCCTCGCCGCGTCCAGCATTCACATAGGCGTGGCACCCTTTATGAAGCTTGTGTATATCGGCTTCGCTCATAGTTTGCGTAATAGGCAGAATAGGAGGATACTTCTGTATAGGAATGCGGCACCCCTGCCTAATCTTCTGAATAAAGTTCTCAATAACCGTGCGTTCATTTTGTCGATTAGACATACTAATATAGGTCTTTAAGACCAATAAAACCTCGTCGGGCCGGTCTGCGAACGCTCCATAATATGCTCTAATAAGAGCATCAATACCTTTTTTGGCAGAAAGCTGAGAAATATTATAAAAAATGGTCCGTCCGGCTGATCCAGGGATTTCGTATGGAACTCTTTCTTCTTTATAAAGGTCTGTGTCAGATGGCGGCGGCATCACTAAAATAGGCTTAGTACAGCCACAGTGTACTAACATTTCGGCATTAAAACGGCACGGAACTATAATAAAGTCGAATTTCTCAATTTGAGAGAGCCAAAAAGGAGGTAGTCGGTCAGTTTCCCAGAAGAATATAAGTCCGTTTGGCAGACCTGGCTTCGGCTGAGCCTCAATATTGGGTGTGGTGCATTGGAGCACCATGTCTATCCCCTCAAGTGGCTTATTTAGGGCCTCTGTAATCCAAGGCTCCTCTTTATACTGAGAAGCGTCGTCTAACTGATCATATTTTAATGCACGAGCCACAACGTCAATACCACCCTTTAAAAGGGTTTTTAGGAATAAACGTGAGAAATTCGCATATCCGCTCATATCCTGTAGCGGAGCTATAAAACAAAGTTTCATTAAATCCACTCCTCTTTTCCTGGTTCCTGGCCCTCGATAGTATAGGCTTCGCCTTTTTGCTTAGCGACGGCCGCTCGAATTTGCTGTCTATGGTTTTCTCCTCCTACAGACTGAGTAGCCGTCTGACAGAAGTACTGATAAACCTGTTCCTGGGTCATTCCCGATTGCATATTAGTCAGCCACATCTTAGCTCCCTCTGGATCAACCTTTGGGTACTTAAGAATATTCAGATATAACCACTCTAATAGTTTATCATTATCAAGCTCAGAAGGCATCGGATCACACTTAGGTACATTACGCACCACTATAGGTGTTTCCCAGGTTGTAGACCTATCTTTAATCTTAATACCGTCGAGTACAAACTCCCATTGTTTAGCCAACTTATCCCAATCATAATTATCCTCGACACATTTACGTGCGTCTCGACCAAGATCAAGACGCTTTTCGTCATTATTAATAAGGTCACGCATTTTATCAGCTAAATCATCAATATCGGGCAGAGCCCGCATACACGAGGTTTCAGGTTCATAATAATAGCGACCAACATCAATAACGTCACCACCTTTGTGGCACGAATAGCTATCCTCAGTAATTCCGAGTTGCTTAAAATGTGAATATTCTTTGGGGAATCGCCCCTTCTCACGCATGGCGGAATAATCCATTACAAGAGTTGGTTTACCACAGGCTTTAGCCTCTTGGACGGGCATTCCATCTCCCTCACAGTTGTGGACGGAATGCCCACATATAATATAATTATGATCATCAGCAACGTCTATATTATAGACATAATCATTGTAATCAATATTAGTTATAGATTTCACTTTCGATAACATATAATTTACACCGTCTTGCTTCCAATAAAGAGAAGAAGTAGATGATTTTTTACCAGAAAAATTAATTTCAAACCTATAACGAGGCTTTTTGTTCTCTGGATATTGCATGTGACAATTAAAATATAAACCAAGTTTTTGCAGAGCAATATATAAATCCCTGGCAACGTATGGAGACGTATTAGTAAACCCATTTACTTTTTCGTCAATTACGTGACCGTCAGCATGTATTAATCCATTAATAAAAGCTAGTTGCAAATCAGGAGGCCATAATATAAAATTAAACGGACTCTTTTTATATCCGTTATCATGATATAGTTCTTTTCTAAGTAAAATAGCTAATCGTTTATCATTAATATTAACATCAAAAGCTTTCCGATCAATATATTGTCTAATTTTTGCTTCGTGATTTAATCTTTTGGCTATCAAATTTATCTTCTGAAAAGCTGTTGCGTCATCTGACGCACATGTTACTCTGCAATATGCTGTCGTATCATTAATATTTACATTACCGTCTCCAACCATTACGCCCAAAAACCAAGCGAAATGTTCATCAAAAATAATTGGAGTACCATCATCTAATTTAATTTCTGGCTTGGTTGACTTCATAGGAATAGTCTGAACAACCATATCATCTGGCTGTAAATCGCCAGCGTCTTTATATTCAAAATCTAATCGTTCAGGATTTTTCTGTCCAATCTTTTCTCGTAAAGAATTTTTGTTATCGGGCCATGCGTCTTTAACAACCAAAAACGGGTGGTTTGGAGTACATTTATTAGACCATGCATTACCATGCAACTTAACTTCTACCAGCGAATCAGTCTTATTCTTCATAGTTTTATAAACATGATGCAATTGACCATCTTTACCAAAGACCTGTTCGCCCTCTCGAATATCGCAGATATTTTTCCAACCTTCACCAGTTAATACCGGGGTATCAGGCGTAAAACATATAGAACATTGAACATATAAGTCCAATAAATTATATACTTTAGCAAGCTCCTCGCGACTAAATCCTACCCCTGTTGTTGGACAGGTAGCGGTCTGCTGCCCACACCACATGCACGGCAACAATATCACTCCATTACGGAGTGGTTTATTATATAAATTAATAGCATAAGCAAGTGACTTCTTCCCACAGGCCGGGTTATGGCACATAAGCGTTTGCATTACGCTGTCTTTAATACCCTTGGAATAATTAGCAAGCCATGGATATGCTTGTAGCCTCATAACGTGGCGTGGATAATCATAAGAATAAACATTATCTGGCCACGCACTATGTAGCAACAAAATAGCTTTATCGACAGCCTTTTCGCCTTTATACTTATTTTTCATACGTGCGAAAGCATCAATAAGATCTGGATAAAGTTTACGAGATTGGTTACGCATCAGGCTGCCAATAATTGGCACATCCTTCGCAATACAAAACTCTTCCCTGATCTGATCTCTATCCATTGGATAAAAAGTTTTTAAGTCTACGCCAGGACGCATAGCTTTAGGGAATACACGCATTAACGGACTCTGCTGCTTTAAAGTATGTACGCCAAAATCTGCGTATGCAACTATAAGATCAGCCTGTTCATAGTCTTTAATCCAATCCTCATGCTGAGGCAGACTGTCTACGGTGGGCATCCAAACGAGTTTAATCCATGGTCTGAAAACACTACTTAACTGCCAGCGTAACATCCAATTATCCCTGATATCTATACATATATCTGGCTTACAATCCGCAACTACACCATCAAATTTGTAAGCTCCAAATTGGGAAATATTCTGACCCTTATCTTTTGGATCTGCCGAAGGTTGATTATAAGCCTTAGCCTCTTCCTCTGTTAAGGGTAAATTCCCATAAAATTTCCAACGCCCCTTGATAAAGTTATTCACTTCGGGGTGATCTTGGCGAGCGTATGATCCATGCTCAAAAATATCGTACTTCCCAGTCACGGCTAATCTTGGCAATAGTTCCCTATAGTAGGTACTAAAGCCCGTAGATAGAAAACTAGCTTCCCCACAAAAAAGTATTCTCTTCTTACTCATATAAATCCCTTATCCGTCCCTTCAAAATTGCTTCCAATCCTCTTAATCTACCGATAGAAATCCCTAAAATTTGACTAGTTTCCTTTAAAGAGTAATTATGAATATACCGATAATATAATATATTGCGTTCTAGTTCTGAAACGGTAATCTCTTGTAAAAAGTGATCGTCATTGCTGCATAAACAATCACTATCGCTCGCAACGCCACGATATAGCACCTTTAGTTTCCTGACTGTATCAGGTGTCGTCTTTTTAATAGGTGATTTCTCGGCATTTAAAATCGAAGATATTTCCTCGCCGGAGGCTTCTACTCCGGCGAGTGTATTAATTTTAGAGCAAAGTCTTAGAATGCGATGAGGCAATCTATACGGACCATAGAAACTTGACGCCTCTTCGTAAATAGCTCTCTGCACACATTTATATATATAAGATTTAATACTTTTTCCCTTTGTGGGATCAAAACTCCTAAGAGCCTTGAAGGCAGATAAGCGTCCGACCTGTTCTAGATCTTCCTTAGATATAACTGGTGATATATGATGTGTTTTATTAGCTATTCTCTTAATGATCGGCTCAAGTTCCTGTATCTTCATTAAAATGGTAATCCGTTGCCAGTCTCTTCTGGAACTTCGGTTTGTTTTGGTCTCTTCCCAAGTACCTGGATAGACGTGGCACGTACAATTTCTTTATCTTTGTCCTTATAAGAATCAACTTCTACTGTCCCAGAAATAAATACCGTGGCACCTTTTGGTGAACCTTTCTCCTGCACCATAGTTAAATACTTAACCTGTGGACCAAATACAACAACATCTTTAAAAATTGTTTTTTCACCCTTTGGGGTATATAAATTAAGAGCAACCCCAAATTTAGCCATCTTAGAGTCCTTTATATCAAAGAATTTAATATCATCCGTAATACGACCACAAAAACTTATTGTTGCAAAATCAGCCATTACTTCCTCCTTGTTTGTCGTTTTTCCTTATAGAATAATAAGACAGGAATAGTAATAATTCCAGAAGAATGTAAGGTCCACCCTTCTTTTGACATTTCATTAATTTTATCTTCGACTATCTTATTCAATTTACGTCTACCATCAAGGTTTATACCAGTCATTGTTAGTTCATTAGCATCTATTTCTAAATCTATTAATTTATATTCTATCATTTTAATCGTTCCGCGACATCAACAATGATTGAACCGCTGGTGTCTAATTTTCCTTTTAATCTCAAAATATTACCCTCTGACAAGTGCATCTTATATTTATTAAAAGTTTGAGGAAAGATCACTATATTATCTAGTTGACAAGTATGGTCGCCCCCTGTAATGAAGGCCATGTCGTCATTTTTCTTAGTTTTAATCTGTCTTACTGATACAATCTGTATAATGGTGTCAATAGGATATCCAGCACTAAATGTCTTAATAATATCCTTACACTTGTCCTTAGATTTAAATAGGTCAGTTTCACTCCCAGTTAAGGGAATTCCAAGATAATATTTCTCCCAACCAATTTTTTCGATTGGGCCATCAAATGGATCTGATGCATCAAACATGTTTAGTAATTCTCTAATAGTCGCTCGTCGAGCCACATTAGGAACCTTAATCTGTTCTTTTAAAGCAATATACTCAGTCTCATGACACATTGCTCTTAGATGCTGAACCCAGTTTTTGGACACATTGTTATCAACTAATATTTTAAGTTGTTTTTGTTCAATGGTAGTTAGCTCTGATAATAATACGTACTTGGCCCACATACGACATCGCGGCATGTCAAAAGAATCAAACGCACCGCTTTTAATAAGAGCTTCAACTACTTTAACATTAAGTCCCGCACTAACTAAAGCCCATAAAAATTCATCATATGAGTTTAATAGCGTCCCCGTAATAGTTTTGACCAATTTACTAAGAGTTTTTTCACCTATGCCTTTTAAGCAAGATAAACCAAATGCAATTGTGGTATCGTCCTGTATCATAAAGTTTAAATTACCACTCTTAATAGACGGTGGTAGCACCTTAATATCAAATAACTTTGCATCATTCACAAATTTCTGTATCTCTTCTAAAGCATCCTGAGAAAATTGAGAATTATTTAATTGAGCACAGAAAAACTCTACGGGAAAATTAGCTTTTAAATATGCTGTGTAATATGATAATAGAGCATAACCTATCGAGTGGCTAAGATTAAATTGATACCCCGCTGCTTGTTCTATACTATCCCAAATTGCATCTGAGTCTACTTGCAGAATATTGTTTTTCAAACACCCATCAATAAACTTAGTTTTAAAAGCCTTTAATTCTTCAGGATGTTTTTTCCCAATTGCACGCCTTATAAGGTCGCATTCCTCAAGAGTAAACGAAGCTAATTCTTTAAATGCCCTAATAGTCTGTTCTTGAAAGCAGAGTATCCCGTAAGTTGGTTTTACTACAGAATCCAACAATGGATGTACTGGTGTATAGGGTATTTGTCCAGTTTTGGTCTCATAATACTTCTTGGTCATGCCAGTGTCTAGTGTTGCTGGACGAATTAGTGCGATTAAATCTGATACCTCTTCTATCGACTGTGGTGTTAGTTTCCTACACCAGCTTCTACCAAGCTGACTTTCAAGCTGAAAGACGCCAATAGTTCTACCCAAAGAAATTAAATCAAATGTGGCTTGATCTTTTAATGGAATAGATTGCATATTAAGAGCAACGCCGTGTCTTTCTTTAATAAGTCTAAATGCATCATCCAACACATCAAGAGTATTCAGTCCCAACACGTCTTGTTTAAGAAGATTTAGTTTATCGACTGTCCCCATATCCCATCCACAAACAATACTCTCTTCGTCGGAGGATTTGCACGTCGGATATTCTCCCTCAGAAAATGGGGTGTCTGCAATAACTACTGCCGACGCATGAGTCCCAAGAGACTTATAACAACCTTCAATTTGCCGTGCGATAGCGAACCACGATTTATACTTTACCTCATACGCCGCTAATTCTGGAACCTTTTTAATAGCTTCGTCCAATGAAATCTGAGTATGATCGTCATTCTTCATGGGCACTAAATTAGTAATTTGATTAGATTCTTCGAAACCAAGTCCAAAAACCCTGAATACGTCTTTTAGTACTGCTCTGGCGGCGAGTTTAGAAAATGTTGGTAATTGAGCAACAGTATCACTTCCGAAACGATCCTTAATATATTGCAGGACTAGACCACGTTTACTTCTCTGTATATCTGTGTCGATATCTGGTAAGCCGCCGCGACCCTTGTTAAGGAAGCGTTCCCAAATAAGATTGTATTTGATAGGGTCAATGTCTGTAATCCCTAATAAGTAGGCAACTAATGAGCCGCCCACACTCCCACGGCCTGGGCCCAAAAATATATTATTGTTTCGGCACCATTGTATTACGTCCCAGACAATGAGAAAATAATCATTAAAACCCATCGAGTCAATATCTGATAGCTCTTTATTAATTCTCTCTAGATATAGAGCTTTAATATCTAGTCCTTTTTGGATCGCACTAACCGTGACTAGTTGATAAAGATAATCCTTAGAGCCTATCCCTTCCGGGAGGAATTTATTATACGATGGTAATCTTTTCTTCTTAAGATTGATTTCAACGTTACATCTATCTGCTATCTCACTAGTAAGATTTAGTTCATCCTCGGTAAGACTAAGAGCTTCCATCTCTTCTCTGGTTTTAAGCCCATAATCACTACAATCAAAATTACTATAACTATAGCGTGTATGCATAGTTTCTGCTATATTAAGTAGCGTAGCATGTGCATGATAATCGTCCTTATCAATATAATGGACATTGTTAGTCGCTACTGTTTTAAGGCCATATTTGGTTGCTAATTTACGTAGCTCCGTTATAAGTTCCTTTTCTATATCAGAGTGATGATCCTGAACCTCTAAATATAGGTGGTTGACATCAAATAATTGCATAAGTCTACGCAAGAGTGCCTCGGCTCTTAAAACCGATTTATTGCCGTCTTGGTTGTGTAGATATTTAGAAATAATCCCGCCAGAGCAGCCGGTTAAAATAATTAGCCCCTCTTTGTACTTTTCAAGTAATTTAAAATCTATCCGTGGCTTATAATAGTAACAATCTCCCTTATTAGACTCTGAAACTAAGTGTATCAGATTTCGCCACCCAATATTATTCTCAGCTAGAATGGTTATATGAGACGTTTGCCGCAACTTTGCGGACTTAGATTCGGTGCAATCTTCTACAAAATTAAACTCTACACCCTGGATTGGTTTGATACCGGCCTTCTGGGCTTCTGTATAAAAATTAATTGCATCAAATAAATTACCATGATTAGTAATGGCTAGAGCAGTCATATTAAGGCTCTTGGCTTTTTTAACTAGATTTGCAACAGTGGCCATACCATCCAACATGGAGCCGATACTATGTGTATGCAAGTGCGTAAATTGCTTAGGCATCTCTTTTATATCTTCTTTTTGTAGGTTTAGTTATTGGTGTTCCCGCCGGTTTAGAAATGCGTTCCTTACGGATCTTTTTTAATCGCTCTTTGTTTCGTTTAGCAAAGTCTGTTTCAATAAAATTATTATCTGAGTCATAATGAGATGCTTTGGCGTCTGGGCATTTAGCTTTATCCCAGATATCACCAACTCTCACTTTAGTCTTTATACCAAAGATAGCTGGTGGTTTCAACTCAGAATCATCTATAGGTATAAGATTTAAATCGCACCTACATTTAATGATACCGTCTTTAATCTTTTTATAAAAGTCTTCCGTAGAAGATTCAATATTTTGGTGATTCTCGTCCCAAGATATATGAATAATGCCATTGGAAAAGATACCGACCCTAGTTTGATGTCCCTGGACGCAAATATATATTTTATCGTCATCAAATTTACTCCGTACTGGTGGTATATATTCTATAAGTTTATTATTAACAGGCTTACATTCACTACAAACTTTTAAGAGTTTATCACACTGTCTCACAAACTTCTCATAAGCCTTATGAGACATATGAAAACAAAACGTATGATCTTTATTACACTTGAAATAATATAATGCCATTATTCTTTTTCTTCCCAAAGTTTATCTACTATACCATATTCAAGAGCCTTATGAGCATCAAAATAACTATCCTCCACTCTTTTACACAAAACGTCCCAGAATTTAACATCTTTTTTAGTATGCTTCTCCATTAAAGAAAGCCATTTTTGCTGTAGTTCATCTCTATGTTTAGTTGTAGATTTCATTTCCATATATCGTTGTGGCCTGTCAAACTCCCAATGCCCCTCATGTACCATAAACCAGGCATTAGGAGTAGCATATCTCTCACCTTTAGATCCTGCGGCGACTAGCAACGGTGCCGCACTCATACATGGGCCTATAGCGACTGTTACTAATGGACACCCTACTGTTCTTATAGCGTCATAAATACCAAACATAAAATATTCATCGCCACCAAATGAGCTAACGAATAACTCTATCGGCTCGGTAGTATTTTTAGTCTCCATTAGATAGATACCTTTAATAATAGACCCGGCACTCTCTTGGTCTATATCGGCGGTTAAAAATATTCTTCTATTTGCAACATCTACGCCATTAAGGAAGTATTGCTCGATCCAGTCTTTAGATATTGGCTTCGGCATCAAAATTACCTTTCCAATTTGCTTCACACTGTTTTATATCACATAGATATTTGCATTTCCAATTAAAATCTCCATCACCAATTACTCTAGTGATATGTTTAGTATTTTTAATTTTATTAACTACATCAGCTAAATGACTTTCTAGACTATAATCTTCTTTTTCAGTATAAGCTATCGTCATTGGTTCATCACGCAAGTAATCAAATTTTAATACTACATATTTATATTTATAACCCTTTTGTAATATATCTTCTATAAAAATCTTACGAACAACCCAAGAGTAACAACGGACTTGTATATCGCTAATAAATTCATCATATTCTGGAATCATTACCCCAGATTTATAATCTATCACCATTACTGTCTCTGGATCTTTTTCTATAACTAAATCTAAATAACCAATCATTTTTGTATCTACGCCTTTTATCGGTAAATTATAAGGATATTCTATCCCAAGTATTGACTTAGGATTATCGAAGATAGCTTTATATCTATCAATAGTTTCTGTTAATAATCTATGAGATATTTGAAAAAGATTTTTAGGACAACCAGACAAAGCGTCTAAAGGTTCACCACTGACTCTACACCGATCTTTGTCTTTATAGCAACACATATCACATCTTGGTTGAATATTTTTAAATTCTTTCTCTTTCGCCCATTTTAACGGGCTCTCCTCTTTTTTATTGCCCTCAATATTATCCTTATAAAGTAACTCACCGGAATATCCAGCATATAAGTAATTAACCCAATCCCTATCACCATCAGCATACCTACGTAATATCTCATGTAAAAGAGATCCATGCACTGCCCCCCAATTTGTCTTTAGTTGTATTTTTAAATGATAATTCATAAAATATTTATAAAGACACATCTCATAAGTTTTAATTCTAGACGCAGATAAAGTCTTTAAATCTAACATAAATCTCCTCTAACGACATGTCACCAGGTTCTTTTATTAATTTCATATCAGTAATATCTAATATGTCTCCAAATTTTTCTTTTATCTTAATAGCTAGATTATTACCAGCTTGGTCAGGATCAAATGCCAATGCAAGTCTATTAATACCGTTCTTAATCAATAACTGTACCTGATAATCATTAAATGATGTTCCTAGAATACCACACCAATTACGTACTTTAGCTTCTTGTAATTTAAAACCATCAAACGGACCTTCGACTAAAATCATAGTATTGAGTTGGCGAGCCGACTCTTTAGCATAACATAAATTATAGAGAATTTTAGTTTTAAGAAACTCACCTGTATTAGACCACCGATCATAATATCTCCCATGTAACCACTTGGATACTATATGACGCTTATCCCATTCATTTTCTGGATAAACAGTCCTGCCAGAGAATCCTATTAAATTCATATGTTCGTCTCTAATAGGCACAATCACTCTATCGTGCATAAAACTACCCAAACGATGCCAATATCCAACTTGATATCCTGCTAAAATCTGATGGCAAAGTCCTCTTTGTAGGAGATATGAATGTGTATTATTATAATCCAAAAATTCGACCAATTCTTCCTTAAGAGGACGATTAGAAATAATAGTATTACGGTGTTGATTATTTCCACTATAAATGGTCGCCTGTCCTTCTAGAACATCCTTTAAAAAGGCCAAGGCACGATGGTAGCTACAATCTAATATACTGCGTACTAAGCCAACTACATCGTCACCATACGTATCCTGGCATCCGTGTGACCAACATCGCCAATGATTAATTTCTTCATGCCAAGAAAAAGCTGTCCTGTTACTACCATCACCGCCATGTTGTTTACATGGGCAACTACTCTGTAGAATAGCTCCCTTCTGGCAATATGTGACCCCTAATTTATCTAGGACCAGACTGATATTCTGACATGCCAACTCTTTAAGTTCAATCTTATTGGTCGTCATCATCGTCTTTTTGATCTCTCTGTTTTTTATATTCTTGTAATCTCTTTTGTTTTTCTTGGAAGAAATTAATAATCTTATATTCTAATTCTTCTAGATGCCCGCAATCTTTACGAAAATTAATATTAATATGACCATTCGGCGTACCTGGACCAAACCTTCCAGCAAATACCCTAATTAAATGGTCGCCATTCGAATCAAGCATTCTTTCTTCTTCAGTTTTAACCTTTAGAAGGCTGATAGAGTCAACGTTTTCAACTATACGCTTACCACCAGCTATACAATTAAAATTATCATCTATTTCTTTATTAGTTTGCCCAAGTGCAAATACTGGCACGTTATAATGGTTGGCAAAATCATGTAATGCGGCGACATTAAGTCCGTGCATCTGCCATTCCGCGACTTTACCCCCCTTTATCTCATCTAGAGACGAAAGCTTAATATAATCATATATTATCAAGCATTGTGGAGCCTTAGCATCTTTAGACGGCTTAACTCTTGACAAGACCCATTGACGCATTTTGGGTATAATCTGTTCCATACCAAGCCCGGCAGCCGGTAAATAATCTATACTAGAGTTATCTATTTTTTCCCAAAGGTCCGGGTCTCTAAGCCTCTTACCATAATCTACAATAGCTGGAATTTGATCTTCTGGTACCCCCTCTTTATGAAGTTCGTCCTCTGTAAGTTTCCAGAAGCCTGTCTCTAAAATATTATATGGTACCCCTGCAAACATACCAACAAATCGTATTGCTTGATTTTTCTCATTAAGTTCTGTATCTATAATCAGCACAGGGACTTTATGCTTGTGAGCAACAATCTTACCAGCACGTAAAGCGAATTGGCTTTTGCCCATTTTCGCAGACGCAGCCATAAAACTAATGGCACCGTTCCTTATTTGACCACTCCTGTGCTGCCAAATAGGTAGCCCTATATCCAGACCAAGACTACCGGGGTTATCCGCATATTCCTCAATAATCTTTTTAGCTCTTTTGTTTAGAGATACAATCGCATGTCTACCATTATCTATGGTGTTGGACTGTTTTAATATCCTAGACTCGACTTCTTGGATAATAGTATCAGGATTATCGGATGTGTCCGCAAGATATGCTTTAATAGAGTCGGCGGCTCCATCATAATTTCGGATAATAGAGCATTTCTTCACGTCTATGAAAAGTTTCCCAAACTCAGCCGGCTCTACTTTTTGTGCTAAGATCTCGTCTAAAATAGCTCCGTCTTTAGTGAGGGACATAAAATTATCAATACCAAGGCTTTTAGCTTCGGCGATAATTTTTAACTTACTTAAATTGGTTGTCTTTTTATCTATAAATAAAGAAGATATGCATTGAAATATAGATTTGCAACTAGGACTTGTAAAATCATCCTCGGTCAAAAATGAATATGCTTCAAAAAACGTATCAGTGTGTCGTATAAAACAACTAAGTAAAAGTCTCTCTGCCGCTACATTATGACTCATTTGAGTTTATAATCAGTCCTATTAATTGTTCCTTGGTAATGTATTTATCAGTAACTCTCACAATACGAAAACCATTCAACGCACACCACTCTTCTTTTTTCTGATCTCGTATAATTTGTGCCTCAAATGCTTTTTTAGACCCATGAAAAAAGCTATTATACTTAGAATGCTGCGAACCATCAAACTCAAAAACAATCCCCAAAACAGGAATAAAAAAATCAATAGACAACCTAGTATCCGGTATAATAAATTCTTCACAAATTACATACCCAGGGTATACTTGTTTAAGCAATTGGCCTAATAAATACTGGCTCTCGGATTTACACTTATCACGAGACTTTAATCCATGTCGATCTCCAGTAAATTGTCTACTAACCATTCTACCATCAAGGGTCTTAAGCTTCATCTTCTATTTCGTCAGTCTCTAACAAACTATTAATTGTGTTAGATTTAGTGATAAGCGGTATAAGTTGTGCTTCTAAGTAGTTAAATAATTGAGTATCTAAAATTAAACGACGAGCAGCGTTAATTCTGCTTGTGGTAATAGTTTTATCAGTTAACGCACCGGACTCATCTAACTTAGGTAATACAACTTGTTTACCCCCTTTGCCACCAGTTTTCAAAAGGCCAAATTTTAAACACATGTCTAATACTTCAAGTTCTCGCCAATAACCATTAAAATAAAGTAATGGCACCTGTCCCTCGGCAACACCTGGAGCTAATTTATTTTTAATTACTTTGTAACGCATAATCTGCCCAATATTACCAGGACCATTAGGGTCCGCAATCATTTGAGCATTGCCAGGCTTCTGGAATTCAATACGCTGCCACGCATAAAATCTCACAGCCTTACCGCCAGGGGTTTCTCGCGGATCGCCAAACATAGTAATCTTATCTCTTAATTGATTAATAAAGATCACGAGACAATTGTTCGCGTATGCCATATTATTTATCTTACGTACAGCATCGCTCATAAGCTTACCATGAGCCCCCATAGTTTGTTCGCCAATCTCTCCGGCTAAAATAGCTTGTGGTACACACGCATCAATAGAATCTATAACTGCTATTGAATTGGGACATTGCGAAACAAATAACAATATTAATTGTAAAGCTTTTTCGCCAGAGTCGGCTCTACCTATATCAAGTAGCTTACTTTTTTCTTTATCTACTAAAAAAGGAGCTATAGTTCTAATACTTTTTAAGAGTTCTGGAGTTAAAGAGCCTTCTTGATTAAGATAATAACAACGCTTCCCCTTTTGAAGGCCCTGTCCTACAATTTCTAGAGCGGCAGTAGTTTTACCACAACTCTCTGGACCGAATAGCTCAATAATACCCTTATCAGGGCACGGTGTTGCTAAATCATAATCTAGATTATAAGATCCGGTTTTATTAGGAGGGTGTTTTTTTAACTCAGCGACATTAAAAGTTAGTGCTCCCTCAAGTTTTTCCGCTTCCGCACAAAACAACTCATAATTACCAGATTGGAATTTTTCAATAATATCTTCTGTTTTTTTAGCTTTGGCCATCTGCTAGTTCCTTTAAAAACTGAGTAAGAGACTTTGTTTTCCTAGCCTCTTTAATCTTAAGAACAATAAAATTGTCTGATGATTTATAATGACTTCTATAATGTTCTACTAATTCATTAAGATTATATTTCTTAAATAGCTTTTTAGCTACAACTGCTGCCTTACCGAATTCCTCCGAAGAGATCTCTGTGGGCGAACATTTGAAGACGTAAAAAGCTAATTGATCTTCATTTATATCGTGATCACGCATTAGTTTTTTAACCGCCGCAACATTTTTTGACCACCAAAGTCTATGATTTTGACGCCACGGAGCGTCTATTGATTTATGTTCCTTATTTAGGAACAATAATTCTGTGATAATATTAGCAGTATCATGCTCAACATCCGGTGTAGTAATAGACTTAAATTTCATAAATCTTCATCTCCCTCATATGGGATATCTGGCGTTTTGCCGGGTAAATTTTCTAACGTTTTAAAAAGCTCATAATTAAATTCTATTTCAGGAACATGATTTACTATTATTCCTAGTTCGTTTGGTTTATATAATCGTTCTTCTACAGAGATTATACCATCTTCTCGTACCCACGTAATATGAATTTTTCCATCTTTTAAGTATCCTATACCTATTTCTTTAGTCTCGGATTCAAACCCTGACAATCCGAATATTCTTGCCATCCGATTAGAAAACCAATATCCCGCCACTTGCGGTGATCCATCGTCTGCTTTAAATGGTAATAATTGTACATGTTGTCCATAGGCTTGTAACCGCAAGTTAGTTATTTGTAGGCGGTTAGCTTGCACATAATTACGTAAACGATTCCAGGCTGATTCTATCCCAGGCGTATTATCCTGAAAAATCGTTTGTCCATTGCTCAAACTTGCGATCCAACGATGTCCTGGTACGTATGGATCTGAAGTCTTGGTCGCTAGAGTCATATTAATTATATCCTTATTCTAAGATCTTTGTTATACCGGCGAGATTGGGATTTTCAAGGGAAAATAAAAAAGGTGAGCTATTTTGTAGCTCACCTATATAGTAGGTTATATCTCTTTAAGAGAAGTAACTTAGAAAGGAAAGACCGGCAGCGAATAATATATTTAAAAATTCTAGCTGGACATAAAAGCCCCATGAACGGTTAACTCCGGCCGTGAGCGGCGAGGCCGATAAAATTAAGTGATAATCATGAACAAGTGCCGTTCCTGCCTGATTAGCTAGATCTAATTGATTAGAACCACCCGTTAAATCGCTCCAAGAAGAGTCACCGGCATTACCATGAGTATCTGCAAGTTGTGCTGCCTGAATAGTAATATTACTAGGTGTCGTGCTAATTAATGCTCCAGAAGCTTCAGTTAAAGCTATCGCTCTTATAAAGGCATTCTGTGTTTGTACTTGCGTTCCAGAGGGCTCGGTGAACCTCACAAGTAAAGTGCCAGATGCTTGTGGGATAGTTGCAAGTGTATGTCCTGTTAATGTTAATGGTACCCCAGAGACTTCTGCCGAGGAGGCTCCTGTAAATTTAACATTCATAAATGTACCAAGATCTGTACCGTTATGATCTGTACGATGGGTACGTTCTTGGTAAGTTCCTACAATTACTGGTCCGTTTGGGGCTCCGAGAAGCCCGAAAAATCCCAGTCTTTCTGGTGAGGCTGTAGCTCCTGGTTCTAAATTGAAAATTTCAAGATTTGGTGTTGCACGAGTAGATGGTGTTCCACCGAAAGCCCCACTACAATTAAAGAAACGCAAACCTGATGCACAAATGGTACACCTCCTTGTATTTATAAATACCGGAGCTATCTAGCGTATTGAACGCTCAGGCGGGATATGCTATGCTCCGTAAAGCGAGAGCAATGCTATCTTAGTAATACTCTAAAAATGGCTTGACACCAAGGATAAACATGCTATAATAGAGATAGGAGCATAATTATGAAAATAATGTATTGGAAGTCAGAATGGAAGCCATATATGAATATTTTTAATCCTCCAGACCCAAATATCATGTATGTTGCTGTCTCGGAATTCGGCGATATTCATGGGTTTGGTAATTCACCAAACGAGGCTTGTGATATGGTGCGTTTTCGCATTAAAGCTATGATAAGTCGAATCATAGACGGCACGCTAGATAAAACTCCAGACTTAAAAGTAAAGGCCGAATGGATGGCAGGGTATGTAGACGGCGAGGGTGGATACGTATATATGGAGGCAACTCCCTCTAAAAGGATATCTGCACATGAACTCTGAGACGGTCGGCGTAATAATTGGTAGATTCCAAGTGCCTTATTTACATATAGCTCATCGTAAATTAATTGCTGAAGTTTTAAGACGACATACCTCTGTTATCTTTCTTATTGGAGAAAGACCAACTCCAGTAAATTATGAAAATCCGTTACCATCTACTATTATTTATAAAATGTTAGATGAGTATATTAGATCTAATAGATTTGATTTGGGTCATGATATTCAAATAAAATCAATCAAGGATAGACGCTCAGATCCAATATGGAGCGAGTCGGTAGATTCTTATATAGAAGAATTAAGGTATGATGAATATACACAATCAACACCAGATTTTATACTATATGGTGGCCGAGACAGTTTTATATCTCGTTATTCTGGTAAATATAAAACAGTTCAATTAGATTTTGAAGAATTTATTTCTGGCACAAAGTTAAGACAAGTGGCAAGTAGATTACATATTTGTAATGATTTGAGTTTACATACAGAAGATTTTAGAAATGGCCAAATTAATGCTATTATGAATCTTCCACCAAGACTTTATTCTACAGTAGATGTGGCATGTATAAGACCGTTAGATCGAGCACCACATATGAATGGGAAAACTGTAAAAGATTTTAAAGTCCTATTAGGACGTAAACCAGATGAGGATAAGTTTAGATTTCCCGGTGGTCATGTAGATTTGGAAGATACTTCTTTAGAAGCGGCGGCATATCGAGAACTTTATGAGGAAACTAGTATCTGTGGCGTTGATTTTCGATACCTATGTAGTCAAAAAATAGATGATTGGAGAATTCGTGGTGTTGATAAGGTTGGTTATATGACAAATTTCTTTATATGTAATCCCTATACTGGTTTAGCGAAAGCTAATGATGATATAGCAGAAATTAAATGGTTTAATTTAGCTCAAAATATTCCTATCATGGAAGAACATCAAAGATTGCTTGATAAACTTACTGAATATATAAATAAAGGATCATTATGAGAAAAAATCTCGCTCTATTAACCGATAGTTATAAAGTCTCACATTGGAAGCAATATAGACCTGGCACCACAAGTGTATATTCATATTTTGAATCTCGCGGAGGCCAATTCCCGACAGCAGCAGTAGTCGGTTTACAAATATTGCTTAAGAAGTATTTAACCCAACGTGTCACTAAAGATGATGTTGACTACGCGGCTAGTCGATGGGCTAAGCATTTTAACGATCCAAACCTTTTTAATAGAGACGGATGGATGCATATAGTTAATAAACATGGCGGCAAATTACCATTGCGTATTATGGCGACTCCAGAAGGACTTTCGGTGCCGGTCAGCAACGTATTAATGACCGTAGAAAATACTGACCTACAAGTTCCATGGCTTACAAATTGGTTTGAGACCCTACTGTCACAAGTTTGGTATCCATCGACTGTATTTACCTCAGACCGAGAAGTTAAAAGAATCATCAAGCGATATTTGGACGCAAACGGCGATCCGGCAGGATTGCTATTTAAGCTACATGACTTCGGCTTCCGTGGGGTAAGTAGCGTTGAATCGGCTGGTGTCGGCGGTATGGCTCATTTAGTTAATTTTATGGGTACTGACACAGCCGAAGCTTTTGAATATGTATTAGAATATTATAGCGAAGATATGGCTGGCTTCTCTATACCCGCCGCTGAACATAGCACTATTACAAGTTGGGGTGGCCCAGAATTCGAACATGAGTCTGTGGCTAATATAATTCAGCAATTTGGCGATAGCCCAACAGGACTATATGCTATTGTTGGCGATAGTTATGATATTATAAACTTCTGCCAAAATATAATTGGTGATAAACTTAAACATAAAGTTCTTGCTGCTAAGAATACTCTCGTTGCTAGACCAGATTCAGGTATTCCAGAACAAGTAGATCTTGATGTAATAGAAGCCCTCGGATATGCATTTGGTTATTCGATTAACTCAAAGGGCTTTAAAGTTCTTAATAAAGTAAGAATGATTCAGGGAGATGGTATTAAATGGATTACTGAAAAAGAACACACTATAGAACGTATTCTTAGTAATCTAGCTCTTAAGGGCTGGTCGGCAGATAACATTGCCTTCGGTTCTGGTGGTGGATTACTCCAGAATGTTAATAGAGATACACAGAAGTTTGCCTTTAAATGCTCATCTACTATCTGTGATGGACGCGAAGTAGATGTTTGGAAACAGCCAATTACTGACTCTGCAAAGAGTTCTAAGCGTGGTAGACTTAAATTAGTTAATGATCCAAATCTAGGATATATAACCTTAAATGAAAAATGTGTTGGTGAAAATATATTGCAGGAAAAATATCTTAATGGCGAGATCACGCTTGAACATAGGTTTGGAGAATTAAGAGCGAGTGCGGCACTTTAAATGATATCCGCGAATACTATTTGTGGCCAGAAAGTGAGATCCGCAGTCCCAGTTTCTCCTATATAGATAAAATCTGCACCAGGATCTAGGTCTTGTGTATTAAGTCTAGTCTCTTCAAAAATTGTTTGAGTGGCATTCAGATCTAACGGAGCTATAGACAGCTTATTAGCGAATGGCGAACTTACATTATTTCCCCTGGCTATGGCAATAATCTCTCCATCAACATATGTGAATCCTGTGATTTGTCTAGCAGATCCACCTATAGCAACATTACCAAAATGTTTTCCATCGAAATCGCTTTGAATACTACCAACAATCAAACTACCTACTGAACCAACAAATGTTCCTAAAGTAAAATTACCTTGTATAATTGATCCAACAGTATCAGAATCAATAGCTTCGACAGAGATAATTGGATCAGTCTCTCCGGGGGTAAACGTCATTATTTGAGTGTCTGGAGTAATATAATCAATAGCCGGAGCAATTAGACCAGCTATCGTATTTGCCGCTACGGCAGGATGTGTACCTGGAGTAATTTGAGTACCAAGTCCAAATTGGAATCCTCCTGCGTCTGGTGTCGTTGCTCGTGTCCATAAATCTTCTCTTGTTAATGGGGGAAATCCGCCAGAATCTAAAAATCCAAAAGTGCTAGCCCCTTGTGTCCCTCTACCGCACATTAAACCATCGTCTGTTCTCTCAGAGAGAGATAGGCCAGGACTCCACGAGAGCATAGTGTAGTAACTTGGGACCGAATAACCGACAGGAATTCTTCCAATTGCCGGACCAATACCTACTAAAATATTAAATAAGTTACCATTCTGGGATCGGGGATTAAATTTCGGTAACGCACTGGTAACGTCATTAGTAAAGTTGGTAGAATCACCTACAAGAGTTGCCTTACCAGTACCTATATTTTGTAGTGATGGTATACCCCAAAGTCCATGTGCCTTTAAATCGCTAAAATGTGTTATTGATGACTCTCCGGCGTCATAACTTTCAAATACAAAAGTGGTAAAATCTGTAACGAGATTAACGCTTCCATTTTTAACTGATATACCACCAACAATATTGGACTCGTCTAAAGGAGCCGGACTAGCTGGCGTTCTTGTGCCGAAAATGTGATAATATCCTGCTGAATGACATCCAAATGAAGTTGCGGCCGTGATCCCTGCTACTCCGCCCCAACTAGTACCATAAGTATATAATCTATATTGTGGGACAACTGTTGCTATACGACTAGCAGCATCAAAAGATATATCTCTGTCATACTCTCTTAAAACGTCTTGTTCTATGACAATAGGATTAATATCTGCAAATTTATATGCCAAGCGTTGACCATTATATGGAGATATTAGTACCATACCCTGAGAATCTTGTACATGGCGTACCCATATAGCTTTATCCATAATATGATAGCCTTGTCCACTGCCACCGTTATAAGCTCCTGGGGATGGCCAAATACTAATGAGCCCCGAAGGAGCTATACCGTCTCTTAAAACGCCGCTCGCATCTATTGTCCCGGCTATATTATTATTAGCTACTACTGCTAATCTTTTTACATTACGAACTTCTCCAAAACGAGGGGTAATATAGTTAAAGTTATTTAACGTAGGTATCTCATACCAAGCTCTACTTGAATGATCAGCATTAATAATTTTTTGTGTTGGTAGTAATGGAATACCTCCAGCTATATTCCGTACAGGTTCTCCAGAATGAGAGGGATACCCAATCGACGTAGCTGGAAAACGATATATATTAATGCCAACGTTTGGCGTTCTCTTATTAACAGTCCTTCCAAATTCCCTAGCACCACTCTGAAGGATATGTGTACTAGTGCCTAATATATTATATAATTCATCATCAATTAGAGCCAAATTATTAGGAGATGTTTTTCTATTAATATTCTCAATAACCTTTAGATCAACTAATCCAGATACTAAAATATGCCCATCAATTCTAATAGTTTTTGTATTTTTAGCGTGAGCCCACCCAGATAAGGCAATAGTAAAATTACTACTATCTGTAATAATATCTTGATCTATCTCGGTAGGTATTAACGTAAACCCCTCTGGTGTTTGGAACGGTGGATAAACTGGGCCAAACTGACTTAACCGAGCATAGATTCTAGTATTTTCTGCTAATTGTGTGGAGGTGTCGAATCTTTGATCCCTAATATTATTAGTAAGATTCACAACTTCCTTGCTTGCAATTCTAGGATACGGACTATAAAATACCTCTGCCCAACTAATGTCAAACATAGCTCCACTTGAGGCTAAAATATTAGACGGATAGTTATATTCCCCAATAACGCCACTTACTGTGTCTCTAAACATAGAGCGTAACCAATCACGCAGTAAGAAATTGTTATCCCAATTAATTTGGGCTCCGGTATTAATATTGAGAGAGAAATCATTATATTCATTAGACATAGATGTAAATAGAGCATTAAGTCCATCTCTTAAATCTTTAATATAACCAGATGTGTGTATTTGAGCTACCCCAGAGGTTGCATCAGACGGCAATCTAATATTTGATACTTGTGAAAAATTAAACTCTTCGGTATTGCTTTCGGCAGTAAAAGCGAATCCACTAGGATCTGGTTCACGAATATTACGAACAATCCCATAAGTGTCATTAATATAAGCTTTGATAGTTGGGACTGTACTAAATCTATCAAACAGTCTAATCTGAGCTAAAAGTGCGTGCCAGGCATTACCCATGTGTATGCCACTAATAGCTGGTAGAGTTATTAAAAATCTATTAGTATATGGGTCTTTTAAATTTATAATACCAGAGGAGTTTTCATTATCTCGTATTCTAAATGGAAAAGGATTAGCATAATCATATGGATAAATCCCAGAGGTAACAGTCATGTTATTGTCCTATGAATGCCTGTCTTGCTATAAAGATAAGATTACCTTGGTCAATGGTTGTAACGGCCAATCCCTGATCTCCTATTCTGGCGAATTGAGGGAATGGGAATACAACACCGCTAACAAAATTATTGACTGGATCAAGGGTTTTATTCAGTTGTTTACACAAGGCAAATGCACCAGAGGTACCAGGATTCATAATATCTATAATCTGGATTGGCAACCCATTAGAGGTTGTTGTACCATTAATAAAAATTCCATCAAAACTCGGACCAGGAGATATGGCTGCATCTCCTTGTGCGGCTAATGTGGTACGATCTCCAATCTGTACCATTCCATTTAATACAGAAAGTCCTTTTAAAGCTCTCGTAACACCATTTAATGCAGCCGTAGGATCTATAATAGTGACATCATATTTAGTAGCATCATCTACATTATTCTGTTCAACTTGAACAATAGTCCCATTACCGAAAGGTCTACCGCCCGTAAAATATCTAAAAATCACAGTACCACCACCGCCCTCAAATTCATCTGTATTATATATGGCGGCATCACCAATATTTAAGAATCCATCAATACATACTGCACCTTCTGTAAAATCTGGATTACTAGACGAGAATTGTGGGGGTTTTGTATATAAGTTAGCATCTTCGCCAAAATATCTTTCGGGTAGCGGTGTGCCAACACTCCCTAAAGTGAAGACATTGTTCACCTCGGTGATTTCAACACGTACTGCTCTCTTCTCTGTATCAAAAAAGATAGGTGGAAGTTCTGGACTTCCAGGTAATGATGGATCTCTTGAGTCTGGGGGGATAGGATTAGCTAAACTTAAAAAGCTAAAATCAATAGGATTAATAATGCCATTGAGGATAGCTCTACTGCGTTCGCCAAGCGGAGCCTCGCGTCCAAACTTAGGAAAATATGATTGTATTTTATAACGGGTATTGAATCCATCAAATCCAAACCCTATATTTAATTCGTTTACGCCATGTGTTACCTGGCCAAATAATCCTGACGCTCCAACGGACTGATCGGCGAAACTATCAAATGATAGTAATGGCAATCCAACCTGTACAAAATCTGCATATCGAGAAGTGTTTCTAGGCACAATTTTCCCTATAACTCGACGCATAGCACGCTCTGTCATAACGTCTAATGAAGTTTGATTTCCAATTGGGAAATAAGTCCATGGTACAAATTGATCATCTAACTGAACAAATTCATCATTTTCAGAAATCTCACCCTGTACCCAGGTAGTCGGATAATTTTGACCATACCGTAAACGAGATTCAATAGGGATGGCCACTCCGCTTAGTGTTTGATATGCATTTAAAACTATAGCAGGATTCAAAATATCCCTTAATCCAGAGCCATCTAACTTTGTTCTAACTGTTAGTAACGTAGCTAAGTTAGCAATTACCTGATCTTCTAATAGTCCGCTAGCAGGACCGGCATTAATAGGTAATTGACACAGTAGCGTGCCCTCTGGAAAAGCCTCAAACGAGAAAAGGTCATCACTTCTGGGATTGATAACACGTTGACCAACTTCTACTAATGTGACTGGTATATAATGTCTCCCATCCCCAGATGGATTAAATGGCGGAGCGTCCTCTGTCCAATTCCCAAAACTAGCTGGAACATCATCTCCTTGCGGACCATACACAGTATCTTGTGGTAACACGCAATGTGCGATAACTCTAAAATCATCTGCAACAAAAGGACTTATCGGGCCTAGCTGTCTATTAATTTCATAATTATTGGTAAATGGACCATTCACACTGCCGGACTGCGAAAGATTAGCTCCTTGTAATTGATTCTCAACATTGGCCCAAGCACTATCAATTAATCTTAATAGTCCAGAAGCCTGATTATATAAAATACCTTCAGCGACATAAGATCTGCCATAATGGCGGGACGCATGATCTCTGACGCGGTTATAGAAATCTATAACCCAATTATGTTCCTCATCCCTTCTATTAGAGATGATTCTAATACCAGATATTCCAGCACCAGTAGCCTCACCAGCTAGCGGCATTAAGGGATCTAATCTACTTTGGAATGCTGGATTTTGTGCTGCGACGGACCCCGCGTCCCCATCTAGTCCGTAACCGGGGGGACTACCATTTGGATCTGAAGTTTGGTATATCTTGAAGTAAGTCCATTGTTCTATGCCAGCCAGAGCTAATTGTAATTCTTTTTCAGTTGGTGTATACACCCTGTAAAAGCCATCAGGATCATAAAATCCAATACTAATTAAATCCCACGCCTTAGTAAAGGTGATATTATTGTCCAATGCGGTTGTGTCTACTCCGTCTATGGGGCTTAATAATGGAGAATTGATTATTCCCTCTTGGTGTCCTCCTAGAAGTCTAAATCTAGTTGACTCTTGAATAAGATCGGAACCAAACCCTATTTGTTTTGTCTCATTGAGACCGCTCAGACTTCCAAATTGGGATACTAAATCAAGAATACCGGCCTCACTAATATCAAATGGCAATTTCTTATTAATAAGATTAACTAGGTTGCCATCCATATTCCAATACCAGTCGAAACCAGTATCTTGGAGCACTCTTGTTAACACCTCATCCAATGGATCTAAATTAAATATAAATCTAATTGCCTCAATCGTACCGCCAATATTAAGCTCAAGCTGTTCAACAGTAGGTAATATTGAAATTGGAAATGCACTCAGCCCCTCATTAAAAGATAAATCAATGGCTTCTAAAATTTGCGAATAAGTAGCTCCATGCTCTAAAATCCTCTTATACTCTTTGATATTCGGATCTAAAGGGTCACCATTAATATCTATAAGTCCATTTAATTTACGGAATGCTCTTGCGACAGAAACTACGCCACTTGGGACGCTTTCGCCGAGGTCTTCGGTATGAATTTTTACCCTTGTAAGATTTTTTCTATTATCTTGTACATTAAGTGTAACAATAGTACCGCCGTCTGTTACTGTGTAGTCAGAATGGGAGATTTTTCCACGAATAAAAAACTCACCAATAAATAATTCAAAATGATGTCCTATAGGAGGTAATTGCCCCGAAGCTCCATGAAATGACGCCGCGTTACCGAATGGGATAAATTCTAACTGGAAATTATGTTGTGTAAGATTAAATCCAAAAGTAGCATTTAATGATGCAAGGAACGCTCCTAAATCACTTCCTGGGACACCGGAACCAAAAAGCCCAGAAGGAAACATAACACCGTTATTTGGTACTCCGGCTCCACTTGTCGCAATATAATGATTAGACATATTTACCTCAAATCAATCCCATCTTCTAATGAATCTGACCATATGACGCCACGACTATCTCTGACAATCCAAATAGGATAATAAAGACCGGGCTCCGTATATGTATGTAGGCTATTTAAAGTCGATGTTGCTGTACTATCTCCATAGTTTAATAAGTTGGCCGTAATAGTCACATTACTCGGTATAGACTCGATCCTCTGAGCAAATTGTACTTGTAATGGAGCCACACCACCCCTAGGTACTCCTGATAGTGTCATTTCTACAGGCGAAATACCAGACGCACAATCTACAACAATTGTATCAGCATTTCTAATACCAGCAGTATCGGTAACTTCGACAACTACAGTAAAGTATCCAGAATTTGCAAAAGTGTGGAAAGCCGGGAATAGTGCGGTGCCACTCTCAGAAGAGAGTTCTGGTGGTGTTAAGTCCCCAAATACCCATCTTGCATGACTAATACCTTTACCTTGAAGCCCGGAAGCCCTCGCAATAAAATATTGTCCAAATGTTGGAGCTAATCCGCTTACTGTCATTGTGGGTATAATAATCTCCACACTTGGCGGGAGTTCCTCTTGGAAGATAACTATTTGTGAGTCAAAATTAGCAGCACTAGTCTTTTCTATAGTGACGTTAGAGTCAAAATTAGCGACATTAAACGCTCCAACTTTGAAGGTCGCATCAAAGTTCACTACACCAGATAATCCTGCATTAAGCCACGCTCCTACTATACCCGAGCCTAATTGAGATACTAATATATATCCACCGATAATACCAGAAGCTTCACCAAGGATACCAGATACGTACCCGCCGATATAAGACGATCCATTAGACATGCCTCTTAAATAACCTCCAATAATTCCAGAAATTGGAATCACTCCCTCAATATAGCCGCCAACCACACCAGAGTTTATACCGAGGCCATGTGTATAACCGCCTATCATACCAACGCCACCGGGCTCTATACCCGATACGTATCCGCCTATGATACCAGAACAAAGCGGATTTTCTCCCCACCCATATACAACAATACCCCTAATCTCCTCTGGCGATAGTACTTTATTCATAAAGAATACGTCTGTCAAGATACCTGAGAAGTTAGTAGACGACATACGTGGGAAATGTCCGATTACAAAATCACCATTAGCACCATCTGCTAAGATGGCCTGCGTGTCTCCTCCTTGGTGTTTGATCGCATTAATAAGTATACCGTCTCGATAAAGACGAGATTCTTGTAGACTATTATCAAATACATAGGTTAAATGAGATTCGCAAGTCTCAACAGATGGAGCACTACCATCAACGTCTTCTGTTGGTGGACTTAGTGGATAATTATTCTGACTTTCTCCCTGCACTTCTAAAATCACATCAGCGGCAGAGCCGCGTGCTCTGAAATGAATTGGCCCTTGGAAATTAGCTCCTCGTCCTAATATAGAGGTATTAAGTTGAGAGGTGTCTAATATCTTAAACCAACCGCCAAATGAGAAATTAGATCTTTTGTCATCAAAAATACCATCTTGATCATTATCAGATATATAGACGAAACTTCCAGAAAGTCCGCCAAGACCAAGTGGATCTGAGGCGAACCTATTCCATGGTTTATGATTGAATCCATGGTTTCTTAAGTTAATAGTATTTTGTTCAAAAGTATTACCAATACCGCTAGCTACACCAATTAATCTTGGCGGATTAGGATGTGGACTTAGACTTACCCCTACGCCAGAGACGCTTAGATCAAGATTAGTCGTAGTTGCAAGTAATGATCTGGCTGAATTAATTCTATCTGCCTGTGTATCCTCTTCCATTCTGTATAGAAATAATAAATCCTCGTCTGTTTCATTCAGTCGCGGCAATGATATATTAATGCCGCTTAACATAATCCCACGGATTTCGGCAGCACTTAATGGTTTTCTCCAGAACGATATTTCTGCAAAATCTGCTATATCCTGCACGCCAGATGATCCGGTGTTATTTTCAAAAGCATTTCCTATAATAAATGCATCAGATAATCTTGATGCGGCAAAAACTGCATTAACCCCAGAGACAAACGATCCACTCCCTTGTGGGATACCGTGAGTATAAAAAGTAGTGTATTGATAGTCAAACATCGTTTGTGCTGGATTTAATGCATAATCTATAGGTAATTCAGACGAGGCAATACCAGATCCAGTCCTAGTGATCGCTATAAATTGCCAACTATTAAGCTGTAGAACATTACTAAATGATTCAGTTTTACCAGTACCTCCCCCGTAAAATACTGTAACGTCATCCTGCGTATGAAACACGCCGAATCTCGTTGCAGAACTACCCTCCCCAAGCCCTATAATACCGCGTTCGTTGCCATCAAAGGCGTTGCCCCTTGGTCTATACCAAAAACATAATGAAAATTCCCTATGACCGGGGGTGGACTCCCAATATCCGGCCGCAGTACCAGCCTCAGAACCAAGATAGTCTGTCTTACTATTCGTAATCATGGCTCTTGGCGAGTAAACTATACCAAGTGATGTATTAGGGGTGATAGAGACAGGATTAGTATTAATAGATACTGGTAGGCTAAAACTTGCTGTCGGGAGCCCCGACGATGGATGTGCAAATAAATTTGATATACGTAATGCACCAACTTCATCTTTATATCCAGCATTATCACTAAAATCTAAAAATTTATGATAAGTAATAAGATTATCTCTGATAAACTCGCTTGACAACACTCTTGTTACATTAGGATCATCAACACCAGTAATATACCCTCCGATAACGCCACTTGCTGTTTCGGCGGTTCTAGGAGCAATGCCATCTCTAACAAGAGCTTTTATTTCAAGGGATGTCAGTGGTCGATTAAAGATCGCCGCATCTTTTATAATACCGCTGAAACCAGTTGTGTCAACAAATGGTAAAGCAGCTTCATCAACTATACCGCCTAGAAACAAGAATATGTCATCCGACGATGCCCCATCAATGGGCGGTACAATAGGTCTATATCCTAATAAATGACCGTTAAAATAGTAATAAGCTATATTAGAATCGGCGACCATAGCAATATGCTGTGGGGTATTCATACGATTTTCTCGCGTGCCACCAAACGCTAGGTCTGACCAGAAACCAGGATAAAAACCAAGGTCTACTGATCTATCAGTCACAGAATCGCTCAATAACATTCTAATGTTATCTTCTCTATTATTATCGGTACTTGGAGTCATGCCAAAGAACCATTCATTATTAATAGAGACCAGCCCATCAACTCCACGACCGAAAATCATACTATTAGTAGGATTCGTGCTATTACGCAGGCTAGTAAGTGTGGGCATAACCCAACACGCGACAGTAAATCGTCCGTTAGTCTGTATAGCATCCCATGCCGCTACATCAGTATTACGTAAGGTACTTGTTATAATAGCTGTACCAGGAGCATTATTATGTTTAAAAAATGCTCCAGAACCAAATGTTCCATCTTTTTGAGCACCGGGAGCGATAATTTCTGGCAATTCGCCATCACCAACAAAAATCATGTCATGATTACCAAAACTATTGTCTCTAAAAGTTAACAGATCTTCCTCAACATCATCAAGTCTCCACAATCCTATTAATCCAGCATCTTTAATAGTCAGAGCAACCCCAGATGATGTAATAGCATCGTAAAATCCTGCATTGCGTGTTATATTTAGTAAACCAGACTGTATAGCCTGCGGTGTCCCAGATCCTAATATGCCATATATGAAGAATGTTTCAGCTATTGCTCCTTTAAAATAAGGGAGCGTAGGATGAGGGTCTGGAAATGATCCCGGCAATCCAGATAACGATGTGCCCAAAATAAACATCGGCGTTGTCTGATTGGCGAATATATTACCAGCTCCCACTTTTGCTTTTAACATAGTGGGAATACCATCTATGTATAATATTAAATGATTAGGAGTTTTTGACAAATTATTGTCGAATGTTACAGCAATATGCGTCCATTTATCGACACTTAAAACATTCCTAGCCCTTAATTCTACGTCGTCATTATTAACGCGAGCAACAACTGTATCCCCCTCTTGGTAAAGATTTAATGCAGGTCGCCAGCTTGTTGCTGTAAGGCCGCTACCTATAGCAACAATACCGCGAGTATTTGTAATCTCATCTGGTTTGACCCAGATACCAAAGGTTGCCTCCGCAATAGCTAGATTACTTAGTGTTTGTTGTGCTGTGCTAGCATCCCAACCCCTTTGTACTCCAGAATATCCAAATAATATAGTTTTTTCACGCCACCATGCATCATTGATACCATTAAATACAAGGCCGCTACCCAGAGCACCTCTAGCACCAGCAACAAATAACTGTGATCCATAGGGTCTTTTAAATGGAACTAAATTATTACACGTCGCTCGATCTCTTATACTTTCAAGGATTACGCCTCCGTGAGCACTTTCGTCAGCTTTAAAAGTATAATAATTAATAACCTCGTAGCCTTTCCATTCATCAGCATCTAAGTGAAAACTGGTGTGCATATTAACTGGTCTATCACCGATGCCAGAAACAAATCCACCAAAGACTCCAGAGGCAAATCTTTGCTCACCAATGATATAACCGCCAATATTAGCGATTGCACCACTTATACCAGATACTTGACCGCCAATAATACCAGACGATTGCCCTAATGCATTAATATACCCACCTATAATACCGGAACCATAATCAGAACCTTGTAAATAACCACCAATAATACCAGAGGTAGTGCCGGAGGCGGCACCTAAACCATTCATAGATAGGTATAATATTTCACTATCATTTAGTGGTTTATTGAAATATACAACGTCTGCTAGATATGAATCGAACGACGCTCTATTAACACCCCATCCCCAAACTCCGGTTTGCGGAACTAAGAAACTTAGGATTCTAGTCTCAACCTGTTGTGGAACATGGAAACCACTAGGATCTACACCTTTAGAGTCAATCGGAATACCATTAAGATACGCTTTAATAGTATTATTATTCTTATTATATGACCACGCTAAATGTTGCCAGGAATCAATGTGTCCGCCATCAAATGCACCATTTTTAAATAATTCTACAACATCATTTGGATTACTATCAGTGGCAGTTCTTATTAAACCACAACGAATAACATTAGCTGTAGTGCTCGTATTATCATATGGCATACTACCATTACGAGATAACAACATCTTAATAGAATTTGAGTCATCAATAATAATAGCCCACGAAGAATCATTAAAAGCGGTATCATTAATTGCATCTGGTACATTCCCATACCCCATAATAAATTGGGCGTCTGTAGCAGCAACAGCGGCTCTCTGAGCAAACCAAAAACCGACAGTAAACCCTTCGTTTGGGGTATTAAAAGCCGCACCTGACGCTGCAAATGGAGTAATAGCATCACCGACTACGAAAGACTTAGCGGCGTAAGAAATACCACTAGCTCTAAATCTTAGCGGCGAGTCTTTTAGTGGGCCAGGAGTATACCTTAAATTATGGGCAGCATTGGATTGACTTGCAAATAAATTCTTTTCTGCCACCTCTCTAGCAAGGTGTCTCAGATTATTACCCTGACCAGTTACATCTAACGTACCAGAAGCATCTCCAGAAAATCGCCAATTGGCTATTAATCCTTCACGTAAAATGTCTGTACGTCGCTGTGCTGGTGCGTTTATATATCCTGGTAAATTAACATTATTTGTAATACCGGAAGCTGCTAAATGTAATATATCGTCATTTGAAAAAGAGCCAATTAAAACAGCAACATTCCTTAGAGATATTTGACCAAGACCGCCAAATAAAGTCTTATGCGTGCTAAATGTATCAGATGCCGCCCGGCCACCAAATTGTAAAATCCATGGTTGATGATCAACGTCACTATAATAACGACCCAACGCATTAGTAATCGTTCTAGTTTGAATTCTCTGGCCACTAACATAAATACTAAATTCAATAGGTTGAGTTGCTGCTGTAGTTAGGGTGTTTGGAAACAAAGAACGAGCACGTAATAATACTCTGTTCGGTAAACCATAAACAAGATTACCAGAACATAGTGGAGTCTGATTGCCGTCTAAAGCGTCTCTCGATTCCCAAACTATAGCAATACCAGATCCGGGTTGATTTGCATTAATGCCAGTTAAGAATGCAAATAACCTATCTGAATCATCTCCGTATTCCATTAATAAAGAATTAAATTCCCTACCTGTGCTACCAGCATCAGATATTCTTGGAATAGATCCGCTAGGAGTAACATCAAATACCCAAACTAATTCATTAATTTGTGCTGGTTGTCTACGATCTCTTTCAGCATCAATTGGAATCCAACGCATTGAAAGATCAGATGATCCTGTTAATCTCTCGGATGTAAATTCTCCACCAATTTCATGATAACCCTTACTTCCTGCCATAACAACATAAGTACCAGATGTAAACCCTAGTATTGGATCAGTAGTAATATTGAATCTATCTATCTTAAAAAATGGACTTTGTGTGTCACTTGCCTCTATTTGATCCCATTCTAAATCACTAGCTATCCTCGTTAAATGTGCAGGGATAGCGGTTCCACCCATAGACATAGTATGGTCCGCAATATTGAATCCCTGATTTAATAATCCAGAACCGGGCCAATAACCTCTTAATCTAGGATCATGCGGAGTATAAAAAAGCGGCGTAATATTAATACCGCTTTGAGCCAAGAAATTGATTTCAGACGCAAGTAATGGTCTACCCATGATAAGTACATCAGCGAATGCATTACGTGTAGCATTATCATATGTTAATATAGACGTTGGTATATCCTGACAAAATACCAAAGGAAATCCGCTTGTTGCTAGTCCTTGAATATGATTAATTAATGAGACTGGCAGGGTTCCACTTTGAGCCAAAATGCCATTCACATATAGAGACACGCCAAGGGTTTGATCATCATACAAGAACGCTACATGGCTTGTTGTTGCACTCCACGGATCATTAATATTAGAACTTAGAGTTGTAATATTGGAAGAGTCGCCATTATTAAATATTCTAGCCTGAATACGATTATTTGGAGCGGTGCCAGTAATATCTAACACGAATCCATTAGAATTAGCAGTATTGGCCGTGGCTCCAAATGAGAAAATTTTACCATCATTTGCATTTAGATTGAACCAACCAGCAATAGTAAAACTTCGATTGTGTATTAAGTTTTGTGATAAACCACTACCGGCAGCAAGTCCAACAGTAGTAGACGAGCTAATAAAGGGCATAACATGTCCAAATGGACCGGGAGCGATTGTAACATATTCATCAACTCCATTAGTAGAACCTAAATCACGCTCTGCTATAAGATTAAAGTGTCCGCTACCAACATCAATATAACTTGGACTTATATTAGGATAATATGCAATAAGTTTTCGATCACCAAGAAGGATTTCTTTGCCTTCGGCGATACCAATACCATCTAATGGTTGTAAACCGCCGGCCAAATGAATATCAAGGATTTCTCCTTCGTGCAAAACACGGTCATAAGCATAAACGCCAGAAACTAAATGACCCCATCCAGTAGCATGATCATAAATATCAGTTAAAGTTGTAGTAGTTTGACTAGCACCTATAGCTAAAACACGATCAGCATAAGTTGCATTAGCTCTAGTTAAAGAGGTGGATGTAGTACCGCTGGCAGCCACACGACCATTTTTATATAAAACAGCCTGATTACTAGTACCATCAATAAATCTGTAAGTAAAAGTTAAATGGATATAATTACCAGACTCGATAGGAGTTGTTAAATGTAAAGCATTTTGTAAAATATGTGCGTATGCAGTTAATGGAAATCTATTAGGATCTGCACTAAATTGGGCACCTTCATTTAATTTGCCAGAAACTCCGAGTATAAATCCAGCATTAGCAGCACTTTTTGCTATTAATGCGTGATGCTCTGCTAGTAATTCATTAGTATTTTGAACGCCAGCAATGTCTGCCGATCCATTTGTTTGTGGATTAACCCAAAAACCTACAGTAAATCCACTTTGGGCTACTGCTGGTGGAGCTAATGCCATACGAGCAGAAAAACCACCATGTCCTAAGATTAATGCTTTTTCATTTGGACTACTATCTTCAAGACTAAGATTAGATGTACCCTGTACTTTATATCCAGTATATGTTGTGCCAGACGATATATTAAATTCAGAAAAAGTACCAGGCCATGAAGCCTGTGCAGATAAATCCGTATCATCCCCAGTTATATGTACATGTAAATCAAAACTGATACCAGATGGTTTGCCAGCATATGACGGAGCATAATTATGGAATACTGGAGATCCACTTGGTTCATTAAGTGGAGCTAAAAGAATTAAACTTCCATCATTTATGACCATAAATTAATCTCTTTATAATCACCAAACCATGGGTCTACTCTATATCTACGCATAATATTGCCACCGCCGTCAATGATATCTATATTAATAAAAAGCAGATTAATATTCGTAGGCTGATGATCCAATATAAGCAATTTAGGCTGAGATGTTTCCATATTAATATCATAATATTCTACAATAAACTTTTCTTTGTCGTCTATAATGACTTTTTGCATACTTAAGTCACTTAAAGCGGTGCCGCCAATACGAAAAAATTCATCTGATAGTTTATTGCAAGTAATCACATGATGAGTATTTAAATGTGTTGTTAAATATAGGGTACCAACATCCCCCTCATATTCAAATTTATAATCCATTAATAAATCCTATAATATTATCAGTATTTTTTAAATGACAGAATTCAGACAAATCAGGAACTATATCTATTCTCTTATTTTCATTTAATGCTTTACGCATCTGCGTCCTGACGCTTTCAATATCGCAGTCATACCATGTACCGCCAGTCGTGACTTTAACTAGATCAAAAGGACCATGAGATCCATCACATATATAACGACCACCAACTTCTTCTGAATAAATTCTATAGCCAAAATTACTTAGGTAAGTTGAGAATTTATGTAACCCGCTGTGATTAGGAGCAATAATTATCTTTTGAGAGGCAAGAGCCTCTAGAATAGAAAAACCATTACAATCGTAACGGGAACATGACACTATAGCATCACTAATATCATATAAATCTCTAATATCGGCAATTGGTGATTTTACGATTTGAATTCTGGGTGGCTGAGTCTTATTATTTATTCGAATAATCTCATCAATCCAATGTTTTAAATTTAGAGACGGTTCATTATTATTTGTAACGCTGGTTCTTAAAATTAATAAAACAGGATCATCATAATTAAATTCTTGAATATAAGCATCTAATAAAATATCAAGACCTTCCATAGTATCCAATGATCCAATAGATAAAAATGTATAGTCAGATGATTTTTGTAACTTATTTTTACTCTTATTGTAATTATTGAAATATTTAACGTTTAGAGGAGTGTTGCAAATTAATATTTTCTTCTTAAGACCAGCACGATCAAAATTATGAAAATTCTGCTCGTTATTAGTAATGATCGCATCTATCTGGTGTAGATGTTCTATGCAGACCCTTTTAGGGATATAATCTGAATAATAATTAACATACGCAATATTGAGTCCATCCTTGGATACTGGTTTGCCCGCAAAACAAATTGGAGCAATATTTAAAGAATGTCCAGAGACACTCTGCGGGATAGGATCAAACGCTCTCTGATTTGAATAGCGGAAACGTGGACAGGTAATATTATTCTCGTAAATACCTTTGTGGTATAACCTGCCAAGTGAGGCGTAGCCCCTGTCATTATAATAAGATATAAACACCCTAACTCCCTAAGCTAGTCCTAATGGCCACGCTTAATATTGGGGCTCGTGCCTAAACACGAGCCCCATTTAACAGTTATGACAGATTAGTAAATGGATTGGTTGTGGTAACGCCAACGCCCAAGTTATTGTCTGCGGCTATTTCATCATGAAGATTGAAAGATCCGGCAGGACGGTCAGTTAAAAATACGATCTTAGTAGAGTATGACCACTCAACTTGGTTGACATTATTTGTGCTACCTACGAAGTTAATTGTTGCCATAATTATCTCCTTTCTAGAAAAGATAAGCTGTTAAAATTAAGTACACTAATGGTTAAAATTAACGATTATGGAAAAATCTGTGGTATTAGGGAAAACCCTTAGTTAATTAACTATAAATGCCGCTTGGACTTGAAAAATAGATTAAAAATGTTACAAACTTGTTACAAATGAACCACTTAAATTTGGTGTAGTATATACCTACTGTTCTTTAGGGTACGAAGTACCCCGGCGGGAGCCGATATTCAGTTCGGCTGGAAATTGGTTGCGTTGCTTTAAATACGTAAACTACCAATGTGTAGCAACGAATTGTAAGCCGAACCTTCACCAATAGCTGGACGTTCCGAAGGAACGACCCTGAAAAATCTAATATATACAGTAATACGGTCGTTTGCGGACGCTCACAGGCGGACGCTTACCTTTAGATAACTAATTACGAAGGAGTGAAGGTCGGTACGACCACAACGACTGAGTAATTACAGCCGATAATGATCATCCCAGAAATCCGCAAGTAACTTTATTTGTAGCTGGCCGGACCCACAGGCTCCAAATTGACCGAAGGCTCCTCCATACGGAATGACAAGATTCATATAAATATACTGAGAAACATTTGCATCATCATTGGCAATTAACGCATTGTCTCCGTCTTGTCTTTTAATATTTGGTAATAACCCTGGTATCGCACTTAATCTAGTGCCTTGTCCAGACGGCAATACACAATTTGGCTGCCAGGTGCCACTTGGAGCGATCTGAATAAAAGCCGAGTCTAGTCCTTGATCTATCGGATAGTTTAATGCCGAAGAATTGCCCAGAAATAACCTTAAATTAGAAATCGCGACACCACTTGTTGCAGTTCTGACAACTACTGCGGTTACTTTAGACTCCAAATGAGAAGTGGGCGAAGCCGCATTAAAATTAAGGTTCTCAAAAACTAATGTGCCGCTGGAAGTATTGCCGGTTGATTTTTTACACCCTGTTGATAATCTTTGTTTAAAAGCAAACGAGCCACCCGGAATATGCCTAGTGCCAGCAGGATTGGCTATTTCGCTGGTATTAAACTCGAAAAACTCAATAATCGGTAGTGTTAGTGCCATATTTATCCCACAAATAATGCCGTAGAATGCGGCTGGTTAAACAAATTATCTTTGAACGGCTCATAGTCCCAATAATTTAATAGATCCCACCACGAGCCTAGAAGAAGGTCTTTATGAGTCCCTGGATCAGGCATTATATATTCTTTTATATGACTGCACACTTTCTCCGAATTAAAATGCTCTCCATTAAAATATAATACGCATTTATTTTTCAAGCGTCTTAATACTGGGAATTTTTTAATAGGCTGCATAATTATAATAAAATCATAGTCTTCGACTAGCGTAATCTCCGTCAATTGTTTCAAGTGATTTTTATAGCCAAAATAATCTGCTCTTTGGTTCGCCGCTATTCTTGGGCCGGGGTGCTTCTCATAACTCGCAATATTAAAAGATCCGTCTGAAGCTGAAGCAACCAATGACTCTGTATATCCATTACCGCCTCCAATAATTAGAATATTCTCAGGCTGTACTTCTTTAATTAAAAGATATAGATGTACAGAATCCCATAAATTTAACTCGCCAGAATAATTAATCCCAAATCGAAAACGCTCTTTATTTTGATATGTGTCTTTAAAGATAGTAAAATCATGCTGGAATCTCTCGTGTAGAGAAACAAACCAGGCACGAGGTTTTATGTTATGAAAAATCATAAACAACGGTTTGGCGAAATGAATTGCCAGCCGCTCCTCCTCGTTGTCCGACAGGGACATCGTTATCGGCATATACCGCGAGATAAATATATTGAGAGGAATCTACGTCTAATACTCCGCTTAGTACGTTATTACCGAACTGAAATTCTGGGAATTGTCGAGTCGATTTAAGATTTTGAGCAGTAGGCAACGAAGTTGGCGTATCTGGTGTATCTCCAAGCGTAAGTTGAAAATTAGGTATAAAGTCAAAACTCTTCTTTTCTAAGAATCTATAAGTACCCTCTCCCCACGCCGAGATATTTCTGAGGAAGAATCTGAGATTAAATATGCCAGATGCGTCTCCGTAAGATGCAACTCTCCCATATATACATCTGGTAGGACTAATAGCACCAGACACAGTAGTATTAATTGATCCAAAATCAAGACTACCACCAGCGGCCGTATTTAATAACTTTATAAAGCCGAAGCTTGGATCTGCTTCATGTCTATGTCCAGATGGATTTATAGCAGGGTCTTGTTGAATCCACTGCCAAACGGGGATCGAAACCATAATTTTATCCTTTAAATTGTCACAAGTACAATGTCTGAGTTATTACTAAGTGTGCTTGCAATATCCGTTGTGAAGATATAGGTTACATTAGCATTACAAGTTAAATCAATATCACTAAATGTTTGATTCTGACTACCAACCCGTAACGTCTGAAAATTAGCTACGTTAGCATGTATTCTACGAAGCCTATTTAACTCGTCTTGTACAAATTGTATAGCTCGATTAGTATCAGCAATATTATCGCTAGTGTTCTTTGCCTGAGCATTACAAGTGATGGATATTGAACCTTCTGTTGTTGTCTGTATAGACTGTAAAAGTGGGCCGATCCTCCTAAAGGGGATAGGATGTGAAGCTATGACTCTAATACCATCGTTGATCGTTACGGAACATTCTCTACTAGCAATCCCGCTAGGTAAGAAGACGGCTGGATCATCCGTATAAGTATAGGCAAATTGAACAGTACCGCGACACTTATTTTCTGTAATACTAATAGACTGAGGATTGTTTACTGCCAGTCCGCTTCCAAATATATTAATCTTGTATCTTTGATAGATACCAGATGCTTCATATGGTAATTGTGGTTTTACTTGATTTAAGAAGCCAGAGGCCGCTCTTTGGAATCCTACACCCCCTTCTAGTCCTAACCCTGGCGTATTGGTTCTTCCTAGCCCTTGGACCGTTCCTTGTACTGTTACGGTAGCGATACCATTTTGATCTTCTGTATAAGATGCTGTTTTTTGATTATAGAAGAATGGCACGCCAGAGACAATAGTAAATACTTCTGTAACAGAGTAGCTGCCGTTTGCAACGTCAGCCACCTCTTCACGTTGAGTAGAGACTTCGAAAATAGGACCACCGGCAGGATTAGACGGATGGATAAAACTAAAACTACCAGAAGCATTAGGTTCTGTGAAACATGGCAAATCTATTGGTAATTGGTTAATACCTAATGCAGCTTTAACCCTACGAACAGCCTGTTGGAACGCATCTGGCTGTCCCGTAATACCTTGAGCACTAACATTATGAGTTACTTGTAATACGCAGGCATCCGGGTCTTCTCTAAATGACCATTGATTACTAAAAGAATCTGTAACTCCCGAGACTCCAGAAGCACCAGTATTATCTTCTAATTCTACACTGTAATCAAACCTTGTTACGTGAACGTCTGGCGTGATGTTAACAGAATTCACTCGTGGTCGAAGACCAGAGGCAATAATAGTGCCTTCGGCCAAGGTTTTGTTGCCTGGACCGGCCAATATAACAAAGTCGCCAAAATCTACAGAAAAAATACTGCGTAGCTGTTCCTGCTTTACATACATTTGTTCGTAACTGCCAGATGGGAATATTAAAATAGAGCTTGTGAGAGTGAGCCTGGTTCTATTAGCAGTTCGAGTACCAGAGTCATCTAGTACTGGCTCTACTGTGAAATCAATAAGAGGAGCTGGTTCTATGCCATTGCCGTTATATTTTACTACAACTGGAGCCGGTTGAACTCTAGTTACTACTGAAATTAGATCTGCCATTATAATGCTCCGCCGTTAGACGACATAATTCCCCGCTCTCTTAAAACTTGGAAGATACTTCTTATTGCTTCTTGTACCGGCACGGTTAATGAATCAAATTGTTGTTCGAATTGTCCTTTAATGGCGTCTCTAAGTGCATCTTCTAGATCATCAAGGCCGGTAACTCTTACGCTAGCGTTTTGTTGTGTTACTACATTAATATTAATGTCACTAATAGGAGAAGCCGCCGATACAACGGCTGGTGTTGCGGCTGTAGCTGCGTCAGTATTACTTGCAATATTATTGTTAGCAACCAGTATTTGTTCTAAAGTATCAACGACCCTATCGAGTCTTTCCGTTAATTGTTGTGTGGTTTGTTCGTCATTGCCGCGTACAGAAGGGATAGATTGTAGCGTCGAGGTTACTGATCTAGCAATAGCAGCGGCCATGGTTGGATTTAGAGATCTTATATCGTTGATAGCAGATGCTATGGTTCCCATGTTGCCATTAGCATAATTCGGTACTATAGTCTCTTTAGTGTTAGCTATGGCTAAATCGGCTCCAGCAGGCATCATACGTTTTTCGCGTTTAGCGGCATCTAATACGGCAGCAGCTTCTTGTGGATTTAAGTTACCACCACCGTAGTTAGGGACATAGCCAGCATATCTAGACGATAGTTCGCCAGCAGAAGTGCCTGCTTGAAAAATTGATAATTTAGCAGAGGCAAGTCTATCAATAGCTTGCACGATTTGTCCACCAATATCATGTTGTGTACCGATCTGTCTTTCAAATTGATGAGCTTCGGCCTCTATTTGTTTAAGTTCAGATTCTTTAGTTGCCGCAAGTAATCGCTCGATCAGTGCTTGTCTTTGTTCGTTAGCAAATTGCAATACGCCAACTTCGCGGGCTATTTCGTCTCTGATAATAATCGCATTTTCTCGGGCTCTTTCTTCTTGGATCTTTGCCATTTCAAGCTGTATTTCGGCAGCCTCTAATGCTCGTTGAGCTTCCATTACTTGCGTGATCTGTAGCTGAGCGTCCCTAATAGCTAAATCTTGTAACTTTACAAGCTGGTCTTTTTGTTGGCTTAAAAGGTCTTCGACGGCAGGCAAGCCTTCGTCTGGAGCGATACCAGCACCAACCTGCCCTAATGCGGTTCTTAATTCTTCTGGACTGAACCCACCGATTTCAGTTGTGCTTGGGAGAGTGCCTAGAGCATCTAATATTTTCTGTCTTAACTCTAGTGGCATGGATAATAATTCAGCACTAATTGCATTAAATTGCGTATCTCCAATCTTAAGAAAATTTTCAAAGGAGCCGCCAAGTTTATCTGCTACAAGTGCAAGTCCGGCAATTCCTTCGCTTAAGGCTCGATTTTCTTGAAAAGACTGCCCGAACACCCCAAGGCCAGCACTTGTTATTTGAGATTGAGCATCTCTTAAGAATGATAGCGTCTCTTGAGCCAACTGTCTTTCAAGCTCAATACGTGTTTGAAGATTAATATTCGCGTCTAATAGCACAGATGTAAATGCGTTATTAATTGCAAACAATCTATCTTCCAACGTATTAAGGCCGCCACCCAATTCTCCAATTTGTAAGCCTAATAAATTAGATTCTACAGTAGCTTGAGCGAGCGTGCTGTTGTAGTCAAGAATTGATTTTATAAGGTCTTTGTAAACGTCTGATAAAGATGAGGATGCTTCTATAACCTCTCCGTGAGAAGTAGCCAATTCTGACTGAGCGTTGGCCTCTTGGTCTGCTAAATCAGCAAATTTCTCATTTAAGAAGTCCTTATACGCCTGTTCAGTATCAAGTAATTCTTCTTTAAATTCTCTTTGTGCGTCTCTAACTTTTCGAATAGCTTCGTCGAGTTCTTTAACTTTTTGAGCGTTGGATTTTAGTGAGTCTCTAAGATTAAAGTTTGCCTTTGTTAAATCTACCTTCCCTTGCACCTCACTTTTATCAAGTTCGGCCTGAAGATCGGCACGCTCTTTGATTAACTGAGCCATGCCTTTGCCGGTCTTTTGACTTACTGTCCCGGCTGGCGTCGATTTAATTTCTTGATCTAATTCAGATAGCTTCTCAGTTAAAAGACTAATTTGTAATGCTGTACGTTCAGTTGTAGCGTTGAGAGAAGCCTGTGCTTTTTCGACATCGTTGCCAAAGGCCATTTTAACAGCATTTCTCACCCCGTTACTAAAGTCTCCGGCGTCTCTAAGGATTTCTGCAAAATCTTGACTAGTAAGTGAGGCCAATGTATCCAGGTCTGCTGTAGTAGCACTAGCACCAAGACCGAGATCAATAAGAGTTAACTTAGTATCATTTAAAGCACTGTTTAATAACTTAGTTGCCTCTACGTTCGCCTGTGAGATTTCGAAACTCTCAGTTTTTATTGCTTTATCAAGATCTGCTGCCTTTTGAGCAAGCGTGACTTGACGTTGCAACACTTCTTCTGTTAGACTAAACAAATCATTAACTAATTGACGCTGTTTATCACTTAGGTCTTTGCCTTCAAAAAACTTAGTGAGGAATCCCTGTGCGGCAGGACCAGATTCGGCCATCGCTTTAGCAAATGAGGATAAAAATTCATCAGCAGCCTCTTCTGCGGTCTGTTCTGGATTACCAGTAATGCCGAATCCTTCTGGTCTCTGTCTAGCTAAATCAGTTAACCTATCGAGGCTGATCTTTGTAAAGTCTAGTACATTTTCAGTAGCCTCAAGTTCTCGCTTTCGGACTTCAATTTCAGACTCAAATAATTTAATATTAGCCTGCTGAATAGACTGTAGTTCCATACGAGCTTCTACTAATTTCTTTTCTGATTCGGCAGCTTTATCGAACAAAGAGGCTCCAGCTAATACATCTTCGATCTCACGAGTCTTAGCTTTAAATTCTTTAGTAAACTCTGAGAAATCTCCCCCCAAATCTTCAAAGAATTGGCGACGAATCTTCTCTGGTGGTGCTCCTTCTTCTGCGAGTTTTCGTGTTTCTATAAGGCGTTCAGCAGTTTTAGATAGTGCTGCAATTAGCTTAGGATCAAAAACATCTTGCGGATCAAATCCTAAAAAGTCACTACTACCACCGCTTAATTTCCCAATTTTGCCTACTTCTTCAGCTATTTTAGTTGTGTCAATACGACCCTTATTAGCCTCAATAGCATTTTCAATAGCAACTACTATATCATGACCAACGCCGGCTGCATTTTTATTAACGTCAGCTAGGACATTATCGAACGCCTTAAAGCGTTGCTCGTTGTCTTTAATTTCTTTCTTGAGTTTATTAAATTCAAAGAATGCCTGTACGGCAGTATTGACGCCTTGCGTGAGTAAGCTGATTCCAGCAGCCAATAATGATACTTTGCCACCGAGCGGCAAAAATGCCAGACTAGTTTGAGCTGCATCGAATCCAAGATTAAGTAAGTTTTTAGAGGTTGTTTGTAAGGCTGTTAATTGCCCTTTTTGGGCGTCTGCTAATTGTTCAAAGCCAATTTCTACAGTTTTTTGTGTCTGTGATAATACTAAATAACCAGCAACGCTTGCTGCCAACACTGCTGTTTGTCTCTTATTGGCAGATGCTTGAGCCTGATTAGCTTGAGCTTGAGCGGCAATATGTGCCGCACTAGATTGTAGCCCTTTTTGGAAATGATTGATTGTGCTAACAAATTGTGCATTTGCACCCACTTGAATCTTCTGAGCACTATTTAATGCCGTTGTAAACGTTGTAACTGCCTGTGCGGCTTTCTGAACAGTATTCGTAAATGCCGCTATAGGACCAGTCTGTGCTGCTGTTGCTGCACCGCCACCGCCTTGTAATGATACTGGGCCACCCGGGCCTTTACCAGGACCACTTAAAGGGCCACCTAACGGTCCTTGTACACCGAATATCTTAGCTCCAATCTTAAGACCAGCTAAAGCCAATAACGGTGCAATAGATACGCCAAGCGTATCTGCAATCTTTACTATCTCTGTAAGGCCGGACGCAAAGTTGCCGCCGAATTTCACAAGCTCTTTAAAGATATCAAGTAATCCTGCCTGTCCAACCGAACCTGCTAATTCTTGGAATTTAGCAATAGTAATATCAACTTGTGATGTGAGCGTCGAAAGAATAATCTCTAATCTTCTCTGGGACGCTCCTTCGGAATTAGTAGCAATGGTGCTAAGTTCTTGGGCTCTCTCAAGAGAATTAAGAGTCGCAATAAAAGACTCAACTTGACGAACACCACCAATCGCTTTTGCCGCATTAGCCTGCTGAGCCTCTGTTAAACCATCAAACTTAACCTTTATATCCTTCAAAACAGGAAGTAATGGCCTAAGAGATCCATCGAAATTCTCAATTGAGATACCGAGTGCTTCGATAGCAGTTCTAGATTCACCGGCCGCTAAAATTCTTGTGGAAATAGTTTTGAAGAATGTGCCGATTTCTCGACCAGACTTACGAGTTTGCTCTCGTAGAGCACCAATAAGACCGAACGTATCTTCAATATTTTTAGCAGCGAATGCAAGCGAGTTACCACCTGTCCTAAGTGCCTCTGCAAGGTCAATCGCGTCAACAGCGGCAGCGTCTTCAACTGTAGCTAACTTATCAACAATAGATGTTGCTTTTCCGGCCTGGCCAGCGAATTGTTTACTAATAGCAAGTAAAACTTCTTGAGCGTCAGCTAATTCAAGAGTAGTTGTCTTTTCTGCAAGCGTAGCTGCTCTTGCGAGTTCGAGAGAGCGTTCGATTGTTTCACCAGCCTGCTTGAAAACTTTGACTGTTTTAAGCACTTCTGAGCCAGTAGAACCAAGAGCAACTGACATTTCGAATACTGAGTCGGTAATAAGATCCATTTTGCCAGCAAGTTCCGTGGGGTCGGTTCTAACGATCTTTGCAAGTTCATGTTCAAAGTCTGCAATAAATGCAACGCCACCCTGGATAGCCCTATTAAGGGTAACGAATGTTGGCAGTAAGATAGCGAATTGAGCCATGCGTTGCACGAAACTTCGTGCAATATTACTAGCTCCTACCATATTTTGTTGTACTTTTTGTGTGCTTTTGGCAACATTGGTCATTTGCTGATTAAGTGCCTGGGCCGACTTAACAGTTACATTTATGTCCTGTGGCAATCCAGCAGTCATCCTACTAACCTTTTTAAAGATTGCGGGATTAATTTGTATCTGATTAAGTTTTAGAATGCCCTCTAACTGAATCTTGCCCATTAACTTACCTCATGTTGCATGAGTTTTTCAAACTCGTTACCAATCGCTGCTTCTATTGCCTGCATATTGCTTTGCAGCCAATCTACATGATATTGTCTAAGTTTAGGATCGAATCTCCAATAACCCCTACTACCAAAACGTCCTCTAGGAAGCATTAAACCGCCCAATGGAGCGTCAAGTCTTGGCCTATCCTGTAATTCTGGCGGTAGGTTATTTCTATCCACATAACCACCATCACCAACAGATTCTTCATCTACGATCCATTGCAGCCACGATTTAACTTTTAATTTACCAGTACCAGACGCCCAATGTGGAGTCCCATATTTTAGCTCTGCCTCATCACCAAATCTGAAAATTAAAGACCGGCCTTGTGTTCTTACAGTAAATGAATCTATATATGCTTTTAAGAGAGAATCAGTATCTCCGGGGCGTATACCTAACTGACTTAGACCGTCATTACTATTAATGTAATGCCAAAACTGAGTGCTTGTAATACCCTTAATACCAAGACCACCATATACTAAAGCTGGAACTAGGTCGGTAATTGTCCATGCGGCCAGATTACCTATAGCTTTATTCCACGCTTTGTACAGGAACGATCTCGTTGTCTGCACCGGGCGTATGAACTGGATCTCCAATGTCGGCTTTACCATTTTCGGTTCTTTCTTTTAATTCAGCTTCGGCTTTCGCGATTTCTTTATCAAAGAACTGTTTTTTTGCCTCTTTAAGCCACCTGTGCTCTGGAAAGGTTTCTAACAAAGTATCTTTATTTGTATTCAATAGAGCAGCCAAGGTTTCCATGGCTCTCATGGGAACCTCTGACGTTTCATTCTCGTCTTTTTCAAGCACATATTCTTTATAGTTCTTCCAGTAACGAGCATTGTTTGCTTTAATAAGTACACAGGACGCCATAAGAGCCTCCTGCTTAACTGTATCTGCATAACCCTCACAAGAGTTCGTATATGAGTTTTGTTGTATTAAAAATAGTCGCCACATCTTATTACGTGCCTGATCGAGTAACTCTGCTAATTCAATACACTTAGCATTGTCACTACGCGATTCACTTTCTTTTAATTGAAGCTCTAATTTTGCTATATCTTTAATAAGCTCCTGTAAAGCCTTATCGTCTTCTTCGTCCCAGATACCGTGTTCTCGCATAAGGTCTTTCATCTTTTCTCTGGGCAAAATACCATTTTTAAGTGAGTTGCTATAAGCAATACGATAAATCATATCTGCCTCAGTAACCTCTTTGACGCCAGCTTCCTTAAGAATAAACTCTGTCTCTGATCCAAAGCGATCTTTAGCCTTAAATACCTTCATGATCCCTAACTCCTATATATTGATTTACAAGGTCGTATCGCCAATCTGTATATTTAGCTCTCACAGCACTATTAAATGTATAATTGTCCATAATAGGGACTACTTTATTTATACATTCGTTTAACCCAACAATCTCTAAAATAGCCGCATCTGACAAGTAATAAAGGATACCACATCCTAATTCTTCTCTTAGTGCGTTTAATATTTTAATCTTATCTTTCGATGCCTTAATTTTAATGCTCGGCTTATCAGTAAATTCAATTTGTTTTATAGAAGATATGAATTCTGCCGTCATACAAAGACGATTATCGTCGCCTATTCTTAATGGACGATATTCTACCTGATAATCTCGTAACTCGTCTCTGGATGCCCTAATAACATCATTTACAGCAGTTTTTAGATCGTGTCTAAATAGCGACCCTTTTTGTGTGTCCTTGATATTATAAAATTCAGTTTCAAATTTTGTTAATAACTGTACCATTAAGTGCTTCAATCTTCTCTCAAAACTAGAAGATAATAACTGATGTGATTTGTTCATTATTTTACTTTCTTAGTCTCCATACCTAATAAATGTCTATTTTTACCTTTACGCAAGTGCTGTTCTTCAATGGTGCCTACTTTTTCTATGACATCCTGCTCTTGATTAATTACTTTTCTAATTTGCGGAGCATTTTTATTATAAAAAGCCTGTGCCATTTGTTCCTTTTCTTCCACTGTATATCGAATATATCGACCATATAGGCATTCTACTGCGTGCTGTTGTTTTTCGCCATGTCCTTTAGCTTTCACCGCAGCTACTCCGCAGGAACAACTTTCTGAGTAATATCCATCCAATACAATCATTTGCTCTTGATGATCTTTTGCGTTAACGTGTGTCTTTTTATTTTCTGGACTGTTTCGTTCAAGTAGCCATGCGTCTAAAGAGTCATCATTTTCGATAATATCTTCACTAGGCTTATTCGGGTCTTCGTAGACACTATCATATACCCTGCTCCAATAAATAAGCATTTTTTGATTTGAATTGATATCTGTCAGCGGACCATTAAATAATTGACTTAGATTTTCTTTACATAAATTCCACATAAGTCGCCATTCAAAAGATCTCGCTATTATTCTCAAGGTCGATTGTTCCCAGATTTGATTATTAAGGAATTCGTGTATAATAGCATTAAACGACGTGGGGTCTTGCTGCTTATATTGATATAATGAGTCTAAATTGCTCCATATCGGCTTCTCTTCATCGTCCAGTATCGTGCCAATCATTAAATTATATATGTATGTTTCCTGTGCCATATATTCAGCAGACATCATATAAATGCGGCCTTTTTGTTCTATAATATCAGTATGCTGTGCTTTGAGCTTTTCAAGCTCAGTACGCATTTTCTTTTTTTTAATTAAATGTTTTTGATTTTTTAGTGACTCGGACAGATGTTCAACTTGTTCGGTGATATGTACTAGTCGATCATTATAATCATACGGGAGCAAATCTGACGCGATAGCATCTTGAATAAGGTCTGCTTCGGTAGATACCCCCTCCGAAATGGCATTTCGATAGGTTTGCTCTTTTAGAGCGATAGCACGATTTTTCGTACCGATGGGAGTATTTTTGATATGATATGTCTTGTCATGAATAATAACAAGTCTTCTATCCCAGAGTAGCAGTGATATTTGTTCGTCTATACTAAGCATACCTAGCACCAAAAATTAGGGGCGAGATTATCGCCCCCAAAGATAACCGGACTAAGCCGGGGAGTCGTTAAAAGATCCCTAAATCGCTTCGTCTAAATGATTTTGCTCCGACATTGAATCGGCTATTACCTGTTTGGAAAATTAAAACCCTGTGATTTGGTTGGTAGAAATCGTGACTGACATTAAACACATTGAACGATTGGAAATTGTAGGTGACAATCATATTGTCGCCACCGGCCTCACCGCCAGTCGTTTGTACATCTGCTATACGGTTCGAATCACCAAGATCTACTTGGAAACCGTCACACGTTCTAATAATAATTGTCTCGTTTGGCTGAGTATTGTCTGGGCCACAGTCTATAGCAGAGGTTGCATCTACCAAGTCACCTTGAGCAGTAATAACTTCAACTGACGCGGTAACTTCGATTGGGAATGATACAACTTTAGCATACGGTCTCTTAGAACCAAGCTCGAAGATATCGTCTCGGCCAAGATCAGCAGAGACAGTAATTGTTTGAATGTGTTCCTGAATAAAGTCAGTATTAGCATTTGCAATTAATTGGTCTGAGGCAGAGGCAGTTCCGGGGCCTTGTGCTCCAAATCCACCATTAACATAAGCCGCATTGATACCAGAAATTGTCGGAATAATAACGCCTGGGATTGTGCTTGGAAGAATTGATCTACTAAGCTCCACTTCTTCGCGTCTCTGGATACCAGAGCCAACAACTATAAGACCGAATTTATCAGGCGGGCCAGCAACTTCGAACGCTCCACCTTCTACAAGAGCCGATGTTAGTCCGTCGTGACCAAATACGCCTGATGGGAGACCTTCTGGTGCATTTGGATTGTTACCAAGTGCATCATCAGGCCAAATAACTAATGGCTCGCCATTCGTACCCAATCCAGAATTTCCGCGAGTAACGCCGGAAATAGCAACCATTGTACCCCAGATTTTATCATTTCCGACTAATGTAAGGTCTTCCGTAACAAAACCATCTACCGGATAGGTATATGTAATAGATGAAAGGAATAGACCAGAGCCGGTTACAATAGAAATAGGACGACCAGTTGACCGGAATCGTGTATCAGGATAAATTTGCATTGTAACATCAACGCGATAATTAGCTGTACGAGCTACGATATCGTTACCCTGTGTTGGGTTTGTTACCATAAAGAAAACCGGCTTAGAGCCGTCAATAACCTTATTAAGGGTTAATTCAACATCAGGCTGACGCTCTGATTGTTCATAAACTTCAACTTGACCAAGTTGGAAAACTTCTTCAAGATTGAAAGTAGTAGACATACCCATAGACTGCATACCACGCGGGACTTCCCATAAACCGCCTACTTCATCAACACCCGAAGCTAATGGTCCGGTTGCGAATTCTCGGCTATTAAATGGAGCGACTGTGCTTGTGGCCGCAGCAGCATTATCTTTAAGAGCAACTTGCTCAATGGGCCAATAGATGCGATTATTTGCAACCATTTATAACTCCTTATATTGTATAACTTTGTATTATAACGATACCAGCCACAAACATAGAACGCGGCATAAGTCCGTATGACTAATACACTAATTTAAAAGAATGAGTCTCCAAGTGCCGGTAAGTGCGAAATTGGTCCGAACATAGTGGTTAGAGGCGTGTTTGGAGCATTAAGATAGGTTTTAACTTTAAATCGCACAATAGATTTTTCGTACTCTTTTTCGGCTTGTAAATTATCCGCACGTACTTCATCCAGATAAACCAAGTAGCGTATTGGCGTCCCAGACCCAACTGTTGTGACCAATGTATTGTTTTTAAGTATTTCTTGGTATGGTATATATTCGTTAGAAAGCGTATTATAAATACCACTCAATGGGAGCGGGGCCTTATTAAAATCTATAATTGGTAGCACTTTATGCCATTGAGCGGTTAAAGTATCTACTATATTATCTCTTTGCAAGTCATCTAATGCCCAAACGTGTAAATTGATTACATCCTGAATAATGGCACTGCGATTGCCCATTTCGTAAGCTTTAAAATCACGATTATCAACCTCAATAAATACCGCCGGAAATGGCTGTAGTCTACCTGATGGGTAAACAAGTTGCATAGAAGTGCCAGGGTTAGTAGTATACTTAGATTCTAAGTAGCCAAATTGGAATTGCTGGTTAAATTCGTGTTCAAATCCAACGCGAACGTCCCTATATGCAAAATCGGCATTAACTTTTAAGTCTAAAGATTGTGCAGTATTAAAAATAATTCTTCCATTAATATAATCAACTGTATGACCGAAGATGGCATCGTCTGGTCTTCGGAGTGAGCCCTCAATATAAACACCAGAGTAAGCTCGTGGTGGTTCGCTGATATTTGTGCCATCTAATGGAACGCCGCTCTCGTATATAAACTGGCGAAAGGCACTCTGCCATACCTGGCCGTCGCTTAGTCCAAAATATAGATTATCAGCAGATGTATCCGGCAGGAAAATACTCATGTCAGAACCATCATAAAAAGTGGTTCCCGAGGTAACACTGGTAAATGCATTACTTCTAATAAAGATAGTGTCTAAGAATAGTTTTAAGTTTAGCTTTAAAAGCGATCTCAATTGATAATCAAGTGTCATTAGCCAGCGGTCTCCGAAGTGTCAGTATCTTTTTCATTAATCTCTTTCAGCTTCACAATAATATATTTTCTTGTGCTAAAGCCGAATGGCCTGGTCTCCATTATACTATAACGTCTGCCCTCAATAGAGATTACGCGAGTTTGTTTTAAGTCCGGCAATGCTTCTATTACTAAAGTAATTGCCGCTTCGTTTTCTTTCAAATCCCCCATACCTTGCATATCATCGCCCATCTTAAGAGGCCCGATTTTTATATGGGCAGAGTAATTAACATCTCTGTGAGTTATCTTCACGCCAGTACCCTTAGTATTAGTTTTTGGAACTGGTACTCGTCCGAAAAATGGATTATATTGTTGAGCAGCACCCTGACTTTGCGTATTAACATCTTGTTGCACTAATGGCTCTAAATGTAGGGTCACTGTACGCCCAAGTGTAACGAAGGACGTATCAATAAATGTCTCATATATGGCTTCAAAGCCAGCAACATCGAATAAACCAGAGGCTTGTGAAAAATCTTCTCTATTTGTTAGAAATATCATTATAGTATACCGGCCTGCGATTTCATCATCTCAAACTGAGAAATTCTTACCTTAATAAATCCATCTGATAAAACAAAAATTCTTGCTCGCGGGTCATTATCAAAAATAATTTGCTTAGTAATATGATCCATACGTTCTCTGGCAAATCCAAGCCCATAAAAAGTAACTAAGTGTGGCTCTCGTGATAACGTACTCAAGAAATGACCAACCTTGTAACCGCCAAAACTAGCGGCATTGGTTAACATGCCACTAGGTCCAACGTATGCAGTATCGCCCCTGTTAATAGTGCCAACGGCATGAATCCAGTCAGTCTCATAGTCGCCCTGAGCGGCGACACCACAAATTCCAAGGGAGACTTCTACTTCGCGTAATCTTCTTGGGTCATAGTGCCTACTTAGATCCATATATTCAACATCATTATATTGCAGACCAGCGGGAATAGCTCCACTAGGATCATTTGCGTATTGTACAATCTGTATTCCAGAGACATTAGCATATGTTAAAATACCTCCTCGTTCAGATGTATATATAGTCGGAAAATCAATATTTAATCCTTCAACCTGTCTTATTGGCCTAAGAGACATTTTAAAGCACCCTTCATTACTTCAATAGAACCATAGCGTTGCCCTGCGGCTCTTAATATTTTGTTTAATATTGTTTTGTTTAAATAATCAATCTCTGGGTAAGTAAAGGCTACAGGTGGCACCGTCACGCCGAACCTGGCTTTGAAATAACCCTCTCTATAAGTGGCATATACAAGTACGTCTTTTAATTGATCGTAAATATTTTTAGGCAAATCACATGGAACACCAATATTAATACCGTAGATACGATATCCCATAAAGTGCAACGTCCCATTTTTCTCTTTATAGTGGACTAACATTAATAAACTCCTCCGCCGTAAGTGTGTGTTTTCTTAAATTACATGTTTTACACGCTACAGTCAGATTATCCAACGCATTAAGACCACCACGAGATAATGGAATCATATGATCAATGTGGAACGGACCTTTGGTATCTTTACAATAACAACATATATTCCCATCACGTTCAAATATTTCATTAATATTTACATCACCAAAACGTTTTTGGCGAGCACGTTCTTTCTTTTTAAGATTAACATCCATATTATTATGATAGCGGTTACGCTCCCATTCTCTCATGTGTTCTGCGTTATTAGCACGCCAACGACGCAGATATGCAGACTTTTCCTTTTTGTGTTTTTTATTATAATTATTAGATTTCTGCCTAAATTTCTCAGGGTTTTCCCAATACCTAGTTCGTTCCGCTATACGTACCTTGTTCAGATTATTGAGACGATATTGACGCATAGCGTCACGTTGCCGCCGCATGATCTGTGGATCACTATGACGACGCTCTTTTTTAATACGCACTTCCCTACGGGTCTTACACTGCGAACATGCAAGCTGTCTATTGTTAGTTGCTTTAAATAAAGTGTTACATTCAGAACATTTTTTCATACTTTACCATACCATTTTAGAAAAACTACCAGTAAGCCTTGATAGGAATCTTCGAACAGCATCATCTAATTCCTTCGCAAGCGACTCAGCATGAAATCTCATTAGAGACGCTCTAGTCTGTAATCGTGCAGAACCCACCTCGATACTAACACCATCAGCATTTTTAACGGAAATGCCATCATTAACAGCATTATTGACTGATGCCTCGAATGGGCCAGACGTGCCAGCGATAGAAAGCCTTTTAAGAGCAGAGACTTCTGAAGTGGCAATAATATATTCCATTTGTAGGCAAAGTAAGTCTGCATATTCATCACCGGCAGGCTCAATGGTTCCATCTTCCAAATTAATTGTTATAGGGATCACTCTGATTCGTTGGCCCCCGAATTGACCAGGAACACCAATAGGACCACGCACAGTAGGGGCCAAACCTAACTTATTATTTAGTCGGCGAACAGCCTTAATTAAAACTCGACGCAAAAATTCATCACTAAATACTTTAGCTTCTGGATCGCCAATATCTATACGGACACAATCATATACTCCAGTAATCACTTCATCTGGAGGAGAGAATCCGAAGGCAACTGATAGGGCCTGTACATCGAAATGTTCACTGGCTGTAATTAATGTACTGCCGACTGGCGTAATAAGCCATGTAATGAGCCACTCGCCAAGTGTGAACCCAGTTGGAACGACACCACTCGAAGTATATTGTCCAACGGCAGGATTTATAGCTGTGCCGCTCGCCGCCAATGTGGATGCAGCATCATATACAGTAAAATCTACGGTATCAGCATTAATAGGTACGCCATTTGCACTTAAAAAGATATCAAGTGCAGATAATTCTCCGCCTAGCGTCAGTACTTTTTTTTCAGACATTTAAAGTCCTTTAATAAAAAAAGCCGGAGGCATACCTCCGGCTTAGTATTAACATCGTTAGGTTATGCAGTAAATGTTGGTAGTTCCGAAGGCAGCTTTATAACAATTAAGTTTGCAGCAGGGGCATTGCCGCCAGTATCTTCTGTACCAATTGTAGTAATAATACCGTGTAGTGCTCTAACGCCAATATTAAGTCGCTGACCAGATAGAGCATGGACTATACCAGCAATATTAACTACTGCGGCACTTGTAGCAGAAGCCGGTGTAAATGTCTGCGTACCTGATGCAACGGCTCCATCAATCATAACAGCACCAGCATATGTTTCAATAGCTACGCCGGAAACAGCCACGCTACCGCGTACAAGATAGACACCAGGCGACTGCGTTAAGAAGCCAGATCCAACACTTTGCTCCACGCTTGAGCCTAGTCGCATTGTAGTGTATGAAGGAATGTAATATTGTCCCTTGGCAATTGTGAGTCTACCAACGTTAGGGAAAATATGTGAATTTTTCTGGAACTCTGCAACTTCGCCATACACATCTGCAATAGTATTACCTGTCAGGGAATTTATCCTTACACGTAAGAGTCCACTTGGAGCAGAGGCTTTAAGCTGCTTAAGTGCATTTTTATTAAGAATACCACGCGGTCTAGCCATAATTTAATTATCCTCTCTATAGATTTATTTTTAACTAGCAGCCAAATTCTGGCTTCGATAGAGAATACACTAATTCCGTTTACGTACTGGAATAGTCTTAGTAGATATAGACTGGTCTGGCTGCTTAAATGTTACCATAATTTGATAATTAGGTACGTTATAATCAGGACATTTAAACAATATATTGAATACACCATCTATACATTGTATTTCAAATGGAATATTAGCTCCGTTGTGCCCTTTTATAGTAACTACTAAAGTGCCACAATATGTGGTTTTGCCTATAATTGTTACAACGTCGCCATCGAATGGCTTTTGTGGGTGTACAACTAAGGAATTTACTGACCCCATATTACTAGCTTGTTCGATCATTTTTATCTTTCGTATGTTCTTTTTCGCATATTAATAATATAAAAATTGGCGGCTTTTTAGGGCCGCCAATTGTAAGTTGTTGAAGCGTCAGTATTTGCTTAGAACTCGCCTAATACGACTCTGCGAGAATCTAAGACCGCATAGCCGTGTTCCATCGTACCATAAATACCGGCTCGGCTTTGTCTATAAAGTGTTGGATCTTCAAAAGTTTCGAGTTCTTTTCGAATCGGCGAAACAAACGAGTCCATCGTGCTTAAATCAAGCCCAATACAGAACTCTTGCAACGTGGTATCACCAATCGTCTGGTGTGATCGTCCAAGAACATCAGTAAGGAAAGCCTCATATTCCTGGCCTTCACCAAACTCAGTCATTTCGTGAAGTACAACGCCATAAATACTAGCAAGTCCATATTCGCGGGACACGAAAATTTCCCGACGAGTAAATTCATCAATTTCATCGACATCCCACGCTCGAATATCTTCCATTGCTTCCAAAGAAAGATAAACATCAGTTAGTCTACCAGAGTTACCGTTACCGCCCGCAGCACGCACCATAGCTGTACGCATACGAGAGATAAGTTCCTTGGTAAATTGACCAGCAGCAGGGGTCGGAGTTAATGTACTACCTGTGAATGGAGCCGCACCAAGAGCCGTGATAATAAGTCCACGAGCATCGGCCGCACCAAGAATAGTACGCCAACCGTCTGAGTTAATTTTACGAACAAAGCCAGCTTCGTAAACTCTAACCGCTCGCATAATTACATCAAAGCGAGCCTCCTCTGCATAACGAATATCCCAATCAATTGAATTCGCAATACGGAAAGTAGGTACCCAAAGCTCGTCACCTTCGACATGACGCTCTGGAATACTACCCTGTTTCGGCATTGTAAATGCAATGTAATTCTGTTCCTCGCCAGGTTTAATAAAATCGAGAGGATAATTAGCTTGAGCACCAGGAGCAAGGACTTGACGCTCGAAGATGTTACCAAGGTTATCTCTATCGAATACACCCTGACGAAGTGGGCTATTAAGTGCAGCAGCAAACGAACGCTGTGCATTATCACGAATCATTGGATCGCTTGCGGCAGTTGCCTTAAGAGCCTGAACCGCTTCTGGAGCATATTTCTTTAACATGTTTGTTCTCCTTTAGAGTTCAAGTCTGATTTTTAGGAAACCGTCTGAACCAAGCGTAGATAGGGCTCGGCCGACTAAGAATCTGATTGCTGTTCCTGCGTTATTAAACGTACCATTGTTGCGGCTTACTTGACCGTTATCAGCAAGATAAAGTAGGTCGCCTCTAGCATACGTTCCAACCGAAATAGCTCCAGGGCCAGTTTGTTCGACGAAATCAGTTATGAATTCGCCTTCGGTAGCGAGGCCAACAACGCTACCCTTTGGTACAACATTACGCTGCCGATACTCTGGATTCTTGAAATAATTGATGTCTTCAACATCATCCAAGAGGAGTCCGGCTGGTCTAGCACTGCCAGACACAGCAGTAGCATCCGCATAAGCTCCAAGGCCATCAACGCCTGGGACATATGAGAAAATACCGCCACGCTCGGCAACACCAGACGAGGTTAATTCCACGTTTGTGTGGAATACCTGTCGATATGCTCCTAGTGCCATAATAATCTCCTTGTTATTTTACTGGATCGAAACCTGGCTTTTCAGCCTTCTCTTTACGGACCACTTCACAAACGACGTTAGCTAATGCTTTGAAACCATCTACTTCTTCGTCGGCATTAACATTGGCTCCAGCGAAATCGACGCCTTTTTCAGGAGTTGCATTACTTAGCACCTTTTCGGGGTCTGTTCCGGCATTGCCAGCAATCTTATATCTTGGAGTCTTTAATGAACCTGGATTAACTCCAGAGTTAATATTTTTACCATTAGGTATCGGTTTTACATCCCCTGTTTCATTAGGGATTGCTTCCAAATTAGCCTTGCGTTTCTCTAATAGAGCAGCGAAAATCTCTTGATTAGACGCTCCCTTACCTTTCTTAGGCGGGAAAGGGAACTTCTTTTTATCCTTTGGATCTTCGTCATCTTCGTCTTCATCTTCCTTAAATGTATTTTTAGCAGCTAAAGCAGCAGCAAGCACTTCTTTCTCTGTAAACCACTCCGCATAATCAGCTTCATTTTTAGAGGCTCCGACTGATGCGAGTGCTTGTACCTCTTCATCTGTCAAAAGACCATTAAAAAGATCCTGTACTTCCTGTTCACGGAAAGCTATTGAAGCCTTTTGTAACTCTGATTCAAGCTCATCGGCACGTTTAGCTTTTGCGGCTACCGATTTAACAGAATCAGTAATCCAAGAAATCTTAGCTTTAAAGGCAGATTCGCCACCTGTGACAGAATCAATCTTTGCTATCTCTGGGGGCGTGCTGCCAGTAGCACCTGAAATTGCCTTAATAACCTCATTAAGATCATTATCAAACGCCTTAATTGCAACATCTCTTAAATCGTTTGCTTTTGTTGCCTCAGAAGCCTTAGCCTTTAGAGTCTCATTCTCTTTTGTAAGAGTATCAACTTGGGCTCTAACAGCCTGTTCTGCGGCAGCTTTTGCCTTGTCTGCTTCTCTCTGATCAATAGTCTTAACAACTATTTCAGCAACGTCTGCTGCGGTGGAAGCACCAGGCTGACTAACACTTGCATTAGCAACCATAACATTCTCCTCTTTATCTACTAATTGTTTTAATAACATAACCATTTGTTCATTAGCCTGACTAAAATCTTTTATTTCTGTGATAAACGATCTTTTATTAGCAGGGTTATCAACAAATCCATAACCACCAAATGTAATTGATCTTAAGACTCGACCTATACGATTGGCGTCATAATTACCATTACCACCAAACGCTTTTAAATAATTATCCAAAAATGATGTTTGTTCATTTCTAGCTATAATTTTCTGTACTGAACCACCTTTATCAACTTCAGCATAGTCGTAATCATCAAACCACGCTTCCATAGACACGAATAAACTACCTTTAGCAAATTTATCTTTAATGATGACGGCCTTATCGGCATGTATCATTTTAAAGACTACTGCCTCTGTCCAAAGTTCAAAATCTACCTCTGGAGCAGTGCTTTGCTCAAAATCTATAATGTTGCCATTAAGGTCACGAGCCTGAACGCTATAAACAACACCAATAATATCTTTATCATTGTGTTGCCAATTAGCAGGCTTAAGTACTGGTGTATGTCTAGCGTCCCATAGGTCTTGTTTGGTAAAAACGTCATCATTCTCATTAATTGCAGCAGTGACTAAGCACGAGCGTACATATAAAAGATCCATTTGTGGCTTTAATTCAAAGCCATATTTTTCTTTTAAAGTTGACGCCGCTGTTTTAAATTGATCTGTATTAGGCTGAATAATTTCAGACTTAACAGGGATTAATGTTTTATGCATATTAAGAGATTACACTAATTATCCGAATGAGTTGGGATGATGTTGGTGTTCACCACAGGGTTTATTAACACCATATTCATGTGTATGTTTACCATCTACGGAATAAATCTCATAATCATCAGTTATATCTGCATGAGTATGACTACCAAATCGGTTTGATGGTCCGTGCGTATGTGCTCCGCCTAGTTTTCCACCAGGAAGATGACTATGTAATCCAAGGGGATTGCTCTCGGTATGAATATGTAATCCAGCGTATATCGCTTTTTCCTCTTCGGTAATCGGGGTCTTCTCCCATACTTTAACATCTTGTGGCTTAAGACTATATCCGAATGGATCGCCCGGATCTGAGCTATCTAACGTTCGTGACCAATGGCCTTCGTCATGTGAGCCATGAGCCTGTTTTAATGAAGCATCTAAAGCCTCCTCATTAAATCCATGTTTTCTATCGTCTTTCATTACTCAACACCTTCTGTAAATATATCCCCCTGGGGAGTTACGCCTGCATCTGTCTCTGTAGGAGCCTTTACTATAGTGCGGGCATCACCGTCAGCAATAGTTCTGTCTGTTACAATTTGTAATGCTGATCCATTAGAGCGAATACTTAAAATATTTATATTGTTTTGAAAGCCAGAATTAAGATCTGCCATTATATATTTTCCTTAATACTCACTACATTAGTAGTAGACCACGTAATATTTAAATGTCCATTCTGGACGCTAAAACTAAATGGGCCATCTTTAGGAAGGTCGAGCCCAGACTTAATGAGCAACTCTCTGAGTTTACGCTCATCAAAAGTTAGCGTATATGTTTTAGTTTCCTGAGCTTGCATTTTTTCTATTCTCAATTACTTTCTTAAAGATTTCTTGTTTTTTATTAGCCTGAGTTCCCTTATATAAAAGTTCCCGTAGTACGTCTTCCTGTAAATATAAGTATAATTCTTTAAATTCGTCGCCAGTCATGCCAGACTCCATGAGTCGTTCTGCTACTTTAACGGCAGTTTTCAACTCTGTTTGCTTGCACTTTAGAGCTTCTAAAAGAGTAGCTCCTAAAACCTTCTGGTCTGGGTACATGGCATATACTTTATCCAGTAATTCTGGCCCAGTATTTTTAATATTAGGTCTTTCAAATTCTGGTACTTTTGTTTGTAGATCTTTTGCGGGATCTTCGATAGTTGTCCCGATAGTGAATGCCTTCCGTACAGGAAGCTTCATAGTCACTCGCAGATCTGGATATTTAAAAGCTATCGCATTAAGCACCATACTCTTTAATTCCTTTGCTGTGCCAGAAAACCACGCAGGTGGATCATTCATCCAAGTAACCCTTAAAGCAGCAGAGGTAGCCTGGTCTTCAGTATTAATTGGCAAATGTTCTTTTTTGTCGATAACAAGAGAAGACTTTACGCCAGCAACAACTCCTACTAAGTCGGTTTTAGTACGGCCACCAGCCGGATCGGAAGGTAATTTTTTTGCTTTCTTTTTATTTTGCTGAAGAGAGAAATCTTCATCGCCCGGAGCCGGATCTTTAGACAATTTAGCGGCTTTTGTAAAATCCTCAATAAAGTCATCAAACATAATATTTCCTTTATTCTTAAAATGTTCTATTTCACGTAATCTTTTCTCGGCAGCATCTTTAGAATCATATGGACCGCCTATTTTCTTACCTTTGTGGGAATAAATATAATATTGGCCATTTTGTTCCTTAATAACAGCTTGTGCTTGATGCATACCGAGTAATACACTAATATTAATTACATGTCATAGCCGCTTGAGTCCAGGCAGACACCATAAATTGTCTACGATGCTCTCTATCCGGCTCTTTACCAAATTTATCCTCATATTTGGCAATTTTATCATGGTAAGTCGCCAGGACTTCTGCTTTCATCCGTGACGTAATATTATTATTTTGTAGGACGTTTAATAGAAAGTCATCAGTATTAAAACCCTGCGGAGCGGCTGGCATATGGCTAAAAACATTATAAATCATTTTTTCAAGCCGATCCCTCTCTTCTTGTGGAGCCTGCTTGATATATTTTAGTCCTTTAGCCTGTAAGAATTTACTGCCAATACTGTCTTCAAGTGCCGATAACATAGATTTACCGACTTCAAGCATCTCGTCATAATCATTAAGATCTGCTGATGCAAAACCTTTTGGTCCACGAGGGTTAGTCTGTTTACCTCTTTTAATTGGTTCTTTTGTTGCTCCTGGTCGTCCATTGGCCGTTTTTGGTGAGCCTGCTTTTTTTAATTTTAATTGATGTTGAAATTCGTTTTCTTGTTTATTTTCCATCTTTTTATTAATATCGTGTTCTTCATCCCATCCAGGTTTTACAATACCTTGTTCAATCATAGCCTCTGGTTTAAGATATGGACCACGAGCGTCCATAACCCCAACGCCAGTATTGTCACTTTCATTCTTTTCTTCTAGCTGTTTTGACATTTCCATATTAAAGTTTGTATCAAATTCACGCAGAAGAGTATCGGCAGAAAGAATGCCCCGGTCAAACAGATTAGTCATAAGGGTTTTCTCGGCATTTTTATCAGTAAGATTTGTTTTACCCCATTTAATAGTCGGTAATCTCTTAAAGCCCATCGCATCAGCGATAATTTTCAGTTCGCCAAGTAACCATGTTTCTACTTTATCTCTTACTGTATTGATCTTTTCAAGGACGGTAGCTACTGATATATTAGAATTAGAGAAATTGCCACCTTTTCCACCAAGTAGGACTTCTGGTACTCCAAGAGCTGTTAAAATATCTTTATCTGCGGACTCATGCTTCTTGGGATCAAACAATTTAGAAACATCGGCCTGTACAACCTCGGCCTCAATAGCCTCGTTCCATAGAATGTTCATAACATTCCCAGGGGTTTGTAACATATCGGCCAGTCGTTCAAAATGTTCTTCTTCAGCAGGCATACCCTTTTCTATATTACCTAATTTGAAAAGGAATATAGTGTTAATAACTGACTCACATGCACGAAGTTCCATATTACGTAAGCAGTCTTTAAACGTAAGGGCTCTAAGTGCAGGGAAGACAAATGGAACTGCCCAATCCCAATAATCTGGCTTGCGATCTTGTAGAATAAATAATTCATCGGTATCAAACTTAATCTCTGCATAGTAAGTCGCTCCGATGCCTTGATATTTACTTAGCCTGCCTTTTAATTGCTCTGGCAGACTATCTGATCTTCCAAGTTCCTTGTAGGATGTATAATTATGTATATCAAATAGATCTTTCGTATCATTACGATCAAGAGCCATAACCCAATATTGGCTATCAGTAAATCTTTTACCGCGAAGTTCCATCTGTAGTGGGTTGAGAGATACATAACCCCAAGGTATAGTGTCTTTAGCAATCTTGAGATCATCTTCATATGCCTTTTCAACCTTTATTGCTGCCGTAGCACTCGTAATTTCCTTGCTACTAAGCAATTCAGACAAGGCATTAGTTTTTGGATTAATTTCGTAATATTGTTTTTTGTCCTGTATAATAATTTTCCCATTAATAATATGCACACTTCCCTTGATGCGTCTAAGTCGTTTCTGATCATCGTCTGAGAGTTTGGCCCATTTTCTAAGGACGAAAACATTTCCAGTGGTAAAAATATCAGCAAAAATTCTATTAAGACGTTCCTTAAGCTTTACTTTACGTGCCCATGCCGTATAGAATTCTCTAGCATATTTATCTTCGTCCTGAATCTCAACGCCTTCAGTGGCGAAATCTGCATATAAATCAATAATGTTACGGACTACACCGTATCCTAGATAAGCCATCACGCACGACGCAATAATAGCATGACTAAAGGCAGCATTACCGGCAAACCTTTTAAGATATTGGAAGCCGCCATTACTGCTACCAGGAACCCATGGTCCAAATCTACTAAATGGTCCATAGCCTTGCCCCGCTCCATAATAATTACCATAGCTGACTGCGGAGTATGTAGAGCCGGTACCCATACCGCCTTGATAATAGTCGCTACCGCCACCGAGAACATCAGTACCAGTAAAACGACGTTCGATGCTATCCCCTAGATTTCCAAACGGAACAGCATAAGAAGCTATAGACTTATTATTTGAATTAATGCGGCGAGTTGCGTTAAGCATTGCCTGCGGATCTACTCTTACAGTTTTAACTGCAATCGCCTTTGATGACTTTTTAACCATAAAACCTCCAATTATATTGTAATAATATTACACTAGTATTAGTATGCTGCCTTGCCTTTTCTACGAACACCACGCATTCTTAGTCTTCTGATCCTGCGTGTAGTAGGCTCCATACCAGGGAGATTAGTTGGTTTATGTCCATGGCTCAAATATACATTAGCTGCATAATTGGCAAGTAATAATGCAGTAAATCTATCGCGGCGTCTTGCGTCAACGCCATCGCTTGAATTGTTGACTTTAGGCAATACGAATCTTTCAACGCCGGTCTCGGTAGTATCTCTAATAATAGAACAGGTTTCGTTGATACACTCATTAATGTCATTAAAAGTGCCGGTCTTAGGGGTCTTATTAGCCTGCTTAGCTTCCCAGTCATCTATACCCCATAATTCCATACTAAGTTCCTCTGCAACGCTTTCTGTTATATTGTCTACGCCGGTATACCTCTTATATTGCTTAACAATTTCTAAGTCATCGCCTTTATATGGGAATAATATGTTACACTGTTGTATAGCAGCTTCTAGACTATGAGCAGCTTCTACAGACCAGCCATTAAAATTAATCATTTCAAGGATTTTGCGTCCAGGTGCCGACATATCCGCTTTATTTTCAAGCTGATCTGGGATAGGCCAAATTAATTCATGATCGCCAACGCCGTCCTGCCCTTTTTTACAAAGCCATTCAAGTACAGCGTCACCACCACCGCCTTTATCCATTGCAATATATTTAATCGGGAATCTACGACATATTTCACGGATCATATTGGCCGACTTATTAAACTCTTTACGATCCCATGAAGCACAATACACAAGTTCTTTGCCGCGACTAGTAAGTTTTAAAACAACGCAGCCGAAGTTGTCGTTCCAGCGTGCAGGGTCAAGACCAAGAACATAAATCGCTCGTGGGTCGCCATATAATTCGATATTTACAGGAATAGCTTCTGGTGCTCGCGGCGTAGCTCGTTCGATCCATGACCGCTTAATAAAACCATCAGTATCCTCGGGAAACGTCGCTTCAAATTCCATACTGAAGATATGTGGTGCATTAGCAGCCTTAGCTGACCTAATTAAGTCTTCATCCATAAACCCTTCTGGGAGAGCATGGTATGGAATCTTAATAATTGCGTAATTGGTCCAAGTTTTAGCCATACGTTCAATATCGGAATTACTAATCATAGTAGATTTGCCGGTCATTGCTACGGCTCTTGATTCTAATGCTTTTTTAAGTGCCTCTTTATCACCACGCGAATCTAAGAATGCTCTATAGGTTTGAAACCTTTTAAAGAAATGATTCTGTCTATAAGTACCAGTGCCGGAAATTACTACTTGATTGCCGAAATCTTGAGATGACTCTATAACATCTATGATTCTTTGGTCTGCACCAAGTCTTTTTAAAGTCTTAATAAATCTATTAGTAGCCGCTTTAGCTGCCGGGTCGGCATGGACAGCAGCAAACGGCAAAATAACAACTTCGAAAATTTCTTCTGGGATAGATCCAAATTCGTCACATAAAAGTACAGTCGCTCTCTGACCTCTGACTTTTTCTCCGTCGCCAATAGGTGTCGCAACTATACTTGAATTGCCGATGCGGAACGAAGCCATGTCAGACCCATATTTAGGTCCACCCCACTGACTTAACGCTTCTTGTATAATCGGACTACACTCATATAATTTATGGATTTCTCGGAATACAAGTTTAGCCTGCCTATAACCAGCACCGACAATAACTATTTTGCTGCCAGGAACCAAAATACATCTTATTAAAGCATATAACGCCAGTAGGAACGTCTTACCGCCACCTCTAGTCATAATCATCATGGGGAATTTTTTAGTCCAGAGAATCTGTAAACAAGCCGCCTGAAAAGGCTCCAAAATCATAGGTCTACCGGCCGCATTACAAAATGTCTTTTCAACGAACCAGGCTAGCGAAAATTTAGATAAGGCCGGTATTGCTCCTAATGGACCATGTTTATCAAAAGTGTCTTGAATATCTTTAGCTATCGCGATCATTATATGCTTGCAGCAATAACTTCTTACAAATCTGCTTTCCTTTTTTGCCAGCAAAAATTACGTGGATATTATAGTGGAACATAAGTCGCATAAAGTTATTAATTACAACTGCCGGAGGCATGTAAGGCGAGGCTTTGTTAAGCCTTTTCTTATTAACATAATACATTTCCGGGTTGAGCACGTTATCTAGCGTATCCTCTATAATTAGGAACTTATATTTAAATGCCTGTAAGCGTTCTGCTTCTCGATACATACGCTCTTTTTCATCAGTCGTGGAGAAATTGTTATATATTTCGTCGATACTAGCTTTCCGCTCTATGATAATTAAATTATTAGGATCTTTTAAGGAATAATCACCAGCATCAAGTTTTTCGGTTATTACTGAATCAAAATCTTCGTCGCCATAAAAATCCCAGGCTTGTTTTTCTCTGGAATCAGTTATGAGAGAAGCTTTAGTCTTTTTCTTCATTTTTATTAAACCTAAAAACGCTCTTGAGAGCTTTTGGCGTCTCAGGTTCTTCCTTAGTTAAAAGGGTGAGCGTACCAGCTTTAACAGCCTCGACTGGATCAAAATTAACTTGAGTGCCATCGCTAAAAACATAAGTATGATATTTACCAGCACCCCATCTGTTAACAACCGATAATTCTTTTCCATGAAAAAGTACTTTGTCGCCTACATTTAAATTAGACATTTTAATTCCTTTCGTAGAATAAGCGGAGTCCTCCGCCAATGTGATGATAGACTGGAACTCCGATATAACCTGTTAATGCATCTGTTGCTCTGACACGCTCTTGAAAATCTTGCTCGCCATGTCGGGGGTCGCTACCAAAAATTGGCTCGCGAAACATACCGACTTCATTAAGTAAACTACGACGCACTAGGTTTGGGTTGTTATTAAAGCCGTTTGGACACTCATAGAAATAATAAAGGTGTCCACCAAGAGTAGCTGCTCGCCATACTTTGGCGTCGGGACATGACATAGGCTCATACTCTTTTTTATTTTTGCCCCAATTCTCATATGGATCATAAGGATCTCTAAGTCTGACAAGTCCTATGTCTTGTTGCTCATTTAATATATCTTTGGCGTGTTGCAAGAAATTAAAATCGGGTATTTGATTTCTGAAATCGTTTTCGTGGAACATCACGAATTCCCCACGGCTCACAGCTAACATCTGATTGAATCCATGGCAAATCCCGAAGTTTCTACTTTTAATAAGTGTCTTACGCTCGCACTTAAACTCATCGAATAATTGCCAATTCTCCTGGCAATCTCCATTTTCCATAAATACCCACTCTAGTTCACCGCCATATAAAGCGGCAGCCTTAGCGGTCGCTTCTAAACAAAGCTTTGTTATTTTGGACTTACCGCAGGCTAGGAATATGATAGATATTAATTGGGGCTCTTTGAATGGGTCAAATGGCTTAAATTCATGCCGCTCATAATTCCATTTATCACCATATGGCGATCTAATGCTCGTGGTCATATAAATTTGTATACTCCATAACCTCATAATCTTTGTGTTCATAAAAGCCTGATTGACCATCCCAATAAAATGAAATTGATCCAGAGGCACATATAGTATATATTGCCGGTTCTTGTATTAAATGTCTGTCAGTGTGCCATACAGAAAGATGTTTAACATGAACAATATCTCCTGTCGATAATAGCTTAATCTTACGAATTTTTCTAAACTCGCACATAAGCCTGGATTATCCTTTCCCATTCATCTACTCTAGCTTTAATTGAATGATTGGCCATTACTTTATTGTACCCATTTAAAGCTATTTGCCTACGCTCATCGTCGTGTTCGATATAATATCTTGCCTTTTCTATACACTCGTCTATTGACGAATAGTAAATAATATCTTTGCCATCTTCGAATAAATCTTCAATATGTGTATCTGGAGATAATTTATCTGTCAAAACCATTTTGCCACAGGCCATGCCTTCAAATATTCGTCTGGTCAACTCCCCGAATTGCGAACATTGTAGCACTATTTTGCCCCTAGACAAAAACTTAGGATGGTCATCGCCATAAAAAAATCTTTCGTTTTTATATTGGTTGCCTAACGCCTCTTGTAATCTTTCTGTCAATCCTTTTAAGTGACCATACCCTCTTGGTCCACATGTAGTTATTAGACCAAACTCTTCTTTGATATCTGGGTATGGCTTAAAGATATTCTCGTCGGCGTGATGTGTCCACCAGTACCCCTTAAGTCCCAATCTATTGTAGTGTTCTGCACAACTATAGTCTGGTGATAGAATAATGTCAAAATTATTTGCCTTTTGTAAATGTAAACGATGTGCTTGCGGTTCGTCGCCCGCCTCTAATATCCATAAAGCCTTCCTATAATTATTTTTACTTAAGTATGGACATGCAAAAGGACCATAATCAAGTAAAAATACTATATCTGGTTCATATCCATTGCGTATATCTTGAAAGAATAGATTCACTCCTTCGTTAGAATAATGGCGTGTTTTTTTACGTTCATCATATAAGCCATTATTATGGTACAAGTTATATTGGTTGATAACATAGCCGCGTCTTTTTAGCTCATCCCTAATTGCGTGCGGAGTGCCCCATCTTTCGCCATATGCTTCCCAGGAAGCAAAAAACATGGTGATATTTTTCATTAAAGGGTTTCCTTGATATAAGTGGTTAATTTATTAAGCCATATAATTCTATTCTTAGTAGGTATAAACTTATTACATGACCAACATAATATGCCAAAATTTGACTGCAACCAAATACTTCTATTGATCGCGTCACATGGCTTTTTATGATAAAATAAAGATGGCGTCTGTTGTATTAATTCTTTACCGTCACATCTATGATCAAATACCACAGTATCAAAAATATCCTTGCTACGAAACGTTAAACTTTTGTCGCAAATACTGCACCTTGGGCTATTGCCGTATACACTTTTAAAGAAAACTATCCATTCATTAAGAATATCATCAATATGATTTTTACGATATAATTTATGGCAATTTTTACACCAACTCATATATATTAGCAAATTGTGTCTTTTGTGGAATTCATTAATTGGTTTTATTAGATTGCACTTCTGACAAATTTTTTGTTTCCACGATAATTCATTTTTTGGTAAATTAATATTATTTTTATTTTTTAAACAACATTTACATCTTCCCATATATCCATCTTTACAGTTATTACTTTTATAGAAATGGTCTATATTTTTTATTTCTCCACATTTACTACATTGTTTAAGTCGCTGTAATATTTCCATTACGTTCCTTTCTCCAGTCCAAACACCCCTAGCACATATCCATTGTCCATTAATTTTTGTAACTCTTCATCAGATAGGCGACTCAGCCTAATAATCTCTTCTGTGGCAGTAGTCTGGGCACTCTTGCTTGATAATTCGACCGCTAAATCAACAAGCGTCCTCTTTTCGTTCTTAATCTTATCAAGACGTTGAGAACGAGACATTTTTAAGTCCGTGACTAGTTTACGATAAGTTTCCAAATGCTGCTGATATTGTTTAGCAAATTTATCATCTGCGAACGCTCGAAATCTAACATCGCCCTGTTTCCATTTACCAGCCTGTGTTTCTGCATAACACTTCTCTTCGATGGCCTTTAGATCTAAAGCTCTAAAGGCCAGGACGTATTCTACGCACGCACTAAACAAAGATTGTTCTTCGGGCTCTGAAATAGAGTCTGTAGCTTTTAGGATCTTCAAATATTCATCTAAGAAGAATTCTTTTTCAGCCTCAGTAAACGAGTTAAATACCAGAGTCGCTCTAGGAGTTTTCATTACGCTATTTTTTAAATGTTCAAACCTCTGATCACGGGTCATTTGATCAAGCGTTAAATTGAGATCTTTGGCCTCTGGTGAGGCTATAACAGCGTGCTTATTAGCCTCTTTTAAAATCTTGCCAATCTTCTTGCGAGAATATTCGTTTTTTGGCCAATTGATTTTTTCGGCTATTTGCATAGAAGATAGCCCCTGGTCATTATATGCAAGCACTTGTGCCTTTAGATCTTCCGAGATATTAGCCATCTTCCATAATCCTTTTAACAACAGAACGAATGAGTCTTTTGTTCTTATCGCTTACTTCGTTTGCAAAGCCAGATATCATAAGTTGATAATCTGATAATAGATCGCCTGATAACTTCTGTTTAATGCTTTCGTTTAAAAGTATATAATCCACGTTGGCGTCCCCCTCACAATCAACCATGTCTGTCTCAATAAATGACGGGTGCTTAATTGCGGCCTTAGTCGCCATATTCTTACGATATTTTAATATAGCATCGCATCCGTCCTCGTTGATCTTACAAGATTTTTGTATCTTGTCCCAAAACTCGCATCTTACACAAGGGGGATTATTTGGTAGGAACGTGCCACGTTGCATATTATAGAGGCGATTTTTAATACAGGTTTGTAAGTATTTGTAAGGAGATGGACCTATCCTATTTGGATCATACTTGTCAATCGCCTTTATACATTCCATTCGGATTTCTTGAGCAAGGTCTTCGGTGTCTATCCCTTGATGGGGATATCTATTCACTTCAGTATAAACTAATGCCTCTATAAGACCACTTACCTGTGCGTAATTAAGATGCTGATTCATCGTCCTCGTCTTTATCTTCGGTCTTCTTCGGTACAACAATATTTTTTGCAATTGCAGCTTTTTGTGCCTTTGGGTCCGGCACTACTTCTTCCTTATACTTCGGGACATTGGGACTAGCCTTAGCAAAGGCTGGTGTTGCCGCTTCTACTTTTGGAGCAGCGTGTCTCTCGTCAGTACTGGACCTAGTGGAATTAACAACATTACCGCCAGTATTTACTGTGAAAAAATCAACTTTATTATTTTTAGACATATTATCCTCCGTTAAAATTTGTGACCGACATACCAACAATCTTATTAAGCTCGGATTGAATATCCTCGCCTTGTTTGAAAAACAAATAAAAACCATTGACTCCAGCAATGATAGCCGGTAATTGTTCTTTACTATTACTTTTTAATGTGTTTGGTCCAATACCAACTAATTTAAGGTAATAGCCAACTTCGCCGTCTTCAATTACTAAGTCTTGGTCATCTCTAAGGATTCGCATGTTTGACCTCCATAATAAGTATAGGTTAAATACACTAATTAGAGTATTAAATATGTAGGAGGGCTCATTCATGCTATATAACACCTTGGTGCTTATGCACTTATTATGTGCTCCGATGCAACTGACACAGGTGGAACAAATCAAAGAAGAAATTGTTCTTGAACTTGTTAAATCACATCTTGACACAGACCAAAACGGAATTGTTAGTCTAAACGAGGCTTTAAAACTCCTACAAGAGAAAAAAACCCTTATGGATTATTTTGATATAGACTTAATGCTCACTATCATAGCAATGTACCTTGGTATAGATATTACGAAGAAGGGGGCAATTAAAGGCTTAGCAAAGTTGACTAAGAAAGGTAAAGATGAATAAATTATTACTGCTCATAGCGTTGTTCCTAGTAGGGTGCGGCACCACAACCCCAAGTGAACCAAAAATTTATATTCAATTCTCTTTATCAGAATCTAATTTTCAAAATACCCCTAACATTAGGGATGCCGTGACTCACGCTATCAAAGCATGGGAAAATACCGGGCTAATAAAAGCAAATTTATATACTCAGGGATATTTAATTAACACGATTCCTATCTATGTTATAGATTTACAAAATTTTCCATTATTCGCCGAGGACGGTGTTATTGGTTTATTCTATAATGGTATTATTTGGTTGGATGATTCAATCGAGACAAACTGGCCTACCCCTATCGGAGGTTATGCTCTAGCAGTGTCGATACATGAAATAGGACATGCTCTCGGGCTCCCCCATATTATTGGAGAAGACACTTGTATTAAGATGCCAGGCGATATAATATTACCCACGGATCTAGAAGCACAGCATTCTGTTATGTATCCAAGATTGCCATTCTTGGCAGAAAAGATTGGTCCGCACGAGATAGAACTTCTCAGGAATAAGCTTGGTTTATAATATACATAAGTATCCACTTTTTGATGTTGTCGCCGAATACTTCGGCTCCGATAGGACGGATTGTTGGAGCAGCGGGCCAATTAGCTGGCCGCTATTAAATGTTTTGCTTTGTAGAGCATTAAAAACTGAGAGTGTGTCCGTAATGCTTAATTGCTTGCCCCCGCTAGGCGGTAAAATTTTTCCCTTGACAGGATCGAGCTATGGTGATATAATCGTCTATGACGAACAAACGCCATTGCCCACCGGGCACTATTTATCGGTCCTAATAAATGAAAACACATATAAAAGCAATAACGGGTAGTAGAGCTTACGGACTCGCAACAGCCGAGTCCGATAATGATTGGGCGGAAGTATTTTCGCCATCGCCAGACCAGTTTTATGGATTCCCTTCTTATGAAGAACGTAGACAAGAAATTTCGCCTGACGGCACATCAGATGTAAATTATTGGTCAGCAAGATCTTTAGTTATAGCATTATACGCTGGCAACCACTTAGCTCATGAATTGTTATATACAGAAAAGTATGAAGCTGACCTGATAGGTAGAAAGATTATAGATTTTGCTCGCAACCAATTATATTCAGCGGCTCTAGGCAAGAGATTACTTGCCTTTAGTAAGGCAATGCTAAATAACTTTCAAAGAACAAAAGATTTTAAACAATTGTCTCACGCATATAGAGCCTCGTGTTATTTAGAGGAATTATTATTAGAAGGCCGCTTTCATACCTTTTTATCAACGGAGAATGAAAAAATATGTCGGTCTATTTTACATGAAAAAGATATTCATTATATTTTAGGTACTAGAAATAAACTTGATTTCCTTGCCCAAGGACTAGAAGGATTAAAGCTGCCAGATTTTAATCTGTATAATGATTTTTGCATTAAAATTCACAAAGAAATATATTCATGAAAGAAATAACTGGAGATATCTGGAACCAGGCTGAGCCTGGTTGGAAAGTCATCACTACGAACCAGGAAGTTCGTAAGGATGGTAAGGCAGTTATGGGCAAAGGTATAGCTGCCGAGGCTGTGCGTAGGCATCCAGAAATCCAAGGGCTCTTGGGAGCCCTCTTAAAAAAGTATGGTTTTGATAACCCCCAGGTAATGGTATGGCCCGTACAGGGCCTAATTACTTTTCCAACTAAATATTTTTGGGCAGATGGTTCTGATATAAACCTAATAGTAGCTATGGCTACTCAGCTAAAGCTGAACAATCATTTGGGCGATAAGCCAGTCTATTTGCCGCGGCTTGGTTGCGGCAATGGTGGATTAGATTGGTTGCGGGATGTTTATCCTGCAATTAAAGACATCCTGGCAGATGACAGGTTTATTGTGGTGCATCCAAATGAATGATTCTCGTTTATGGGATATTCTTAGAAATATTCCAAGACCCGAAGCTGTAATAGCCGGAGAAGAGGGTGTTATTTATATTCAGTATAAGAATATTGAAATCACTCTTATTAATGGAAGAGACATAATGACTATTTTTAGTTTTGCTCAAAAAATGCATTTAGAACTACAAACCCAGTTTGTAGACGAACTGATCAAGAAAATTAACGATCTGGTAGTAGCTCAGCTTGGTTAGAGTACCTGGCCTGGAACCAGGGGGCCGCACGTTCGAATCGTGCCTACCAGACCACTTTTTTGCGAACGGAGAGAGCTATGCTTTATTTAGAAACAGATGACGGTGCGTATATGGTGAGAGCAGAACAGATCCAAAAGGCTCAAGTAAATAGACAGGAAAACAAAATTACTGTTAGTATAATGAGTGCTAATGGTCAACTTTTTGATCAGTTAGCAGTAAAGTTTACAGAAGCAAATGTTGCGGCTCTTAGAGCCGCAAATGAGCCACGGCCATTGTCAGTTGGCGGCATGACATGGAACAATCCAGTAGGACAAGAATTCATTGATTAAAGGATTTTTTGGCGAATATCGTTGGCTCTCAAACTTCTGGTATTCGTCCGTCGAATACGACGGGCTCATATATCCAACGGTAGAACATGCTTATCAAGCAGCTAAAACTTATTCTATTGCTGATCGAGAAATAATTAAACAAGCGAATGCTCCAAGCGATGCAAAGCGATTAGGCAAGAGAGTTAAAATTCGTGATGATTGGCATCTCGTTAAAATTGACGTGATGAAGGATTTACTTCGTAAAAAATTTACATTACCCGCTTTGCGGGAAAAATTGCTAGCTACGGGCGATAGCCCGTTAGAAGAGGCTAATACCTGGGGAGATACATTCTGGGGAACTTGTGAAGGTCTTGGCCAAAATAAACTTGGAGAACTTTTAATGGAAGTGCGGAATGAACTACATAATTGAAGATTTTCAAGATCTGGCGGAGCTAAAAGATGGTTGGTTTGATGGAGATGGAAAAGCCTATGATCACGCCCTCTTAGAGCGTGGGGGAAGGCTACTTGCAGCAGCAGCCGCAATATTTAATTGTCCAAAACTTTATATTTATCCTATGCCAGATAGAGTAAATTGCGTCAGCGTTGAATTTGATTATCCAGAGAATAATGGTGTTGTGCTTACGTTTAATTTACAAACTCTAATACTTGATGGTTTTATAGTAAATACGAAGCACCGTAATGTGCTGAGTATGAGATTCGACTTGACAGATATCGCCGAAGGCGATATAATAGTGTCATGACTCTAGATGACTGGTCCATGCGAGATAACTTCCCTCGTTTTTTGCGTCGATTCATTTATGCTTATAATCAGCATAACTGGAAGTTTATAACGAGAGTCAGCTTTGCCTGGTATTATGCAAAAATGAGCAGAGAAGAAGTTGCTGCCATTAAAGCAGCATATGCAGCTAATGCTAAACTTTTTGAAAACTTGTGCCCGGAGAGCAACAATGCTAAAACTTGAGACGCCTTACGGCGTCGATATTATAATTAACCCCAAAGATATAACAGAGGTTATAATAAATCATAATTTGAAATCAATCACCATTTTTAGTGAAAAATGGCCTCAGTGTGAAATCAAATATGATGCGGAGCATATTAAAAAATTGGAGGCGTTAGAAAAGAATGGCTGATAAACCTGTAGTTTGGTACAATCAAGCGGGAGATATGCTAGAAGTGCTTTTTAAAAAGCATCCTAATGCATATTATGGTGATTGGATAGATGGTGGCCTGACCCTTTTAAGGGATCAGGACACCAAAGAGATAGTTGGCTATAACATAACCGGCGTAATTAATAAGTGGCCAAAGGCCATCTTAGCTACTGTCGAAGAAATGGAAAAAAGTCCGACGCCGGACTTAGAACATGTTAAGATGCTACGCATCCTAGCCGAGGCTGGCTTGAAAGATATCCTTCTGCCGGAAGAAAGGCCATGGGGCAATTATCGAGTAATTGAAAGTAGCGATAGCTACAAGATTAAACTCATTATTATGAAGCCTAATGCTCGTATGTCTTTACAACGACACGCGAAGCGTTCTGAGCTATGGAAAATTATCGAAGGAAGCGGCTATGTTTATCTCGGTGAATGCCTTGAAAATATACAGCAATATGACTTCGTTAAACAAGCGGAAATACCAGTTGGTTATTGGCACCGCGTTAAGTCAGGCCCGGAGGGACTGACTTTTATTGAAGTGCAAACGGGCACTTACTTTGGCGAAGACGATATCGAGCGAGCCGACGATGATTATGGAAGGATAAGCGAGAAATAATATGCTAGCAGCATTAGCCTTATGTCTAGCTATGCTAGGCAGCGACATATGGGTCTCTACTAATTGGAATTTTGATTTGCGACTACCACCACAAATAATAAGAGTGGATGCCGATTATAACCAGCACGTGATGCCAGATAATACTGACGAATATCATAAGGAAAGCTTTGCAGCACAAAGTAATAGTATAATCACCTTTGGTGGGGTAGCCTCTACTAATCGCAGATTAGAAATATGGAGCGGCGATAGCCGTACTGTGTCGTCACTAGTTAGTATCACCCCTTTTATTAGGGAGTCCCATAATATCTCTAATGGAAGAATAGCCGGGTATGCATCTATTACTCAAAGGGAATCAGCAACATACTTTATTGTTAATGCCGCGACGGGCGTATTGCTTCGCAGGGAAGAGATACCCCAATGCATTAAGATGTTAATTATTGGCGACGATATTTACTTTTTTAGTTCCAATGGAACTATAACGTGGTTCGCCTTCGGCGATATACGTAATACTATTACTGTGTCGGCATTAAGTGGTATCAAAGATGCTGCTTATGACGGTAATCTTATTTGGATTATGAAAAGTCAAGTAGTCACTAGTTATAGAATTATTGATGCAAATCCAGATTCGTGGCAGCCTATAAATACATATACAGATATATCAAGACCGCGTAATTTAGCAGCAGATCTTAATGGTAGGGTGCTTATTAATGGAGATCATATTTCACTCTGTTATCAGAATGGTGTTTTAGTTGGTAACATGTTATGGCCCGAGAGAGAAGATATCGCTGACGCCTGGACACTATCACTTATTCTTAATGATAATAGGGTAGCCATTCCAAGATTAACTGTTACTTGGAATGAGGGTAACTTTTACTGGAAATCACGCTTAGATCTATTCGCTTGGCCACAAGGCGGTCAAGTGAATACGATACGCAGCATTAAATTTGATAGGCCCATTATGAGGATAGCACAATGAAAATTATTGATCGTTCGCGTCTGTCTTTATCTTTTAGTCTTGATACTGTATCATATAACGGAACGTCTGCCATGGAATATATAGAAAAAACAATAGCTTACTTGCAGAAGATATACCACGATATAAGCGAAGATTATGAAATTGAACACATAGACGATTATGGTTATCGTGCTATTTTATTTTATCCTACTCGTGAACAAACACCAGAAGAGATTGCCGCTGATGCTGAGAAAAGTCGTATTAAGTTGAATGATCGTTCAACTGGAGAGAACTTTGCAGCCGTAGACCGCAAAGAATTTGATGAATTTAGAGCTTGGCAGCAAGCCAAGTTTGATGCTGCTAATAGAGTTATGCTTACAGAGTTATCCGACAATATGACTAAACCACATCCAGTAAGCGAGGCGTATATCGAATGGGAAAAAAATCATGCCGTCAAAAATAACAGTTAATATATCTAAAAGATATAGCACAGAGATTACTTACGACCAATTCATCAGCGGCCTAATAGCTGCCGGTGTTAGGATTCCGGCCGATATTAAAAGATTTAACTTTTCCATTAAAAAAGAAATGTGGGATGGTATAAGAATCTCAAATGAGGCATTAGTTTGCAAAGACTATAGCCAGATTCCAGACAGAATTATGTTTAATTGGGAAGAAAGCGAGCGAAGCGAGCTATGAAGGTAGCAATTGTCGGACGCCGACAATTTAAAGATAGTGTCCTACTTGAACGGACACTCAAGTGGCTAAGAATTCAGGAGCTTGCGACTGAAATAATTAGTGGTGGAGCAGAAGGGGCAGACACTCTTGCTGCCGAATGGGCCCGGCAGCACGGAGTCTCGCTACGCGAGATTAAGCCGGATTATACGAAGTATGCTGGTAATCCGAAATTTGCCCCAATAGCTAGAAATATGGATATTGTTCACGAGGCGGACCTCGTGATAGCATTTTGGGATGGGGTGCGAGAGAAGGGTACATGGAATGTTATACAGCTTGCTCTTGAGAAGAGTAAGCAGTTAGTTATAATACCCTTTTCACCAAAGGTGAAAAATGTATCATTTAGAGAGTAGAGAAGTTTTTCAAGTAAAAAATTATTGCGGCAAATGTAATCGCAAAGAATATCAGTATTTATTTTTGTCGGAGGCTCAGGATGCAGATTGAATCAGCTTGGACTTACAAGTTAAATATGATTTTAAGCAAAGAACATTTAAAATACGACAAGCACACTAACTATGTAGAAGATTTAGATAAAAGGTCTATTTTTGGCAGCGTTTATATAGCTCAGGTACATCGTCGCTGGCGTAAAATAGTTATTACGATTTTGGAAGATCATAGTTATTATGGGTCAAAATTCCAAGCCTTGGACAATGAAATAGAGCAGACTCTTAAGAGACCTGTAACTTTAAGGCTCGCTTGAGCCGGAGGATCAAATGAATATCATAGACACTATCAAACAGCTTCTCGCCGAGAACCAATTTGCTAGTGGCGGCGTTTTCCTTGCAGCCCTTAGCGGCGTGCTGCTTTATTTGCGACGGGTGCCGCAATTTATTTGGCAGCAACTTCGAAGATTGTTCTTGCTTGAAATAGAAGTATATGATTCGGACCCGGCATTCCATGATATTTATCTTTGGCTGATTAAAAATAAGTATGGAGCTAAAACTAAAAAGATATGGTTGACTAGCTCTAATAGGATTACTGATAAAATTGATAAATCGGGTTGGGACGAGCTATGGTCTACACGGACGGTTCCCGGTATCGGGCGGCATTTTGTATGGTTCAAGCATCGCCTGATGTATATTAATATTTTCAAGAGAGATCTTACCGCTGGCGAGGATACGATTGGCATTCGCCGACACTTTGTTATACAGATACCCTTTGGTTCCCGCAAAATACTTGATTGCTTCCTCCGAGAAATAGAAACTCTCAGAGCAAAAGATCAAAACCTATATATTAAGGTGCCCGACTCTTACTTTGGTGGCTGGAATGATATGGTGCATCGTAATATACGCAAGTTATCATATTTAGTCTATCAAGATAGCCTAATAGAGCAAATTATTGCAGATATAGATAAATTTAAAAGTTCTGCCGAATGGTATGCTAATCGTGGCATTCCTTATAAAAGAGGATATTTATTGCATGGCCCACCGGGTAATGGTAAAACCAGTCTAGTCTCTGCTATCGCCGGGCACTATCGCTATAACATATATACTATTAACCTGGCGGCTAAAGACTTATCTGATGATAAGTTAATGGGTTTAATGGCATGTGTACCAAGCAACAGTATAGTCCTTTTCGAAGATATCGACTGTTTACTAGCAAACAGAGAAGTAAAAAATAAGAATGATGGATTAACCTTTAAAGGATTGCTTAATGCAATAGATGGCATAGTCTCATTATATGGAGTGTTACTTTTTGTAACAACTAATCATGCTGATACTTTAGATCCAGCATTAGTAAGAGCCGGAAGGCTCGACAAGCACTATCTTGTCGGCAATGCCGACAAGGAGCAGATTATGCGGCTTTGTAAAGTCTGGAATCCTAATTGGGATGATTTAAAGGTAGCCGCATTTACAGAGGCACAACCGGAAGGTTGTAGTATGGCTTATATACAGGAACAACTTATTGTGGCAGAGCCACAGGAGAAAATATGAGACTCTACGCAGTTAGTAGCGGTAGTTACGATGAATATGGCATAGACGCTATTTTTCTTACTAGGCAAGATGCAGAAGCTTATATTTTAAATCAGTTTAGAGATGATTTTCTGTGTTATGAAACTCCACGCATAGAGGAATGGGAAACTGGAGTTGCTGTCTCTGATAGAAAGCCATACATCGTTTCGCTTAAGAGAAACGGTGATCTTATTAGTATAAAAGAAACTACTGTACTTGCAATAGAAGATATTAATCCTATAGAAAGAGAATATCCCGATAATGGAAGTGATCGTCCGACAAGCTTCTCTTTTATTGTGGCGGCTCGCGATGAGGCTCATGCGATTAAAATAGCGGGCGAATATAGAGCATTAGCTATTGCTATTGAATATCCATGATTCGCAGAATAATAGCACGACTTTTTAGATTTAATGCTAAGCATTGTTGGGCTCGGGGACTCGCCCATTCTTGGACAACTATTACATGGCAACATCCGTTTGTGACAAATAAGTGTATGCGTTGCAAGCAATTGCATACATGGTTTATACAGCCTTGAAATTATCCGAGTTTATTGATCAGCGATATAAAGATCTTGGCAATTCAATCAATATAGCTCGGATGGCAGAATGCATTGAACATAATCAGGTGCTCTTAGAGGACGCCGAGACAGGCAAAAGGATTTCTCAGGGAGACGAATTAAACATAATACTATGGGCAGCAGCATTCTGGTTATGTGTAGAATGAAATTCCTACCTCTTATCATGTTCCTGGCAAAAAATGTATTAAATGTGCTAAAGAAATACCAGGGTATTTTGAGGAGCCATAGACTCAAAAGAATGCTTACTGGCGGGAGCCGCCAGTAGGAGTCCCTTGCTGCTTTGCAGCAAAATAACCCCCTGGCCTGCCATTTTGGCAGTCTGGAAACTGGTGAGCCTGACTTATAATCCCCGTCCCCGGCCCCGGACCAAAGGTCCGGAGCGAGTTATGAAAAAACCCCACGTGGGCTTGAGTTTACACTCAAGCCCGTGGGCCGCACGGGCTTGCGTCTAACTCCTTACTTCGAAAGAGCGAACGTCGAATCGCATTCGTCGCACGAATCGCTGTCGTCGTCGGGCATCGTCGCCCCGCACGCATGGCACACAGTCTCGTTACTCTCAAGGGCCATTTCCGCCTCGACTAGTGAAGAGTAGGGGCCGTTCCATTCGGAACAATCGAGGTATCCATCGGCCGACAGTCGATAGAACGTGCCCGTAGCGTAGCCCGAGACGCCGTCACAGTCTCGGACATCACACGGGAACATGTAGACGCTGCCCTCGGGAGTCTCGACTACAGCCATGCGGCCCGTGTAGTATTTCGGCGTCATGAATGTCATTTCTCGCTCCGTTCGATTCGGGCCGGATCATTCCGGCCGTGCTATCTACTTCGGAATAATGATATCACGGGCTTGAACGGGCGTCCACTAGGACGCCCGTTCTTCTCATTTTGAGACTAGATGAGCCCGAGAATCAGAATCCACGAATCCCGGCCGTGAGTACAACGGCCGTCCGGTTCGACGGTACAGCCACAGGGCGTTTTCGCCTTGCCAGTGGACATCCAACGTTCCATCGTGGCGACGGAAGGGGCTTTCGTGGCCCGCTTGACGGGCCGTTTCGGAGTAGCGTCATTCCACGAATTCCAGTCGCTCATGATTTTCGCTCCGTTGCGGGCCGCACTATTGCGGCCCGACAAAGAGTATATCGGCACGTTTCCCGAAAAGCTTTACTCCGTTTCCCAGAAAATCTCAATGTTTTGCTTATCGCATACCCAGTCAGGAATTACGTCGATATCAGCATATTCCCATTCGGCCCTATCGGGCCGAATGATTAGGTGGGCTCTGCCCTGCCCAATGTCCCGATAGTGCGGGCTTGTGCTAGGCTCATGATCCCGGACCGGATTGATATAGATATGCGGCCCGTGCGGAATATCGCCGATACAGTCGGCGATATAGTAGGTAGCAATTGCCCGGCCGAAGTAGTGTCGCGTCATGTTATTGTCCGATTTTCTGGCAAGCCTCAAGCGTAGCATAGGCAGCTGCCATGATTTTCAGGCCCAGAAAGACAAGCCCGACGCATCCGAGAATCAGGAGGGCCGCTCGCGTTTTCATCGTTGCTTCGCTCCGTTGCGTCGTCGGACGATTCCGAACGACGCAAAAGAATATCACGTTTTCAGGCCCCGTCAAATTTGCCGAAACGATTTTCGTTAATGGCGAAACTATCAGGGTTTATCGCAGCCCAACAAGCGGCCGCTTCCAATAGGGGCTTCGCCGGATTCGAGCCTAGCATCATCATAGCCCGGACGGCCGTTTCGCATGTTACGGCATTGCACGCTACGGTTTGCGGGCCGCATTCTTCCGCTAGGGCAATCCATTCGGCGATTGTCATGATGTCGAATCCTCTTGATCGGTTTTCAGGGAATATCCCTCAAGCCCCTTAACAGCTTGAGCGGCCGGATTAGAACGTAACCAAGTATCGGTGGATTCGCAAAGCCCGGAAGCGGGGCCATCGTCTCGAATGTCGGCCCGACCATACTGGCCACTGTCGAGATAGTGGCGACGGCCCGTCGGGCCGACTAGCACGACGGTTTCCTTATCCGGCCGACATTGGACGTATCGGCCGGATTCTAGCGTCCCAATGGGCCGCTCAAGAGCCGTCATGAGGGTAACGTTTCGGTATTCCATGTTAGCTTCGCTCCGTTTGCCGTCCCAACGGGAATTAACTTCGGCAAAAGAGTATCACGGGCTTTAGCCCGTGTCAAATAATTCTTTAAACCGTTTGGTAGCTTAGGATTCGGCCCGAATACTTTGCAAATTTCGCCCGAAGCTTTCGGACGAGAATCACGTTTCCGTTTGGCATGAGCCTAACATGGGAACAGATACCATTTCCAAGGCCCATGAAATAGTCAATCCACGGCTGCCATACGTCGTCAGTAAAATCCCAAATACCGCGATTGCCGTCCGCACGGCACGCGAAAGCAATAGCTTTGTCGTGGTCGGCAAAACGACGACGATTGCGATTCGTCTTCATGTTAGGGGCTCCGTTTACATTGACCGAAAAGAGTATCACGGCCCATGCGGGCCGTCAAATCTCATTTTGAGAGAAACGAATTCTCATTTTGAACGTGATATGGTTCATTCTGACGCAAATTCCTGAAAATCAATGATTTATAGGCAAATTGAACGTATTTCAGGAGTTATCGCATCGGCTGAAAGCCGAGCGATTCCGCACGGCAAGAATTGCCGATTGCACCAAAACGTGCATTCTCATTCTGAGAAACGTTACCGTTAGGTAACACTCAAATTGATTCTCAAAGTGAGAGGGGCGGGATTCGGTCGTCCTCGCCCCTTATGTCGATTTTCTGGATACTTCTAGCAATTCTGCGAATTGGCATAGCTTAAAGCTTGCGTTTTCAATTTCTGGGCTTTAACTCCGTCTAGAAAGCCCTGAATATACGCTTGAGAACCGCTTGCATAAAGCCCCCCATACTGTCTCAAGCCCGCTTGAAAGCCCCGATTGTATTCCGCTTCGCGTTTCATGCTAGTAGAATATCCCGTTTTCAGGCAATGTCAAGTGGGGAAATTTACCCAATTCGCTCGAATGCGGCCGATACTGCCCCGCTCCATTCTTGATAGTCAAGCGATTGTTCATTAAAGCTAGCTCGCCTAGCCCCAGCTTGCCAAGCTTTGTCAAATCGCATATTAGGGTTTTCCCTAAGCGTTTGGGCAGTCTCGACTACCATATCTGTAAACGTTTCAAAGCCAGTCTTTCGCTCGAATCGGCTAACTTTCTTAGAATAATCCATATTCGCTAGCTCACTTAAAGGGCCGCACTATTGCGGGCCGCTTGAGACACTAGAATAGTATCACGGCCGAGTCGGGAGTCAAGTGCGGGAAATATTATCGAACGGACTCGAATTCACTAGGGCCGTGCCGATATACTTTTCGACGAATTCCTTACTTTCCTTGAGCCCAAGCCCGGACACGGCCCGAAAAGCCTTAATCGCTCCGATAACGTTTCCGCCATTATTAACCTTGGGAATAAGAGGCAAAACTTCCATGAAACAAATTCGGACAATCTCAAGTCGCTTGCCTTCCTCATTCCCAATAACGTCAAGCAAAATCTTATTCTTATCACAATCGGACATATTATTGATAATCTGATTAAGATAGCTCATTATTCGCTTCGCTCATTTTAAGGGCCGCACTATCGCGGACACCTAGAGAGTATCACGGTTCAACGGGAAGTCAAGCTTACAGCATCGGAAAGTGACATAGAAGCATAGCGATACCCGCTAGTGCCGTCCCAAAGCCATATAATGCCAGTATGGGGCGGATTAGCCTCAAGCTTTTCCCATGCTTCGCTTGCCGCATTAGAGCCTGCCCGTATTCCCTGAAAATAAGCTTTAGAGCCTGTAGGGGCATTCGGGCCGCTTGACATATACCATTCCAGGGAATAGAGCGTAAAGCCCCTAAGAAAGCCCCTATCATAATGGGTTAAGCCACGATATCGGCCACGTTTGGATTTATCAGGCATTACTTAGGCTCCTCAATAGCGGCAATCCGCCAAGTCTCGAATGGGGCGGTGGGCTTTCCCTGCCGGTCGATCCAAGCTTGACATTCTCCGACATTGGCGAACGGGCCAACAAGCTTTTGAAGCCCGTCCGGCGAGTCTAGGACCGCGACGATATTTCCAGGGAACATGAGGAAATCTCCCATAGAAGAGAATGAGCGGCCCATACCCAACCGGAACCCGTGTCGGGCATAGCTGGCAGACTATTCTTAAGTGCCGCTCAATTGGACGCTAGAAAGGTATCACGGCAGGACGGGAAAGGCAAGTTTCAAGGTGATAATTTGTCGCTTGAGCGACATTGTGTATTATAAACCCTTATTTGCCTTAAAGTTATCAAAGTGATATCATTTCGATATCGTTATGATATTAAAAGAGTTATACAAAGCGAGACCAACAGCCAGAATCATCATCGGAAGAAATATGCCAACCCAAAGCCTCAAGCCTAGCGATATCCGACTTACTTATCGGTTTATCAGGCACAATCCCATAAAGTATATCATGATCCGCTCCGCCTAAACTTTCTTCTAAACCCTTATTACAATAGGAACTTAGAATAGAAAGCCCGGCAATAATCTGTTGAATTGATGCCATAACTTCAATTCCTTGAAATAGTTAAAAGTCATACTCCTTAACGTCAATGCCCTTTGCGTTTAGGTCCAACATCTCACACTTAAACGGTTTACGGATTGATGCCTTTAAAATTTGAGGCGACCTAACATATTGCCAGAAATGCTCTCTAATATGTTGCTCGAAAGGCACTTGCTCGAAACTATCAGGCACAATAAATTCCATTACTAGGATTTTCGCCATAACTCTATTCCTCGGAAATACTTATCCTCCGCCACCCCGGAAATTGTATTTTAAGTTTTCCCATAGCACGTTGACTAGAACGAGCATAAATTGTGCCAACGTGGCTTTTCTCTTCTATCGTTACAGAATATCGAAAACTCTCCGCCGTGCAAGGAATAAGCGATAAGTTATTGCGGGCAAAATACTTAGCATGAAAATTGCAAATATATTCACCCTGATAAAATCCGCCCTTAAATTGATAATTCGCCGGATATCGGCAGAGTCTATTCCTAGACGTTCGGCATTGGCATTGCATTTGCTTCTCCGAAGCAATCAATCAAGCTTTATATAACCCTTAGCCGTTCCGCCCGTTCTAGTGATAGGGATATTCATTTTACTAACTTGGATATCCCAATTAGCCCCAGCCCTTTGAATCAATAGATCGTCGGCATAAATCAATGCAGCGTCTATATTTACAAAGGGACCGAAATACGTTTTCTCGCCCGAAGCCAGAAAACCGTCCCGATATGTTTTAATAACTAGGAACATTTTATTTCGCTCCGCTCAATTACGCTAACAGTGTATCACGGCCCTTGTGCCGTGTCAAGTGCCGGAAAAGATTTCCACTTCGATTCTATGCCATAATGGCAGTCGCCGCTTGAGTTTAAATAAAGCCCATTTAATGCTACGGGCTTGCATAAATCCCGTTTTAACTTGTCCGGTTTCTAATTCCACCCAAAAAGTGTAAATTTTACTTACCATCGCGGCTCCAATATTTTTCAGCGTTACGCATAGCGAAACGAATATTCTCTGCTCCAACCGGATTAGCCGAATGGATTGCCCAAGCAAGCTTAGGCAACGTGCCGAAGTATGCCATAAGACTAATAGATTGAGCTACAGTGTAGCCGGTTTCCTCTTTAGGCGAGCTATCGCCTAAGTCGTGGTCGAAACTAATAAAGCTTACTTGGCCAGTCGCAAGAGCCGCCCTAGCCTCTTCCGCAGTTCGGCAGTGCCGGTCAAAATCCTCGGGCATCGGCCGAACGTCGTCAAGCCAAAGTCTCATATTTCGCTCCGCTTAATTTTAACTCCACTAAGAATATATCACTTCCTAGCAGATTGTCAAGTTAATAAAATAATCGGCCCGGATTGCTCCGGGCCGATGCCTTGTCCTAGCACGCTTTAGGCTATGCCAATATTTACTTTGCACTAAATACCGTCTAGGTCGATACTTAGCAGGGATTCATTCGCTCTTTACATATTTATATACATTGCCGGGAGAATCCTCATTTTAAGCTTCCGCTAAGCGGCTTATCCCTAAGACACTAAAAGCCTATCACGCGGGCTTAGCTTGTCAAGCCCGCGTGAACAAATCCCGTATTATCTTTCTTAGCACGGGCTTTCGGAGAAAGCCCGACGATACAAGGGCTTAAGTCCAAAAATCTTAGATCGTGGATATCGCCGTCTATAACGGCATAGCCGTTAAACCATTTAGGAATATCGTCTCGAAAGACGATAGCAACGTTAAACCCACGCTCAAGAGCCGCTTTGCATTCCAGCCAATTATTTTCGCTTGCCGAAAACGTCAAGTGATAATTAGTGGGCAAAGTATAGCCCGACTTGAGCCTATGCGAAAGCTTTGTATAGTCGTAGAATTGCAGTGTCGGGAATTCGGCAAAAATTTCCGGCATACGCTTTTCCCATACGATATCAGAAGTGCCGTTTAGCCTGATAGCGGGAATTAAACCTTGCCGCTTAGCGGCCCGCACAAGAGCCGCTAAATCGTTTCTAAGCAACGTTCGGAATTCTTCCGGCTTCTGGTACAAAAGCCGGGTTTTCCTCACGCGGGCCGCTTGCACGGGCCGATATTTCCCATATCCCGAGGTATTCAGGCAAGCGGCCCGACATCCGGCCGACGATTTTGGGCAGACGTTTCGCCCGCTCAAGCTTGCCGGTGCTAAGTGTAGGATAGCATTTAAATAGCCGAATGCCTTAGCCTTTTCTATCTTATGATTATCCAAAGTGATAAGGGCAAAGCCCATATTTATTCGCCCCCTTTGAATAACTTGATATAGAGCCCGACAATGCTAATAAGAATAACCCATAGCAGAGTCTCCCATATAACCCTAATGGGATTTTCCAGCCCGTCCGAATCAAGCCCGGCCGCTTCATCGCGGCCGGGCTTAGTTCTACTCACGGAACGGGCGAACGCTCTGCCCCCGATCACGCGGGAAGAACCGCCCCGCTATTCTCGGGCACCGAATAATCGACTCCTCCAATGCGAAGTGTGAGGATACCTTCAACGGCGATAAAACGCCGATTCTTACTGGCATCATCGGGATTATATCCCGAATCGCCGGGCATGAGATATACCATAATCAGCCCGTTAGCACCGGGCGAGAATCCCAACTTTCCGCCCTTGAGCCCCTTAGTGACGTTTTCTGCCAGTCGGCAACGATATTCGCGTGCCGTATACTGGCCCGTTTCCTTATTCGGCGTTCGCGGCCGGACGATAGCAGAGAAAATCTTACCGTTAGTCGATCCAATAAGATTAACCGCCTGAACTTGCGAGATAACTTTCATTAGCTTCGCTCCAATTATGAGCCGCACAATCGCGGCCCATTAGGTTATCACGTTCTAGCCTACTGTCAAGCCCGGCCGCACGATTGCGGCCGGGCTTGCGAGACTCCAAAGCTTAGCTGATTCCGGCCGCTTCGGCAAGGAAAGCCCAGGACTGGGCCTCGAACTTTCCAGCCGTGCCCCCGAGAATACTTTCGAGCCGCTTTTCGGCCGTCCGATTGCCCTTATTACCAGCCCAGTTAGAGTTAAGATAGGTGATACCCTGGAAAATCGCCCCGAACGTCTCGGGCTTGCCAGCATAATTGATAGGATTGCGGGCCGCTCCGACGATACGTTCCGCGAGATTGATTTTCTGGGCCGAAACGTTATCCAAGTCGTTTCGGTCAATCCCGAGAAGCTTATCAACGGTAGACTCCACCGAAGCCGGGCAATCCATGAGAAGACCCAACTTTTCGGAATGAGCCGCAATTTCCTTCCGGGCCGCTTCCCAAGTCGCCCGAGCGAATTGGAGTTTATCCTTGATATCGCCCGTGTGACGGATCGAACCATCGGCACCGCCACTAAAACCCGTCGTGATCGTATTATGGCAAACGACACGGTGCCGAACAAGCTTATAACGGATTGCGTTTCCGTCGTGAAAATTCTGGAAAACGAGATAATTCTCATAGGGCGAAGTGTCGCCCGGCACGGAAAGAGCCGCATCGTTCCCATAATCGAGACGGAGGGCGATAACTTCGCTCTTTCCATCATAGAGAACGAAAGCCGCATCGGTTGACCCAAAACCCTCGCGGGCGAAATAATCGAGAATCTCTGCCATATCGGCCGGATTGCACGGGCTATATCGCTCCGTAACCGTGGCGTCCGACAGAATGAATCCGTCGTCACTTCTTACGATATGGAATTGATTCGGAACTTCCGAGAACGTAGGACCATCCGGCCCAATAATACATTGATAGGCGGGCCGCTTCTCGACATTATAGCCGAGTCCAACAAGCTTAGCGAATTCACTAGGGACCGGGATTCGGCCGTTATCGTCCGGCTCGATAACCCGGCCCTTATTATGCCATGCGGCCCCTCGGGCATAGCCCGCTCGACTCTTGACTACCATATCGGCCATTGTTATTTATCTCCGTTGGGCCGCACTATTGCAGCCCGCTTTTGAATTCGCTTGAATCTTATCACGGCCCTTGCGGGCCGTCAAGTTTAATCGAGCGGAATCGCGTCGGGCAAATTATTGCCGGAAAGATTTTCCGGCCGATACCGAATAACATAACTGCCGTCGTTGCAGACATCATAACCCGAACACCGCTCGAAAATAACTCCGTTCCACGAAATACGCTTAGGATAAGCTTTATCGACAATGTTTCGCGTCTCGAATCGCAATGCTCCAATAAAGGCGGCGGGCTTCATATTCTTAGCTCCGGCCGGATTATTCCGGCACCGACAATCTATCACTGCCCGACAGGGCAGTCAAATTTCTCTTGCAATATTATCACTTCGACGATAGGCGACACTACCAGTATCCGAATTGAACGCGGAGCGAACATAGGTCAAGCCCTGATATTCCAGGCACAACGGCAAGCTTGAAAAGCTTGCATAATCCCGACAGTCGATATCAGGATAGATGAAACTATCGCTCGAATCAAGATCGGCAATGACAATCTTAATCGGCAGGGCTTCGATTCGCTTCGCAGTCGTTTCCATGCCACTAAGATATCACGGCCCGCAAGAGCCGTCAAATAAATCTAGCCTCTACATATATAGACGGATCGAAAATATTTTCAGGCAGTCACTTGACGGCATGAAATACCGTGATACTCTGCTAGTGTCAATCGGGCACCTTGACCAATCGGCCAATGGCTCGAAATGTCGCGTGCGGCTCGATTGACGCGGCCCGGTTCGCCTGATACCGGAACGGTGCCGATTATTGGCGTGGCCGGGCGGATTATCAGGAATTCGCCCGGATTTTCCTTGACGGCCCGCACGGGCCGTGATACTCTTCTCGTGAATTAGTCGCCCGCCTAACCTAGTATCGCTCAATTGGTAAAGCCAGCGAGAAAGGGAAGTCGCCCAGAGCGGCCAGGCGGGCGACATTTTCTCATATTGACAACCTGTGCGATTTCGCACGGGTGCGTGCGTTTCCGCTCGGTCCCGCCGCCGCGTGCGTTCCCCCGGCCGGGCCGCCCGACGAGCCCCGAAACTAATAGTAAGGCATTTCGGGAGGCTCCTGAAAATTTCCCCCCGTAAGGGCGAATCTCTCACTTCTAGTATTTTTGCGGCATCGCTGCAAAGTAAGGGAAAATCTCTTGCTTACGCGATTTTTGCGTAAAATATAGCCCCATGCTATTTTTCTGCATCGGCCCGTCGTTCGAGTCGAAAACAATATGACGATTACAGCTACAGCGAGACGGCATAAGCTGCCGCTCAATCACACGCACCGTGCCGCAAGGGCATTGTGCCCGTACAACAGTCGCACGCCATACGTCGGCCCGCTTAGTGGCTTCCTCCACCATAACGTTAGGACGGCCGCTATTGATGTCCATAGCGGCCGTAAAGAGCCGGTCAAGATCACTCATATTCATGCTAGCAGTATATCACTCCCTAGTCGTGAGTCAAGTGCGGCATAGCCGCACTAAGGAATTAATTCATGTGCCTTAGCAAATTCAGTCAACATAAGTGGCCATTCTGAAACTTTAACATAAGTGTTATCATGAATTGCTTGTATATTTTGTAAGAAAGGTATTGATACATCAGGAGCTAATTCTTCTCCAAAAATATCAATAGGAGTATAGATACCAAGTAATACGTGGATTCCTTTACTGCCAAAATCAAATTCCGGCCGATAACACGAGTCAGGAATAAGAGCCCCGATAGCACATTTGGTTCCATTGCGACCGCGATAAAGACACTTTGCACCATCTATAGCTCTACAATTTTGCTTTAAAAGGTGATCGCGGACACGATCATAAATAATTTGGCGAGTTAGCATAGATGAACCTCGATATTTTCCTTAGTAAAGTAAAACTGATCTAGACTAACCCACGAGAAAATGTAATTACCATCACAATAACCAAGATATTTATATTGCTCACGCGAGGAAATGTTTGTCATTGGCCAAATTTTGTTCTTATCAAGAGCCATTACTTTGATACTTTGAGTAAGTTTAAATTGCTGACCTGGCTTTATGGTGCTAATTAACACACTACTCATAACAATATCTACTGTTTGATCCTTAATAATCCATTTACGATCTTGATACACAACATCTTGCACAACAACTAGATCGCCATAAGAATGAGCAACTTGGCATAGTTCTTCACTATCAAGCGTATCTTCTGCGTCATCATAATGGCCTTTGGCTATATAACTAACATAAATACGCATCTTTGGACTCACATTAAACTTGAACTTCTGACCTACGCTAAGTTTAGAAAGTTGAATTAGCATGATAGTTTCCTTTGTCGCTACGCGACAATTACTCTAGTTCAAAGTTAGTACCAATATAATAATAGGCTTCGCCAGTCACTATATTGACAAAGTCAATAAGAATATTGTGTTGCAAAAAATGTTTTACGAGTTTAGCTTTAAATACCCAAATTGTTTCTACATGGATAGGGTCGCCACAAGCATATCCAGATATGTTTAATGGATGAGCCTTAAGAGGCTCTTTAATTACAAAAGCATCGCCTACTTCAAGATCGGCAGATGTTCTTTGCATAGCAATTATCCCTAACGGGTTTACCCGTTAATAAACACTCCCTCATTCGTCGAGTAAGAGGTACGCAAGCCAGCCTCCGCCACAGTCTTTGCACAATCTCGGCAAGGCCGCGACATCTTAATTTCTCCTTGCCGGTTAATACGGCAACAAATAATACGATAACCGGCAAGACTTTGCCGGTTCAGCATGGCACGGGCCTTAGCAATGGCTCGTACTTCGGCATGAGCGGCCGAGAAGCAGCCGGAGCCTCTAGGATGCGTCTTATGGACAAGGTTACAGGCAGCGGCAATGACTCTTCCGCCCTTCCCTACGATAAGGGCGGAATGACGGAATTGGTCTCCGTTGCTTTGCAAGGCAGTACGAAGGGCGATCCGCACCATTGAGCTACGCTCACTTTCTTAACATAAGTGTATCACGGCTCGCAAGAGACGTCAAGTATTTTATAGTCGCCATCCAAAACATTCAATATGATGTTTTAAATGGTGAGCCGCCCCGGCTTTGCTCCGGGCACCTAAAAGTTAAGAGCTTTTTGCTCTACTGAATGAGCTAGCGGCCCACGCTTATGTTACAAGTTGCTTAGGACGGAAGAACGTCCTTTTCGACCCGCATAAGGCGAAGCCTCAAATATTCGAATACATTAGGCTTCGGGTCGCCAAGGTGGTGAGTAAAGGTGTATGTTACTAGAGTAATAAAATTGCTTCTAGTGCCTAGAAGCTGCTCATCCACAATGTTATTAAGTAGGTCGCGTAGCTCCCTAGCGAATTGAAGAAACTGAAAATCGTCAGTTGTAGGAGCTAGAAATACAGTCTCGCCAGTAATTTGACCACGACGGAATGCTTTGGCTAGTCGGCCAAGCGAAACGTCTCTACCAATTCGGCGATTAAAGCCATCTCGCGGAAAATCCCGCGACACAAAATTCTTTGCGAATGCAAAAGAAATACCAATCGCGTTAATTGGCTCGATATAACCAAGACACACCGTTGCACCGGCACGGGGCAAGTGAATAAATTCGGTTCGCATTACATGCTCACTTTCTTTTGCCGTCTCTCGGCAAATTTGAGGCTTAAGCCTCGTTATTGTTCGTACTGAAAATCTCCAAAATTCTGAAGAGCCTGAATTGCTTGCTGGATAATTGGACTAGTGTAAGAGAACGCAAAAGCACAAGCCGCCGCTTGAAAAACAAGGATATGGTTGCTATTAAAATTAGCCATCATATACTCTACGGTTAATCCAACGTTATCTACCAGGATACGTCGGCACTCCTCGCGTAATGACTTCTTCGTGTAGGTAATCATGCTAGTAGCTTATCACGGCTGCAAGCAGCCGTCAAGTGATAATTTCGATCTCATGCTCAATATTCGCTACAATATATTTTGATAATGAATTTTCGCGTTGAATAGTAATTGAATCTTTTCCCTTAAATACTACTTCAAATGTCTCAATTTTATGTGATTGTTGATAACTGCCAATAATAACACATAACATGTTAGTAGGATGACAAAACCTAAATTTTATTTCATAATTTAACGTGTCAAGTTTTCTTTTAACGGAGCATGTACTAATTTTAATGTCCGCGTTGCCAATGCCTAGAACGTAAGAATGTTTAGTATCGCAATGCGAAAAGAATACTAAATTGTCGCTACAGGCTGTGAGACTAAATTTGGCTCCAATAATCGGGCGTCCTACTCCCCGTCTTTACAATCATATATTTGACAGGTATCATCTCTAAAGTGAAAAATAGTGCCCGGCTTTATATTCTGAAAAGGGTTCATATCGCTATGCTCCATTACTTACAAGAGTCAGGGATTGGCCAGGTAATTTCAGGCTCGATCCAATGGGATTCTTGGCCATCAAAATATACGCGAACAACGTCGCAACCCTCATATGCTAATTCAATCCAGCTACCCTTTTCTACAAATGGTGCAATCTCTTCAAACATTGTTTCTTCATCATAGGAAGAATATTCAGTATTTAGCTCCAACGTAAACGTTGGCCCAAGTTTAGGGTTAGCTAGGTAATCATCAATATCAATGTCTGACGACAGGCACCAATCAGGATTTTCTACTTCTTCTGGCTTGCAACGAAACGATCTAGCCGAGTATTCAAGGAATATATTATTGATTTTAGCAACATTTTCAGGCTTTACGCTGAATTCTGCTTCTCGCAGACAAATAGAAACGCTCATGAGCGTAGCTCAACCTTTCTGCTTTGGCGTAGCCAAAGCAAGCGAATTATAGCCATTTAAAACATATTCTTCTGTCCATGTTGCTCCGCAACATGTGCAACTACAGTCACGACAAATTACTTCATCGAAAGTTTCTGCTGCATCGGCGTCGATGCAGTCTTTCTTTTTACAGGAAGGACAAGTAAAGCCGCGTAAAGCGGCATATTCGCTGTCACTTAAAGGACGCATTATTTTTAATGTCCCTGCTGTTCATGATTAAAGTCTGACAGCATACAAATAAAATCTGTCATATCTTTCTCTGGAATAACCATAGCTAGGCTATTTTCATCCTCGTCTAAAATATGGAACTCGCGTTCATTTTCGTGAAATTCAATGCAGTAAGTACAATCATTACTAAACGTAAATACGACTCTATTTTGGATTTTCATGTTGCCTCCGGCAACTAAAATGGCTCATCATCCCAATCTTCTGGATAATAAGAAGGATCATAAATTAAATCTTCGCTATCAAAATATGGATCTTCATAATCATAATCATCATAATCATCATAGCTATCTTCATTAGAGATAGCCTCTTCCTCCCACTCACAAATACTGTCCAGAATTTGCGTTAGAGGTAATGACGGGTTTCCGTCAGTATAATCAGCAATCAAATATAACATACTGGCATCAGTGATGCCATAGTCAGTTTGGATTTGTCGAATTCTATGAATTAGCATCTTCGGAATCCTCCTCAGATTTTACAGCAACATCCAGCACTTGATTAAACTCTTGGACCAATCCCTTGAATTCTAAGAATTCACAGAAAGTAGCAATAATAGTGGCATCGTCAATATCGAAACTCTCTTGAATTTCACGAATGCGTGCCCAAAGCATTATTTGCCCTCCGGGCAATCCATCCTATCATTATAACCTTGCTGATAAGGGGCTAACATTTTTCGGTCATTATATTCTTCATACTTAACTCTATCGCCATACTTTTTAATGTATTGCTCAGCGTCACGACGACCGGCCGCATATTGTTCGGCCCATTCTTTGGGTGTCATTTGCTTCTCCGAAGCAATTAATTTTAATGGTCGGGTGACAGGGAATCGGACCCTGATGAATTTCACGGGATTTTATAAGAATCCTGGGCGTCCACCGCCCACTCACCCGTAGCGATCAAGACACATATAGCTTATCACGGCGTTGCCATGAGTCAAGTAATATTATTTCTAGCCAGCCAGCAATCCAGCATTTGTTCCTCGGCAATTATTTCGTTGATAATGTACTGGGAAATAAGAATTTGAATCGCGTGGTCTCGCGGCATATCACAATGGCCACTATCAGACGAATAGCAGAATCGTTCGTTATGCCAAAGTTCACACTTTTCAAGATTTGCAAGTTCTTGAATAGAAGTGGCATAGCCAAGACTACGCCCGCCATATTCATTAATGAGACTTAGATGAATTCTCATTTTATCTAGCTCTAGCAGAAAATATCATAATCAATATTCGGCAGCGAATAAAAGTCGCTATTCATTAAATTCTGGATAATGACATAATCTGCACTAGCACCGATAAGCCGCATACCGTCGCCGGGCTTAATAGTAACCTTTGCTCCCGTTTGGCAGCATAAGCCTTTAACGCGAGCATTAAAATCGAATTCGCAATCAGGTTCCAGGTCGGAGATTATCATATAATGTTATTCCTAATTTGCTGCTTAAACCGACGACGCAACGCTCTGTTGTGCTTAGCACGATCATATTCAGATTTACAGCAATTACACTTAATCCCGCCTTTACCGGGGGACCAGTGCGTTTTTTCTTTGCTCATGATGCTTATAACATATCACGGCCTATATGCCGTGTCAAGCTAATTAATTGTTCTGCTCCCTTAAACTATCTAATATTGCTCGTCTCTCCTCTTCAACTTTATTATTTGCCCTTCGTATTAAAGTTTACCTTAAATAACACGTTTGCTAGTACGCTGATACCAAACATTTGCCAGAAAGTAACCTCGTTGCACCCTACGGCTGGCACTAGGCAAGAATTCCATAGAAAGACTGCTAGAAAATTAAACAAGAAGAAGAATAATACAAAAAGCCCCATCCCGACAATAAAAAGAATAAACTTATCCATTTCGCTTTTTAGCCTTTCGTTTAACTGGCGTATGTGTCGTTTCTTCCGTCCAATTCCACATTGGATAATTTTGCGAGTGCTTGCACTCGTAATAATAGTTTTTAGTAATTGGCGGGCTATTTCGCCGAGTATAAAAATATTCATCTATAATATGATAGCCGAAGAAACCAATTGCTACTATAATGACTGTTAAACAATACCACGCATTATCACTCATACAATCTTATCTCCTAGCCATAAATGACTGCTGCCACACTTAGTATATGTGAGTTTAACAATATCGCCAACTTTTGCACCGCGAACGCGGTCGAGCCCTGAACAAAGATGGACAATTTCGCCAGTGCTAGTAACAACGATTTTTTGGTTATTCCACTTATCAATGGCTTCTACGCGACCATATTTAGTATGAGCCTTGCTCATTAGTATGCCTCTCCATAAATATACATGTCGCTAAAATCACCTTCGGAAGTCCAATCGACACGGCGATTCCCACATTCGCAGCGACGACTTAACCCGTCCCATCCTTTACAGGGACCATCACAATTTTGACCATTAAAACTATGCCACTTTTCATCTTTAGTGGCTGCTGCTTTTAATTCTTCAAATTTGACTTCGCGGGCATCATAGAAGGCTGACTCGCTAGTAAAATCTTGTCCAAATTTCTTACCGCGTTCCAGTAGGAACGCGATAGCCTCGTCACGCACTTTAATAGCCGCACTATTAGCATTCTTTGTTTGTTCTGCGAGTAAGACCTTTTTACGAGCATCTTCAATTCGCCTAGTAAGTTCTTCAAATTCGATACGGTATGGACACCACGGAGCCCCGGCCTTACTTAAATATCTATATTCTTTGGAAGTATTGCCCCAAATTTCGTTGGCCAGCAATACTAGGCTCTTATACTTGTTCGCCAATTCGTGGCGAACTTGCTTATTATGGGCGTTTACGCTCTCGTAAAGCGTCTTTAGATCATTTAATTGCTCAGGAGTGATTTTAAGCAATTCTCCGTCAGAAATATATGGGACACCTTTGTAATTACTCATTTTACTCCGTAAAATTAAAACATCCGTCCACTTCAAGGTCAATTAATGCCTGACGCAGCATATCAGAATCCAAATTCTGTACAAAAGCAACAGACGCAGCGATTTGACATGCTTTAGGCAGATGAATTTGATTGCCAATAATTCCAGTGGCTAATTCTAGACCAGGAGCTATTCGCTTAATTTCAGCAAGTAAGTTTTCACGGGAGTAACGATATTTTTCGCTCATGACCTAACTATATCACGGCGGCGAGCCGCCGTCAACCTCCTTAAATCCCACAACACGAAACACAAAATGTTCATTATGATATTTTCAGAAAATGGCGATTTTCACGCCATGTGGAAATTGGCTTGACACGCGGCAAAACCGCGTTATAATAGCTCATGTTCCTGTAGTTTAATACATCGGCTCTTAACTGAGTCGCTGAAAACAGCACGTTTTAAAGTGAAGATGCAGACGGAGATTCTGCCGGGAACATTTTTGATCGGAGATCAAATGAAAATCTTAGATAAGATGGAAACCCTACAATTGCTTTGCAAGAGCAATAAAAAGTGGGGCATGTTTATTTCGTGGGTTGATTCAGGGGGAAATAGGCCAGTCTTTAGATATGACTTAAAAGACACGCTAGAGACTCCTGTTCCATATCTTTGTTATAAAAATGACGCACAAGCTATTATGGACGGCGAGGCTTATCTATTGTTTAATGATGAGTCCGAAATGTGTAATCATTATGATCTAACAGTTGGTGACGATGGACCGACGCAGCTAAACCCATATAATGGACCCTTTAGAGTCTATGCTATTACTTGCTCGCCTAAAGGGCAATTGATGAATGAAAACACTTGACTCACGCCTGACGGCGTGATACAATAATAATCCTTCGTAAGAGGTTGAGCTACGCTGTAAATGCGGGCGATTGCTGCGAAAGCGGCAAACGTAAGACCCGCTGGCGGAGGCCGTTCCATTGGGCCGGGATTCCCCCGGCCCATCTATTAACTAAATTATATGCCCGTCAACCTAGTATTAGAATTCTAGGAAGAGACGCGAAAACGGACTTAAGTAGCGTCTTTGTAGCCATCTAGGCCCGGTTCGGGGTACAATGGTTTACCCGGTGCAATTCCGGGGGCGGGCTCCAAAATATGACTTGACAGCCTTAAAATAAGTGATATAAATACAATGGCGGTATGGAGGAATGCAGACTCGATGCCCTCAAAAGGCATTGCCCTTAATCGGGCGTTCCCGTGCAAGTCGGGATACCGCTACCATTTACCTAAAAATGGCGAAGCCATATGACTATTAAAGAATTCATCGAATATTCCAAGAAATATGGACATTTAGCTCCTGATAAAGAAGCATTATGTTGGGAGCGTGACGTTAAAATATTATGCGGTAATAAAACTAAACTGCATCATTTTACTGCAACCGAACGTAGCACTATGTTATGGTTCTTAGAATGGGCAGCAGCTTATTGGAGTCTAATAAATCATGACGACGAACCATCGGATTGGATACCATGAAAGAAAGCGAAGCTGAGAAACTTTCCGAACAAATTGCAAAACTTGGTAAATTTGGCGATACCTGTAAATTAGATAAAAGTCTTTGGATCGACTGGCCCGACGAACATGGATATTATTGGCTGGCTGAAATCAATAATGATGATATTCCGTCACTTGTACTAGTGCATTACTTTTCACATGGCGGTGACTTTGAAGTATATGAATTTGAAGCCGAACAGGCAACGCCATCAGAAGCTTATAATCATCCACATTATAGATGGATGGGACCGATCCGCATACCAGAAAGGCCGAAGGCATGAATTATCCATACGGATACGATGCGACCGAACATGACAGATTTACTAAGGATCTTTACGCCAAGTATGGCGTAAGTGATAATCCTAAGCGTGATAAAGCATATAGTATTGCCTGGGAAATGGGTCATGCTTACGGCTATTCCGAAGTAGAAAGTCACTTTTCAGATATTGTAGCACTAATAAAGGATTAATTAAATGCTTCCTTTTAAGGACCGTTGTAGCTTCGCTACAGATACGGAACGAAATGATTGGGATGAGGGTTATGACCATGCTGTTAATGGTGTAGACTTTGATGACGAATATGCAACTGACGCATATGCGGCAGGATACGATGCCGGTCTATATGATCTACGGGGCGACAAGTAGTCGCCCCGTAAGGATTTATCTGTCACTTCACGAAATTTTACGGGTTAGGCTTGACAGAAGCCGAACCCGTGTTATAATGTTAATTAACTAAGGTCGCTCATCGTGAGCGTCCATGACTAAAAGTAGGAAGTAAAAATACCCCATAGGAGATTTTATGAGCAATTCTCGCCTTGTAGGCCATAAGTTCCGCGATCTTCATTCGCTGCGACGAAGCCGAATTGTTACTGTTCAGGAAGTTTCAGACACTTTTTACGATCATTATACTTTTGTAAAAGTAACTTCAAATCGTGGACGCACCACACAAATTTCTTACCCTCGCTTCACAAATAATTCACGTTTCCAGCCTATTAAAACACGAAAGGGCAACTGATTACCATGTCAGAAATTAATTTCGATGGACTCACACTTGAAAACTTTAGCGAACGTACAGGGCACCGTTATCGAATGACGAAGGCTCAGAAGAATCGTGGGCTTACACGCGAGGCTGCATTTCAGGAATGGTTGTCTGCCGCAACAGCGACAGCTAAGACAACACAAGGAGCTTAATCATTTGGGGGGCTACGCTCCCCAGAGCTTATTATGCAGCATTTAAAGCCTATCGGCTTGCCTATACGATGGACTATCAGCATTTTATTTGCTGCATTAGTTATGTTCGGGATAGGCGGAGATATAGTGGCGGTGTTCATTGCTTTCGCCCTCATTAATTGTACTCTTAAACATAATTAAAATAGCTATTGCTATAATGGTGATTATATGTATCATAAGATACAAAAATACCGAATGTTAATTAAGAACTCCGTCCTTAGCCGAGAATTAGTGTCACTTGCAAAATTTTTTCTACTTTTCGGCCTCCCACTCATTATCATCTTTTATTACTGTATACTATAAAACTATGTTTAATCAAGATTTCGTAGAAAAGGCGTGTTCTGAGCCAGAAGGATGCATTTCTGCTGGTGGACCATATATGAAGCCAGGACGTATTATCCTGGCCGAAGGCTATATACACCCGGTAGGGGCTGTGCCATTTAAAGAAGTGGCCTGTTCGCATGAGTTGCCACATAGCGGTAATAAGACAGAATTTGTGGCACTTGACGTGCCGCAAGGCATGTCTCTTAAACGGTGGCGTTTAGTTATTGAGGAGATTACGGATGAGAATTCTTGATCAGAATTTTAAAGTTAGCTCATCTAATATGGCTAAATTTTGGGATATTTTAGACAAGTACGATGAAGTAGGTGAGTGGGACGCTATTATTGATTTAAATAATGGTAACATTGAAAGCTTAGTGCTTGTTTATGATAGCACAGATCCATACCAAGCTTTTGCTATGTTTCAAGAGGCTGCTCCGCTCGTATCCAGCGGTAGCCAGATAGAGCTTGATATTAATGGACATATCGAAAAATGGATCTTTGATGGTACGACGATTCATAGGATCGGAGTATAAGGTATATTGATGGTATGGAATGGTTTATAGGGCCATTAGAAGAACCAGAGGAAAAGTAATTGGCACAGAGACATTTTTTAATTAGATTCTTTCAAAAGGTTAATTTTAACACCAATAAATTCTGGGATGGAACAGAATGTTGGGAATGGAAGGGATCTAATGACTATTATTATGGACATTTTTCTTTTAATGGTCGCCAAATCAAGACTCACAGATTCTCATATCAATATTTTGTAGATGAAGATTTAAAACCATATTTAGAGGTAGGACATTTATGTAATAATACTTTGTGTCTAAGGCCATCACATTTAAAAGCAATGACTCCTAAAGAAAACGTACATTATAGCAATACTACTGCACATTTAAATTCCTTAAAAACCCACTGTAAGCACGGTCATGAATTTACTCCAGAAAATACATATATACGTAAGGATCGCAATGGCAATAGAGAGTGTATTACGTGTCATAGAATAGCAACAGGATATTGTGGCGGTATGCTAAATAGCGAAAAAACCCACTGTATTAATGGACACGAATTTACAGAAGAGAACACATACATATATAGCAAAAGTAATTATCGAGCATGTAAGGCGTGTTCTAAAAATCGTTATCTACAAAAGAAGAGAAAAATGCAAATTTTAATTTTGGGAGACACGCACGGAAAGTATGATTTGGAGCATTTAATTATACAAAAAGTTATTAATAAAAATTCCAATATAAAAGCTATATTTCATTGCGGTGACTGGGGATATGCGTGGCCAACAAAATATGGTCCTGCTATTTGGGAGTATCCATTTAAAATACCATTCCATGTTACTTTAGGCAATCATGATCCATACTCATTCTATCAAACAGCAAAATTACCAGATTGGCTTCATATACAGGAACGTGGCAGTACATTAAATATTCATGGTAAAAAGATACTTTGGTGCGGTGGGGCATTTTCAATTGACCGTGCCTATCGTATCTTAAATCAAAGCTATTGGCTCGAAGAAACCATTAAACAGTCTGATCTTGATAAGTGCTTGGCTCAAGAAGGGCCAATTGATTTATTAGTAACTCACGAAACAGCAGAGTATTACCCTTTAAAAGCCAAGAGGCCGGAATTTACAGAAGGTAGATCGGATCGAATTGCTGTGCAAACAATAATAGATAAATTTAAACCTAAGTATCATACGTTTGGCCACTGGCATTCTCCTGATAATGGAGATTATATCCATCAAGATGGTAGTATAACTAAATGGGCCTGTATCCCCGAAGTAGATTCTGGGCACTTTGCCGTGTGGGATGGAGAGAATTTAGAGCTAAGCTGGCTTGACACGACCGGAAGGCCGTGATACGATAATACTGTCAAAGAGCGGCTGCGGACCCTGGAGCGTTCCAGGGAACCGAAACGAAACTAACCCCCGACTGAATGCGGGAGACGACGAACGACTGGCGTGCCGGTTAGTGCTGTTCGCCAGTACCGGGAATTGACCCGGCAGCCACTTTTTTTAAATTGAGCGAAGAGAAAACAATGCTTGAAACGATTCGCGGTGCCAGAATTAAAGTTGTGCCAGAGCAAGTTCGATATATCCGTGCGAGCACGGAAACTCTCGAAATTTACCTTCTAGACACGAGCGAACCTGATTTCCATATCTATGAATGGGTGGCTCTTAAGAGTCACCAAAAAAACTTTACCGCCCTAGTGGAGCTATTTAATGCGAGGCGATAAATGGACTACATAGCAGCCTATGTTACTTTAGTAATATACTTAATGTTGCGTATTATATGTCGAGCCATTAGCAAAGAAAAGATAAGTTATGGAGATATAATCTTTGGTATAATTTTTTCAACTCTATGGGGAATGTTTAAACATTATGTCCTTTAAGCGAAGCTTAATTATTATTCGTGGTCCATCAGGGTCCGGTAAAAGCACTATTGCACGCCACTTAGGCGGAATTGCGAAGCAAAATTGGTTCGAAGCAGATCAATTCTTTGAAAAGAACGGTCATTATGATTTCGACACTAAACGCCTTGGATTAGCTCATAAGTTTTGCCAGGAACAAACAAAAGCGGCAATGGAACACTGCGAACCTATGATTATAGTGTCAAATACGTCTATGACTATAGCCGAGCTAACTCCGTATTTACAGGCTGCCGAGCAGTATGGCTACGCCGTTACTATCTATCGCACGCCGAAACCGTGGCCGGTTGAGGCGTTGAAAGAGCGTAATAAGCATGGGGTGCCTTATCAAGTAATTGCGAAGCAAATAAACAAATACCAGGCTTCGCCTGGTGAGGTGGAATGGACCAACCTTTCTATATTCTAATTAAATTGGAGCTAAGCGACAATGCAAGAATTAACACCCGATCTCAAAGCAGAAATTTTCCAGCGTATTGATGCACTTGCAAGCAAGTTAGGCGTAGCGAGTGGTGAGTTATGGCGTATTCTTTGCCAGCAAGGGTTTGTGGCAAGCCTTATATGGATTACTGCATCAGTAATTCTTTTCATAGCATTGCTCGCAAGTGTTAAATTCCTGCATAGCACACTAATCGGCCTAAGCAAACCTGAGAACAGACATAATGAATATAATAATAATATAATAAATGAATCTTATGTTGTAAGAACAGTTATAAGCGTAATAGTCACCGCTGGATTAACTGTCGCATTCGCGTGTGTGTTTTTTAGTCACTTAGAAGTTATTTACACGGGATTCTTCAATCCCGAATACTATGCGTTTACACAGATTAAGGATTTACTAAAGTAATTGCCCGGAGGGCAAATGATAACTAACCAAAAGCTAGAATTCTGGATCAAAAACAATTTAAACGTCCTATTTATAGGCAAACACGGGGTAGGCAAATCTGCTCGCGTTATTGATGCCTTTAATAAGGCAGGATTAAATTGGCTTTATTTTTCAGCGGCTACACTTGATCCTTGGGTAGATTTTATTGGTATCCCAAAAGAATGCACTGACGCCGAAGGCGTCAGGCATATTGATCTTATTAGGCCCAAGCAATTTGCCGAAGATAAAGTTGAAGCGATCTTTCTAGACGAGTTTAATCGGGCTCCTAAGAAAGTCCGAAACGCAGTTATGGAACTTATCCAGTTTAAATCTATTAACGGCAAGAAGTTCAATAACTTAAAGTTTATATGGGCGGCTATTAATCCAGAGGACGAGGACAATAAGTCCGAGTACGATGTTGAAAAACTCGACCCTGCTCAAAAGGACCGATTCCAAATTATCGTAGAAGTGCCATGGAAAGTCGATAGTGCATATTTTACCAGTAAATTTGGCGATGAACTAGCTGGTAATGCTATAAATTGGTGGACTAATCTATCAAAGGAAGAACAAAATGGCGTGAGTCCACGTCGCTTAGAATACATAGTAGACATTTACCAGCGAGGCGGTGACGTAAGAGACGTGGTGCCTAATAATATTAATATCAAAAAGCTGACTAAAGAACTTAGCGGCGAGTCGCCGCTAAGAGAACTTGTTAAACTTTTTAAGACTAAAAATATTGCAACGGCAACCGCGTTTATCCGTGACTCGAACAATCTATCTGATTGTGAGAGTAAAATCCTCGAACAATCGGCATATCTGGAATTCTTTTTTCCCCTTATGCAAGAAGAACAACAGGTCAGGCTGATATCTAATAATAAAAAAGTATATCAACACGTTGCTAATCATATTGCTGATTATAGACCTCTCATCGAATCAATTACTAAAACTGATCCTTATTCGAAGCTTGGTCGCAAGATGCGGAGACTAATACAAGATCCTACGCCAGCTAATACTGGTAAATCAAGATACATTCTCGCAAATGAGTACCGTGCTTTAAGCGGCAAACACTTCAAGAGAACAAATGAAGAAATAATAAAAGGACTGTCTTATGGACAGGCTATTGAGGCTCGTATTGCCGCACTAAAGGCAGCAACTCAACCAGTGGCATTATATCGTGACTAACGAAGATTTCATTTTAATAGCTAGAGACTTAGAACAATATCACGGTATCTTTTCTAAGATTTGGCAGATTGGAAAGCCACATTTTACAGAAGATATTCCTACTGCGGCAGTAAGTTTTAATAAGGATGGTCAGTATATAGATTTCCAGTTTAATCCCAAGTTTTGGGCAAAATCTTCTCATTATGAGAGGCTTTTTATCATCTGTCACGAGTGCCTACACGTTATACTTAATCACGGGTTGAGGCTCGCGGGGCTTAATCCAGAGCTAGGCAACATAGCTGCTGACGTGGTTATTAATGAGGGTTTAGTGAGTAACTTAGGTTTTGATAGGAGCCGACTAGGCTCTTTAAACAAAAAAGGATGCTGGCTAAACACAGTTTTTACGGGCGAAGATGTCGAGCCCGCAAAATCAATGGAGTATTATTATAATTTGCTAAAAGAAGATATATTACAAAAGTTGGCTACCGGCCAATTAGTATTGATAGATCAACATGCCGGTTTATCCGGCATAGATGTTTCAGGCTTAGTTGATTCATTAAATCCAAGCGATAAAGAAAGTTTAGGTCGCTTGTTCCAGGCAATAAAAGACGAAACAGAAGCGTGCGAAAGTGTCTCTGCCGGAAGCGTAGCGGGCTCACTCGCCATAACAATTCGCCTGGACAAAGTCCAGGTGAAACGTAAATGGGAGACTGTTATTAAGAAATGGGCTCTTAAAAGTATGAAAGAATCTGATCGTGAAGTGTCTCAATGGACCCGTGTGAATAGAAGATTCGCAGCGATTACAAGCGATTTAATACTTCCAACGGAAGTAGTCATCGAAGATACTAACGACGAGCAGGATAAGATTAAAGTTGTATTTTTTCAGGATACATCAGGAAGCTGTCACGGTTTCGCCAAGCGTTTCTTTGCGGCGGCAAAATCACTACCGCAAGATAGATTTGATATAGAATTATACTGTTTTGATACGAGAGTATATAAAACTTCGCTTGAGTCTGGTAAGCTATATGGCTTTGGCGGGACATCATTTGATATCTTAGAACGATACGTTATGACTCAAATTGCTAAAAACGATTCGCGTCAGTATCCAAAGGCAATTTTCGTCATTACGGACGGCTACGGCAATAAAATTAATCCAATTAAACCTAAAAATTGGTACTGGTTTTTGTCGAGCAGTTATAAAAGTTGTATTCCAGATGCGTGTAATATTTTTCAATTAAGGGATTTTGAATAAATGGTCATTATATTCCCATCCGGCTATGGGCTTTATAGGATATGCACTAAATCTCAAGGCTGGCTTGGCCCGATACGGGCCAATAATATGCGGTGGCTTTACGCTACAGAAATTAATGGCACTAGAGATGTTGTGATTTTAAGGCAGACGAACCCCTGGACCAAACATGCCAAAGCATGTGGGGATTTCAGTAAGACTTACTTTGATCTAATGTTAGATGAACGAGTAATTTGGACGTGTGACTACTCTGACATGTTATGTTATATTTCGAGGGACGAAAATGCAGGATAAAGACATATTTCTTCTAGCTATAGAGCATCATGCAATTATGCAACTAGCTGGTAGATTTATGTCTAAGATCAATACTAAATCAGGTATATTCGGAGAAAATGGAGATTACCCAACAGAATGCTGGATTTGGACTGATACGCCTAATACAGATGGTTATGGAGTTTTTAGTATTGATAATAAAAATACTGGAGCCCATAGGATTGCATATAAGGTATTTAATGGTCCATTGATAGACGGTTATGAAATAGATCATTTATGTCGTAGACGAGATTGTGTATGTCCAGATCATTTAGAACAAATCACAGGTCCAGAAAACGTAAGGCGTGGCAAATCTGGAGAATATAATAGAATAAAAACGCATTGTCACAAAGGACATGAGTTTACAACAGAAAATACTTACGTCTATATTAGAGACGGACTAATAGAAAGGCAATGTAGAACATGCAAAAGAGAGACGCAAATTGCATATAGGAAAAGAAAACATGAATTATAGTATAATAATGGCTCTGATACAAAAAGCGGATAAGCCGTCCGATGTTTTTCTGCACAATTCTTTTGTAATAGAAATTCCAGAATTATATACGTTGCAAGGAATCCCTCAACCAGCAAAATATCACCCCGAGGGGGACGCATTCGTTCATACTTTACAAGTAATAGATAGAGCCAAAGAATTAGGAGGCAATGATATAACTATATTCTCATGTTTACTACACGATCTTGGCAAAGCTTTGACTCCAAAAGAAGAATGGCCGCACGCCTATAATCACGAGTCCTTGGGCTTGCCAATAGCTGCAAAGATTTGCGAGCGTCTGAATGTTCCAATAGAACATCGTGACTTTGTACTTAATGTTGTTGCTGAACATGGAAATGCTCATCGGTTCCTTGAAATGAGACCCACCACACGAGTTAAGTTCTTGAAAAGAATATGGCTATGCAATCTATACGATTTTACTCTGGCTTGCAAGGCTGATTCGCAGGGCAGAGGCGAAGAAAACTGGTTGCGGGAATACCCGCAAAGTGAAGCCATTATGGATGCGGCTCGCCGCATCGGTAAAATAGAAATAGCTGGCAAAAGCCACGAAAAGTGGCTACAGGAGGCAGCAAAAGCAATATCGTGATTACAAGCATTTTAGTTATTATTTTTGGCATATTATTCGCACTATCTTTAATAGTATCTTGTTTAGTTTTATGGGACATAAAGTGGAGCAAATTATATGAAATTAAAATTGTTGCGAAGCAACAAAAAATCGAACAGCCGTGCGAAAAATAACGCACTTGACACGGCCTAATGGCCGTGATATCGTGTAAGTGCCAGATGCGTGGACGGTCGGTCGTGAAGGTGGACCATGCCGGGCGGTAAATCGAGCCGCCCGGCAATTTAATTGGAGCTAACAAATGCCTGAAATAGTAATTATAAATGATGCTGGGCAATTCTGGAATGGCGAGTCTTATTCGCCGGAAATTAATGATGCACGCACCTATACCGATAGGTCACTAGCTATTGGGCTTGCATCGGCTCGTAAGGGCCGAGCCATCATTGGCCACGGCACTAGCGAGCAACGCGAGCTAGGCAACGTACCGGCTCCTGAGCCTAATCCTGCGGCAGTGGCCGCAGTGGAAGCCACGGCGGCAGCCGTAGAGCGTGTCCAAGCAGCCTTCGATGTTGGCCAGCTTACATTGGACAATTACGAGGATTTAATGGACGAACGATTCCGCTTAACTAAAGCGGAAAAATTGAGTGGCATTAGCCGCGAAGAGGCTTTACGTGCCCGTATTAAAAAGGGACTTATTAAACTATGAAAACAACACTCTATCAGCTTAAAAAGACTGGCAAAATCTGGCAATGGTCCTGTTGGGCACAAGGCCCAAAAGTTTATACTAGTTATGGCTATGTAGATGGTGCCCAACAAGAAACGCACGAAACTGCTACCGCCGTAAACGTCGGAAAATCTAACGAAGTTTCTCCTGTCGAACAAGCTCGACTCATCGCGGAGCGAAAGATTAAAGAGAAACTGGAAAATGGATATGCTCGCTCCCCGAGCGAAGCCAAACTAGAGCCCGAAGGGCTCGACTATGATAACTTGCCGAAGGCGTTTACGCCAGCGAAACCGATTTCGTCGATTGACGAAGCAAAGCTTCGGAAATTATTTGACGCTGGAAATTTGAGCGTGCAGAGAAAATATGATGGCTGCTGCCTTCTTGCCGTGCGGGGATCAAGCGGTATTAAATTACTGACCAGAGGGAAGTTAGAGGATAAAACAGGACACTTCCCACAAATTGTGAATGAGCTAAAAGATATTCCCGTTGGTACAATTCTGGTTGGCGAATTAATCGGGCAGAATTTTAAGACTGTCACAAGCATCTTACGCTCCAAAGATCCCCATGACGCTCTAGAGAAGCAAAGAGAAGCCGGTAGGCTGAGCTACATGATTTTTGATGTTCTGCATTGGGACGGAGAAGATATTACTTCGTGGCCATATAATAATCGTATAAATAAAATATTGGCTCACCTTGATGATAAAGATAATCCTTGTGTCCAAGTGACACATAATTTACTCGACTATAATAGTTACGACGAGCTATTCGGTAAAATCAATATCGCCATAGTGAGAGGCTACGAGGGATACGTTTGTTGGCAGCTAGACGCACCGACTAAGGTGCGACTAGACGGCAAAGAGGAGCGTACCGGAGCCTGGAAATGGAAAATAACGCATAGCGAAGATGTTTGGGCCGAATGCCCGACCGAAGGGAAGGGCAAGAACGAAGGCAAGTTAGGACAAGTTAAGGGCTATCAATTTTCGCCTACTGGCGAAAAAGTGTATGTCGGTGATATCGGGGGCGGCTACTCAAACGAAGAAAGGCTTGCCTTTTGGCAGCAACGTGATACACTATTCCCATGCGTCATTGAGATCGAAACTTCTTCCCGCCTAATAAGCGGAAAATTACAATTTCCCGTCTTTGTCAGGCTGCGTCCCGATAAGACGGAAGCAGAATGCCTTATGCAACTTGAATATAAGGGAGATTAATATGAACCGGAGGTTCAAATGAAAGTCGAAGTCTACGACGCTAAAGTTGTTAGAACACACGCAGGGCTCAAGGTAATTTACAAGGGCACGGACGGGTTTACTTATATTTCAAATGTCAGTAATTATTCATATGACAAAGAAGGTCCGTTCTTTACACAACCAGATGCTATTGATTTTCTTGAAAACGCAAATTCTTTTGAAAAGCAAAGTGTCTATTTGAAGAAAGCCTCGCCAGAGGCAACGTGATATGGACCTCAAAAGTATTCAACGTACTATTTTGGACCAAATTAAACCAGTAGAATGTAAGGTTTTCTGGTACGATAATGCGATTAATTTTATAGATAATCCAGACTGGAAACACCTATCATATTATTGTAGTGCATATCATCCAGCATCAAGATCAGCTTATATCCGTAGACTAAAATCCAAATTACATGAGAATTACTTTCTATTGCATGAAATATGCCATGATTTAACCTGGGACGGGCCTCAAGAAGAAGTAGAATATAGAGCCGAGAAAAAACTCAGAGAAATCTCTAAAGAACACGGATGGCACGAGTTTATAGATATATCAAGAATGAATTTCTTTTACTTTATTCCTAAATTCTTGTGGGTCGATGGAGTAGAACCAAAGATGACTCATAGAACATTAAATAGCTTAGACGAGCGAGTAGACATAGCAATAGAAAAGTTAGGAGAAGAAGATAATGAGTACGCATCTTATTGAGATAGTGCCCGTGGCACTTGAGCCGCATCCAAATGCCGATTCTCTTTCTATTGTGAGAATTTACGGTTATATTATTGTCGCACGCACCGAGGATTGGCTTGGGATTACAAAAGGAATATACATACCGCCAGATTTCCTGGTTAAGACCAGTCGTCCAGAATTCACATTTTTAGATGATGGAAAAGGCACTGGCACTGTCCGTATTAAAACGAAAAAGCTTCGTGGCATTATAAGCCAAGGATTGCTGATCCCTGTACCAGAATCATTAAAAGAACTGCCGTTAGGCAGCAATGTCATCACAGAACTTGAAATAGAAAGATATGAGCCTCCTATACCATTAAGCACGGGCGGCGAGACCATGCCAGCACCGTCAGGCTCGCCACCATGCTATGACATAGAGTCCTATGAGCGATACTGTGGAGGGCTTATTCACGGTGAAGAAATTGTTGCCACGGAAAAAATTCATGGAGCCAATGCTCGCTTTGTATTTGATGGCGAATTAATGTTCTGTGGTAGCAGAGTAGAATGGAAACGCGAAAGTGACGGAAATCTATGGTGGCAATGCTTGCGGCAGAATGCCGCAATAGAAGAATTTTGTCGAGCAAACCCTAACTGCGTAGTTTATGGTGAAGTATTCGGTAAAGTCCAATCGTTTACTTACGGAGCTAAGCCAGGAGAAGTTAGATTTGCAGCATTTGATATTTTGGACCTTAAAAATAATAAATGGCTAGATTACGATGCGGCTAAAGCCGCAGCGAATAAACTTCCTTGGGTTCCAGAGCTATATAGAGGCCCATTAATTGATGCAGAAATCCGCAAATATGCATCTGGCCGCTCCATAGTGGAGCGTGCCGATAATATCCGTGAAGGATGCGTGATTCGTCCAATTAAAGAACGCTACGACGAGTCCTGTGGACGAGTTGTACTTAAGATAGTTTCTCCAGAATACTTAGAAAAGAGTTAACGGCTGCCATTCGTGCCAATGCCGGACAAATTCCATACTTGTCCGGCATTTAGTGTATGTTCCTAATAGTGTTGTTTACATTTTAACCTATTAAAAGGAGAATTGGCATGAAATTATTACGAAATATCTTACTCGGAATATCGTTAATATTAGCTTCGCCAGCAAATGCTGGCGAAAGTGTCTGGGTCACGACCGACTTTGACTTCTTGGGTCATGAGCCACAGGTACTTACATTTGATGCCTCTTGGCATAGAAGCCTTCTTGCAGATTTTACAGGCGGTTATCGTCGAGACCAAGTTATATATAATCATATAAATGATACCGTTATTACTCTCGGCGGAAGTTACGCCGTTAGGCGTGACATGAATTATTTTAGCCGAACAGGCGAACGACTATCCTATACTTTTGATTTAACTGGCGTTCCAGCATGGATTCACGATGCCATGATAGTTAAAAATAAGTTCGTAGTAGGATGGGCCGGATCAGGCTCCGAAAATGAAGTTGTTTTTAGCTCAGCTTTAAACAATCCAGAAGATAGATTAAAAACGCTAGACTTAAATTCCATTTTGCCAGATGGGGGTTTTATCGTTTCTATGTTTTGTGTCCGTAACTGCGTTTTCCTATTCGATTATGCCGGAGGCGTAATCATGATTAATTTCGACGCTGACTCCCCATCAGAGCGTGGACCATTTTATTTTAATAAGCCAGAATTCGCTGGCATACAATGGGCATCGTGCGATGGACAAATTCTATGGATCGTTAAGGATTTAACGCTAGAAACATGGAATATGTCAACAATGTTTCCAGACACATGGACCTTGAGCAAAGACCTATCAGATCAAGTGCCGTCCGCCGCATTTTATGTATATTCTACTTTAGATGGCCACACTATCGTATATTCCTTTGATAGAATAGATGGGTTTGTGGATGAAAACCACACAGGATTTATTAATTTAAATGGTGCAGATGTACATAGAAGTAAACCTATCGTCATTAATCATCATAATATCTTAATTGCCAGAAAATATGGTGAAAACAATAGATTAGAAGTTTATGAATGGCCCTCCTCAATTGGTGGAGATATTCCTGTTGATGTGATTAATATTGAAAATCCTATCGTCGGCTTATTTACAGACTTTAATCCACGGAGACCACACTAATGTTTAAAATACTATTACTGGCGTTAATCTTAACAGATCCTTTTCAGGGCATAGTTGGTACAGAAACAGAACTTAGTCAGGTTCATCAAGAATCTTTATGTATATTAGATGATGCAGACAACTGGACTGTTGGTGCGTTTGAGCCAACTAGTGCAGGGTTTACCGTTCTTCAACAAATTATAGGATTCCAAACAACATATCTGAAATTAGATCGTAACGGGGTGCCTATTAAAACAGCACAATTTGAAATTCATGGACAGATAAAAGATTTAAAAAGGGTAAGTACAGAACATGTAGCTGGATATTCTACCTCTTTTCAATTAATAGATGGACAAACCGTAAGAAAATCTTGGATATGGGGATTTAATTTAAATAGAGCCCGCAATTTAAGAGAAGATTATTTAGAGGGAGTAACCATTCATGCTATGGCGACTGTCGGTGATAGAGCCTACTTTTTTGCCCATAATGGCAATGTATACGAGGCTAATGTCGAGACCCGTGAGGTATTTCTATTTCTTAGAGTGGTACCACCAGGGGTAGTAGATGTATCTTACGATAGCCAGCGTTTATGGATTGTTGGTAACGGAGTATCTTTTAGTTTGTTAACAATGGAATATGACAGTATGTATGATTCTATAGATCATTGGCATATAGATAATAAATCTGAATTATTTGAGCCTGGCACCGGGTTCGTAGCCTGTGACTCCTATTTTAATAGAACCGTTTTGTTAGGTCATAATAAAATATTATCTTTATTAGACGGTAACATTATTGCAGAACGACCTATCAGACCAGTAGGTTATGGCGGGATTTCACTTGACAGGCTAGGCAGCGTATGGTACCATATAGGTAATGAACGAGCGTTGCATCGAGACAGTTATGATCTAACCTCTCGGTGGAGTATAGAAACGACACATAAAATTAACTTTGTAGAAATGGTAAAATTTTAATGAACTCGTCACAACTTAGTCAATTTATTGCATTCGCAGCAACGAAGCATCGTCACCAGAAGCGTAAGGGTAATGGCCTTCCGTTTATCGTGCATCCGCTATCTGTGATGAAACGTATTGTTGATGCTGGTATAACCGAGGTATCCATACTGGCTACAGCAGTAGGCCACGATCTTATAGAGGATACTGGTACGACAGTATCACAAATTAAAGGCTTTCTTGAGGAAGCACATATTCATCCTAAAGAGGCAGACTGGATCGCAAGTCGCATTTATGAACTAAGTAATATTAAAGAGCGTAAGCTGAAAGATACGGCCGACTACTTCGGCCGTATGAGTCAAGAATCTCTACTTGTAAAAGTATTTGATGCAATCGACAATCTAACAGATACTTTAGGTGCTAATGCGGCAAACCAGATACACTATAATAAATATGGTGAATACTACGATTTAATTATATTCAACCTTAAAGACTCTAAATATCAGTCAACTATAGAAGAAAACACAAGAATACTATCTAATTTAATTGGCAATATTTATGCGAGCGGAGCAAGCAATGGTTAGCTATCGTTTCTCAAAATTCGGCACAATGACTGTACGTAAAACAGGCACCTGGATCAATAAACTTTTAAAACTTGGCTCTGTCGGTGAGCGTCAGCGAACATGAAGCCCTATATCCACGCCAAATCATCAGCACGCCGTTATGGTGGTAAGCCCGAGGATTATCTTGCAATACATGATTTTATGGACTCGACTAAGGCAAGTATGCCTGATGTTAGACATAGAGCTATCCTACATACAGCCTTCGGCTGCTTTTTAGTCGAGAAAGTGTTTGGCACAGTCGCTATTAATAGCGACAACAAGGAATATAGCCCGCGAGATATCGCGGAGGATCACTGTATTGAAGATATGGGCACTATTCCCACTATGGAACGCTTTTTAAGCCTCATGCCTATTGAGGCATGGATGGGGCGACCCAATACAAAAAAGACATTTATACCACTCGAACAAGACTAAACGAAAGGACTGAGTAATGAGCGATAACGCACTAGACCGTCTAACAAGTCTTACTGATGAATTGTCAAGTTTACGAGCTAAGGCTGCGACAGAAGGCAAGACTCTACTTAAAGACGCTGCCAAAACAATATTTAGTAATCACCCAAGTCTCCAATATATTACTTGGAATCAGGGTGTTCCATCGTGGCGAGACGGCGACCCATGCACCTTTGAAATTCATGATATTTGGGGGCGTGTTGGTGATTGGCCAAAAAATAAAGACGGTGACGAAATCTGGCCGAGCGAGCTAGGCGGATATAATGGCGAAGAATTTCATAATGTTGACGGATGTAAGGATCTCGCTCTGATAGATGCATTTGAAGCTTTCTGTAAGGCTGTCGTGAATCTCGGCGATCTATTAGCTGAGATTCTTGAACAGGATTGCACGGTCTTTATTACTAAAGGTGGTATCGAAACTGAATATTACGAGATGAATTGATCGCTGGATTGGCCAGCGATAATTAATGATTGATGTTTTACGGAGAAAACAAACAATGCGTAATTGGCTTACAACCGGGATTGTACTAGCTTCGCTGGCAATTGGTGGCGTTTTTGCGGTCGGTCGTCTTTCGCCGGCTTTTGCGGGCGAAAACGATCACAGTCGAGACGGCGAGATTATGTTCGTAGATGTTGATACAAATGAGCGAATTCCAAGCTGCCGTCTGCACGGGGCCCAAATTTATCGGCTTGTAAAATCAGATCATATTCAGGTCTTTACGCCCGATGGCGAGAAACTTTGTAAGTACCGTGTTGAGGATGTAACTTTTACTGCCACGCAGTATTCGAGGCCGGTCGGCGGCTCTTTATTCTGTTGGGGGCCTCCTGTTAGAGCTACACATGTTCGGATGGTTGTGAGCGTTAAGACAGTCGATTGAGCGGCATAGCCGTTCATGTTGGTTAAGCGGTCAGGGTGGCCACCCGGCCGCTTTAATTTTTAGCTTGACACGACCGCTAGGCTGTGGTAAAGTATAGGTGAAGTGACTGGCGTGGCCGGACAGCGGCCAATAGTATCTTGCCGAGAGCCGCTTGGGGTTCGTGGGCATTAAAAGTAAAGCTACCAAGATATGTCGGTGACATCTGGATTTAGTTTAACGGAAGAACGCCGCCCATGAGGTTGGAAATGTGGGTTCGAATCCCGCAACGCCAGATTAGACCGATACAGTCACTTCACAATTTTAAATGGCCCATTCGTCTAGTGATCTAGGATTCCGCCCTTTCAAGGCGGCGACCGGGATTTGAATTCCCGATGGGCTACCATTTTGCAAACTGAATATAGGAATTAGAACATGAGCGGGTTTAATGTTTAATGGTAGCATTTCTGGCTTCCAACCAGACCGTAGGAGTTCGAATCTCCTAACCCGTTCCATTTTTTACTATCGTAACCTTCGCAACAATGGCCAATCAAGGCTCTCGTCATTTAAATGGGCAATTAAAGCCTGTATACATATAGGAGCAAAGCGACTATGAAATTTAAGCTTCGCTGGCTTTGGGCCGCTCATTATCAACAAGAAGTCCCCCAATGGACTCGTGATTTTTGTAATTGGGGACCGCGTAAGTGGCTTCGATTTCGGCGTTGGGATATCCAGCGATTCTTTTGGGATTATTTTTATTTGCTGCTCTTTAAGGGCTACAAAAGCAAAGACATGTGGGGCGTGGATCATGCCATGTTTGCCTGGGTTTTACCTCGATTAAAGGCATTTAAAGCCTTGAATCGAGAGAAATATCCCGGCTGGTGTGAGAATGAAGATAACTATGCTCATAGATGGGAACGCAAAGGCGAGTGTACTCTTGAAGCCACGGGTAAATGCACCATTTGTAAATTTGATGAACAGCGTGCTGTTCAGAAATGGGAGGGTATTCTTGACGATATGATATTCGCCATTCAAAGTTATGTTGATGGTCATTGGGATGGCCCCGCATTTGGTGGATATTCTATCGGATTCTGGTATCCTGAAAAGAGTAAATGGATTAGTGGTACTCCCGAACATAAGAGAGCCGAACGCGGCTACGAGTTATTTTGTAGACATATTTTTTCACTGTGGGATTAGCCCGGAGGGCTAAAAAATGCTAATTGAAAATGAGCAACAAAAAAAAGCGATAGGTGATGCGGCTATTGCCCTTTTAAATTCTATGACAATAACAGGCGTTCCTTCGGCTCACTTAACATTTAAATGCAACGACGGAACCAAGTTAATGATTTTAATTGCACACGACGAAGAGGCTGATTATATTAAGGATCTTTTGGCAGACGCAGACGATATCAAACTGAGTTATAAAGTTGGAGAAGATAATAATGGGTCTAACTAACGAAGAAGTAAAAGACGAAATCGAGAATGACGAAATCGGTTATGTCGTACTTAACCTATTAAATCCAAGGGACATTAACGATCCGAGGCTAGCCGAATTAGTGGCTAAGGCTGCTAAAGCCTTAAATGATATCGAATCTTATTTAGGTATCGAATAATCGGAGGTTATGGGAAATGAGAATACTAGACAGAAATAGAAACATCAGATTCCGTCTAAGCAAATTTGATAACGCATATCCAGACAATCCATTAGCTATTGCCACTATAGATGAAATGATTCATGGATTAACAGAAATTAAAGCTAAGCTTGATTCAGATTCTATAGCAACATTTGTCTCATCAGAGGATGAGCTAGATCCAGTTTGCTATGAAATACAATTCCGCTCTTATAGAGAAGAAACGCCAGACGAAGAGTCTCATAGAATTAAAGGAGAAGCATTGTGCAAAGAGCGTGAGCTAGAACGACTAAAGAGACAGGCAGAACAGCTTGGCTATCAATTGAATCCGAAGGAGCAATCTTGAACATCCCAAAGGGATTCATTAAAATAGGCTCTTTCGGAGTAGACGCCGGGCTTTGCTGGATTGGAGATCCGTGCTACATTCTGCATAAAGATCAGCCCCCAAAAGACATTGGAAAAGATTGGAGCGATTTTTGTGATATTCTAGGCGATAAACATGAAGTATCTGGAGATTATCAAACTGCTGAATTTAACTACGATAAGGGACATTCTGGTTTGGGACTTTGTATTCAAAGCGGATCTGGTGATGGCTGTTATGATGTTTATATTAAAAAGGGATCGGACGGATATATCCAACAGGCCCTAATAGATTTCGTCGGGTATCCCGACGAAAATGAAGAATGCGACGACTCGATAGAGGAGGAGTAATGCTAATTAAATTTAAACTAGCTCTTAATAACATGAATGATACCTGGATCGTAAAATTATGTAAATTTATGATAGATGGAGAACACATTACAATAGATGCCAAGTATATTGTTGCAATAGGTTTACCTGATACTCCCCGGCACCTTGAGGGTCTCTTATGTATTTGGACAAAGTTACGAGATGAGAAAGGAATCGGAATTCCACTATGTTTAATCAGTAAGGCTGAAAATATTGAGGCTCTAGAACAATGGCAAGCGTTTTTAGATACTAACAAAACCAGCAAAGTATTCCCTGAAATCAAGAAGCCTAATCGTCCGCGAGGATTATATGGAAATTAAAGCAGAGTGCTCAGCTTGTGGGGCTACAGGACTTTATAAAGGATTTGCAGAACCGGAAGGAACGGCGGTAGTTTGTCATAATTGTAATGGCACCGGATGTCAGACTATGAAATATACGCCATTTACAGGCCGTAAACGAAAACGCGGAATTAAGCGTGTCATAGGTGATGGCGGGCTTTGGTTTGCCCGCAAGGGCAACGAGCAAACTATCTCGATAGAAGATTTTTACGCTTGACACTGCCGCTGGACGTGATATCATACTAGCGTAATCAACGTGCGGGCATGGTATAATGGATAGCACGCGGAGCTTCTAACTCCGAGATTCCCGTCCGATTCGGGGTGCCCGTACCATCTTATATATTGAAAGGTTCTTATGGATATTCATATTGATAAAGCGTTTGTTAAAATTATAGAGCCGGTCGCCAGCCCACGAGGGCTTGATCCAGTCGCCTTTATTAAAAAGGCATGTTCTTTGACAATCTTTATCTATAAAGAACTAGACAAAGGTAATGAAATCCTAATTAAAAATAAAGATGGTAAATTAGAAAAAGTGAACTTCTCTCAATCATGAGCCGCCAAACTAAAGTACGCTGTAGTAATGTAACTTGCCTTGCGATCATCCATAAGGATGACGCAAAGTTCGTCGCCGAAGTTATTGATGGCCACGAAGTGGCCAACATCTATTGCCCAATATGTTATAATAGCGAAGCTGTGAAACAGCGAGATATTAACAGAAACGAGCGAAGCGAGTAATGCATATTAATCGGATACAGCACCTATTAAATGACGCCTTGACAAAGCCCGAGAAACATGATAAGCTATCTGCGGTCTTAAGCAACTGGAAGAACCTTAAGCCCGAAATTAGAGGCCCTTTTACAAATTTGTATGCCCTCCCTATAGAGGAATACGCTTTTAAGGTTCGTGAGATAGACCCTGAAAATCTAATCGTGAATCTTAATAAAGAAATTGGAGCAATGCAAAAGGCACTTATTGCGAAGCAATATAACGAAGATTCAGAAGATACTATCCTAGATATCTTAAAACAACTCTGTGAGTACAGGGAACAACTACGGACAAAACTCTTGAAAGGTGAGAAAGTCGAGCTAATATGAGCGAACCGAATATTCTAAAGCCACAAGTACGCACTCGTTATAACGAGAAACTCGGGAAAACTATGAAGCACTCGGCAACGTTTCGATTCAATATTAGCAATCTTAATGACATTGCCCGAGAATTCGGAGTAACAAAAACTAACGAGAAGGCCACCACCATTGTTAAAGGATGCCAGGCTGTCGGTAACGCCGATATTGCGGCTAAACTGATTGGTCGTCGATTCTTAGTTGATACTTCTGGCCGGGAACTCCCCGCGTGCGTTGGACACTTCGATGATTTAACGGTCAGCATAGCCGATAGTTTTAGCCCGACTTATGATAACGAGCTATTCGAGACCGATCTTACCGGATCAGTTTTTGAAGCTATTAAATATAAACTATTGCTGAAAGCAATCGCTCTTTATGGCAAGCTTCTGCACGCTAATGCTAAAGATGATAAACTTATGACATTCGAAGTTATGTCAGAGCCAGTCGGCGGCGGATTAATCGAAGCACTATTCCAGAGTGGCACTTCTGAAACTCCAATTGATATCTCACTTACAGAAATCACAAACTTTAAACTAATGGAGCAGGAAACAAATGAAGTTTCACCTTCGTAATTTTGTCCACGGGTATGACGAAATCGAGCCATGTATTTTTGCGGCTATTGCATTACGCCGTAATGTTTTCATGAGCGGGGCTCACGGTATTGGTAAGTCGAGCCTGGGTAAGCTTCTTGCCAAAGCAATCGACGAAACAGGTAATGGCTTCCGTTATTTCTCTGCCGATAAAGCAAATATTATCACACTTGGAGGCTTGCCTGATATCGAAGCCACTAAAAAGTCTGGCACAATGGCTTTCGCCAAGACAGATAAATGTCTTTGGGGAGCCAAAATCATCCTTGCGGACGAACTTCCGCGAGCAGACAAAGAGCGTCAGAATTATTGGCTTGAGATTTGCGAGGAAAAATCTTTTCAGGGTATCCCAATTGGCTATGAAACTTTAATTGCCACTGGCAACGACGTTACTTATAAAGGCAATTTCGATATTGATGCGGCTCTTGCGAGTCGCTTCTTGTTCTGGCTGCCTACTCCTAAGTTTGATGATATTCAGTCCGAAGATGTCCGAGCAATGATTGCACTTAATATTGGTGATCGTAGAGATATGGCAAAGACGGCTCATGAGATTCGTGACCTTATCCAATTAATGCGTGATAAGATTGCAGAATATTTCAAGAATGAAAAGTTAGTTGAGCAGACATCTACATTCATTGGCGTTTTCACTCAATGGATTAAAGAGAAGATTTCCTATAATAAGGAACTTGCTGAGAATCCTGAATCATATGTCTCTCCGCGAGAGTTCGCTAATCAGCTAATCCATGCTATCTTTGGGCTTAATGCTTATTATGATCTACATGGTTATGAGAATTCCCTGCAAGAAGCAGGAGCTAAAGCTATTAAGTACGTTATCGAAACTCGTCACGCTGCCGCTGGCGTAGAGTTTACTAATATTTGCAATATGGCCTGGAAGCAACTACAGGGAATGCTTTGTACGAAACTGGACACGCCCGAGGGCAATCTCAAGTGGCTCTTTGCCGCAAGTATTACTCCTAGCCAGAAGGTTAGTTTCTGGCGAGAGTATATTGGCGAAGCTGTAAAAGTCCTTGGTGCTGGAGACTTAACCTATATGACGGGCGAAACTTTAAACCAGATCCGGGGCGACGATATCCAGCAAATTGGCCCGTTCTGGCACATTATGATGAAGGACGATAAGACAAAGCACATAGGTCGAGAGATCGAGGGCTTCCTGGTGAGCGAAATCGCACGCAAACTTCTCACCGGCAAAGCTGCTGGTCCTGGTAACGAAGAATTCACTCTTTATAACAAGTATGGTAATGTTGAAACGCTATCACCTAGCGAGGTAGCAGAAATCCTAAAATGAGCGATCTTAGACAAAATATAAATTCTCCCTTCCCTGTATCATATGATGGCACCGCTGCCGTCAAGTGCGACAAGTGGGGCGTGCCCAACCCAAAGGGCCGTTGGATAACCTGGCAAGTTTTACTACCAGGAGACCCGTTCCCGGCAGTCAAGATTGCGAAGCTATTCGATCCGCACTCAAAGATTAAGCCGCTAGATTATGATGAAATGCGTAAGCTGGTTGACAATGAGCCGCGTTTTAATCCGAAGCTTTCTAAATATCGGGCTAAGATGCAAGCTAAAATTACTGCCATTTACGGTCGGTTAGGCATAGCTTATACCGATGCACTTAACTCTACTAATGTTTCCAAGGAAATTGATACGGCGTGTTGGGGCGTTACTCACGATGGCAAAGAGTTTATCCTGATTAATCCTTACATGCTTATGTTCAAGCGGCAATGGGCGTCATTCTTGCTTCAACATGAGTGTATGCATAAGGCGTTTTATCGTGGCCGCGAGAACATGTCGGACCAATTCCTTAAAAATATTGTGCTAGATATCTGCATTAATCGCATCCTGGCGGCAACACCATCAGGTAAACAGAGTACGTCTTGGCTTAAGTTTTGCGAATGGGTTTATCCTGCCGAGTCTAAGAAAACCGTGCTTGCACTTTGTAACGCTTCGCTCACGCGAAAAGAACTTAATACTCTTGAGCGTGTGAATCCCGCCTATGTAGTTATTTGGAAAGAAATCTATGAAAAAGAACAGGGGTTTATAAACGTAGGCGTCGGCAAGAAAGGTAAGCCGAAGCGTCGTAAGATTGAGGGAATGCTTTCATTCAAAATCAAGGACTTGTCGCCGGACGATCTCTATTTCCGGCTCAAGCGTCAGCTTACCAAGGAAGATTTAGCGGCTATTAAGAGCCCACTCGAAGGCGGACTAAATCCTTTTGGTCAGCGTGTCAAGGGAATTAATATTGGCGGCGGTCACGAGATTAAACTTCGTGATGAGATTAACCATACTCCGCCAGAGCAGAGTAATCGTATGGAGAATGCCTTACGTAAAATACTTGTACCTAAAAGATTCCGTGGTATTGCGTGGCGTCAGTTTTCTGATTGTCGCACGGAATGGTGGGATAAACACCTTGTAGACCCAAAAGATATCCATGACGAGGATCTAGATAAGTACGTGCGAAAGATCCGCACAAATAAGATCATGGATAATGTTGTTGGGCGTGTAACGGAGGCATTTAGAGCACAAATTGTTAATCAGATTTATCCGTATAACCTAAGCGAAGATGGGATTTTACTAGCGGCTCTCGGCTTCCATCCTCCGGTGTTTCCATTTTATCAGAATCTTAATGGCCCGGAAGGCAAACGTCGAGTCATCGTTATGTTTGATCTTTCGCCAAGCACTTATTATTTCTGGCCTTATATGGCTTACATGACAGATGCCTTTGAAAATTGTATGGATATCACTTTCGCCAGAAACGCAAAGGGCGATCCCGGCGTCATGACTTTTGCTGGCAGTATTAAGATACTATCACGCGAGGAGTTAAATGCGATGAAGCGTGGTGAATTACAAGTCGGCTATTCAACGTGCTTTGATTCAGTAATCGAATACTGCAACGCAGAAGTCAAAACAAGAGACGTGGATACACTTATTATATTTACCGACGGTGAATCAGATTTATCAGATGCTAACGCGGACGAATTTAATCGTTCGGGCAAGAAGGCGTTTCGAATTTATCTTAATTTGGATGATAAATGCAATCCTAATCGTAACAAGCCGATTACATCGGCTTTGGACAAGTTAAACGGTACGAGCTACACACTCCTATTAAGACGGTCGGACGCCTTGACAGCACCGACATGACATGATATACTGCCTATCGGCAGTAAGAAAGAGAACATGACTAAGAAAATAAAAGGATTTGATAGACTTGAAGTTGGAAAATATTTTCCTTGGTATGACGACGATTCTGGACAATGGGTTGTAAGCTTAAGCATTGATGATAAAATATATGCAGAGGTTGCTCGTACAGATGATGAAGCTGTAGCAAGTGCGATAGCCATTGGACTTATTTTATTCAGAAAATACCGCGATCTTGTTCAATTAACTGCCGACCTAAATATAGATGATTCTTTTAATGTTGAAGATGGACATAGACTTTTCGCAGAAGAAGATGTAGAATAATGTGCCAAGGATTCAGCATAAAAATTAATGATGAGCCAGCACAAGAGATTGCTACGATTGGTCAATTAAGAGCATTAATTGTTAATCATTACGACAATTTGGGCCTAGAAGATACACTAGAAGATCAGCATTATCGACCAGAAGATCATCATTGTCTTTGTTGTATTGACCTCCTAACGATTTGTGGAGCAATAGTTAATTATCATATTGGCTGTATGGATAAAATCGTCATTTCGGGTATGTGAGCGAAGCGAACATGAAAGATTACACGCTTTTTAATGCAGTTAAAAAAGAAGTAGCAGAAGGCCGAGTACGCGAGAGCATACTGGGAGACCTAAGACTATTTAAGTATACCGAGACTTGTGCTAATGATAGAGTCTGGAATGACTGTAATAAAAAGTGTCGCGGGCTGATTATGAAGGAAGATGGCACGATAATTGCACGTCCGTTTTCCAAGTTCTTTAATTTGCAAGAAATGCCAGAAACCCAGGTGGATAATCTGCCGACAGGCAGTTATGAGATAGCTGAGAAGCTAGACGGCTCGTGCCTAACCCTATTTTATTACGATGGTAAGTGGCAAGGTGCGACCCCAGGCTCATTTGTTTCGGAGCAAGCTATTGTCGGCACTAAGATGCTTGAAAATTATAATTTGGAGCATATGCCAAAAAACGTAACCCCGGTTCTGGAATGCATATATCCGGCCAACAGGATAGTTGTCTCGTATGCAAATGAGCATAAATTAGTATTGCTTGCAATCAATGAGCTAAATGGCGAGGAATGGCATTCTGATAGAGTGGACCAAATAGCTGAAAAATGTGGCTTTCCAAGGCCCATTCGTTATAACTATAGTTCTCTCTTGGACTTACCATTTCCAGACAATTTCGAGGGTTATGTAGTTAAATTTGAGAATGGACTAAGGGTTAAAATTAAGAGCCCGCTTTATGTTAAAATTCACAGGCTCTTAAATTATATGACCCCTAAGAATGTTATTGAATTAATGCGTGGTCGGGAATACCGTGCCACGCTAGAGCAATTGCCGACTGATTTACAGGCGGCAATGGACGACATCAGGGCAGCCGTACAGACGGCCCATTATAATCATATGGCGGCTATCACTGCCATTTTTAATGCGGCTCCTGTAGGCGAACGTAAGGCTTTTGCGTTATGGGCTAAAGCCCATGCACCAGTTAAGTATCTCGGAGCCCTATTTTCGTTACTCGATGGCAAAGACATCGAGGATTTTGTTTGGAAAATTGTTTTAGAGGAGATTAAAAATGAATAAAAAAAGAGTATTCGCTAAAAGTATTAATATAAGTTTTGATTCGCAATATCAAGAACCATTTAAAAATTATGTATCTAGAATTAAAGCTATGTTAGATGAGACGCTTACTAAGGTAAGCGAAGATGCGACCATCTGTTCAGAAACGCCAGGATATGATTGTCCCACAGAATATATTATTACTTTATGTAGAGATGAAACTCTAAAAGAACAAAAAACCCGAGAAAAGGAAGAAGCGGAGCATATTGCACGTCAGCTTGCTGACAAGAAGTTAGACGAAAAGGCAGAGCGAGCACTTTATAATAAGCTAAAGAAGAAGTATGAAAATGATTAATTGCAAAGTAATCGAAGATATTTTAATCGACGAAGATCCAGAACGCCTCATTGCAATGGGGTGCCCAAAAAACGAATATTCACTTGAAGCTCAGATAATTTACGATATGTTAAATGGTGACGATGCAGATTGGCACATTGATGCTATACGTTTTGTTGTTGCTGCCGTATTCCAGCAGACGTTCGGTAGTAGTGTTAAATTACGTTGGAACCACGATAACAAAGCTATCATAAACATAGCGGAGCGAATATATGCAATTATATGAACTAGAACCCGGATCACTTTTTAGGTTTACCAGAGAAATAGAAACCTTTACTCCTGACGAAATATTATATAAATCTTCTAAAGAATCTTTCCAAGACCTGTATCTGGAGCATGATTGGTGGATAGATTGCAAATGGCACCTGGGCCAAGAAGAGGTTATTTTAGTAGGTGAGCAAGTCATGATAGAACACGCTCCGCAGGGTACCCTGCGGAGCTACTTAAAAGATATGACCTCTGAAATGAAGAATTTAATAGAAGAATTCGGGTTAGATGCAGAAATTATAGAACTCGGCGGCGATTACGATTCGCCGCCGAGTTATTGTGTGAGGAAATATTATGAATAGCATTCTTACCTCATTTGTTTGTGCTGCGATTATTATGTATTCATTTGCCATGCTATTTAACTACAAGACAAAACTTTGGTGGGCTCGTCTTATTATAATTATAGGTATGGGACTTTTAAATTATATTGTTTGGAGTGCATTTTATTTATGGATAGAAAATCACCAGTCTTGGAACGGGCTAGGTTTTTAATTTTAAATGGCTCCCTTATGGCCGAATTATGGATACTTCTGGAAAATGAATTTGGCCACTTGACATCACCCGAAAGAGAAGCTATAATGGATATGTATTGCCAGGAGCAAATGCTACAGACTTATTTAAGTGCGAGGACACCGAGCAATGAAACTTTGTGATGTAAAAGTCGGACAAGTATTTAGAGAAATATTCTCTGGTAAGGCTCAAAATAATCGTATGTGGTTCCGTACTAACGATTTTTATGGATTGCCAGTTTATGCACAAGTAGATGGTACAGATTGTGTATTAGAAATTAATAATGATCCCACATTATATAAAGAACAGGAAGTAGAAATTGTGGTTTTCCCATGTTCAATATGCAAGGGCAAGGGCCGATATGCCTTATTTAGTGGCAATCATTACTGTAGTTGTTTGATAGGTCAAGCGTTAAATGGTACTTATAAAATGGATAGATTACATGTGCCGACTGGTTAATAAAGCATGGTCCGGTTATGTTGCTCGCATAGAAACTATTGCTGGCAAGCAATATGTGATTTTGGAGCTATATGCCGTCGCAGACAGCGAAGGCTATCAGGAACTTCCGGTCCCATTAAATTGGTTTGAGCAGGAGCCGACTATTGGCGAAGCTGTAACTTATACGCACTCCATAGAAAGTGAAGGATAAATGAACCTTACTAATCGCCAAAAGGCGATCATAGTCGGCCTCCTGGTCGGAGGCCGTGGAAAAATACAATGTGCTTTCGCTGATAAAGCTTATTATTTTGCCAACGGGATTGGCGAATACTTGCCAGACCTATATTTCGATGCTTGGCTTGGCCAAGAATTAGCTGGCGTCCAATGGGACGCCAAGGAAGTACAGGGCTGGCTCGCAGAAGCTTGGTATCAATTCTATGCACAAATAGATAGTAATGACGCAAAGTCTCTTAGAGCCGATGACGAGCCGATGCCGCCGACCGAATGGATTAATAAGATGTCGCCACTAGCCTTAGCGGTGGCATATAAATGTTCGGCTATTAAGCCAAACCAGATGGTTGTTGAGCAATTCGGTGACGAATATTATGCCACTATTCTAGTGGATAGCATAAAAACTAAGTGGGGTATTACCCTGCAAAATAATGACGGAGTGATAACTCCGGCATCCGAAGATGATATGATTAACTGGTGGTTGCTTTTACGCAAGCACCTATTCGTCTTTGCTCCAAACTTAATTCCTCCTCTTGAGGCAAAGTATCGCAGGAATGGCAAGCAAATCTATCTCTCAGGGCCGCAACAGTTTGCAAAAGATGGTGGCCTTGGATGGCGAGTAAAAGTCAGTCCAGAGCTATTTAAAGCTGGTTTTCATCCTTATTCCCCGCCCTATGAAGAGGGTAAAGCTAGTGATCTTTTTGGAGTAAACTTTAAACAGTTAAAAGAAGAAGAATTTGAAAGATTCTGTGAATTAGGAAGTCACTTTGTTACTAAAGATAGATCGGCAGTGCTTGAAAGTGATATAATTTTAGCATACTATGATCCAAGAATACTTTCTGCTGGCACGATTAGTGAGATTACTTGGACTCACGACTTTAATAAAGAAGTATTTCTAGTAATACCAGACGATGTTAAAATGCAAGATATTCCTCTGTGGATTTTAGGTTCGGTGCGTAATCCTCACAGAATATACAATTGCTTTGAAAAAGCAACAAAAGATATTATTGGAATTTTTGGAGAAAGATAATGAAAAAACTAATTGCTTTCGCAATGCTCTTGCTGGCTTTAGCCAGTTGTAACTATCCAGCCCTTGAAGGCACTGTAAAAGTTTATAAAAACGAAACCCTGGTAGACGAGTCTACAATAAAAACTGACCAAGTGATTATACAGCCGGACAATAATAGTGTTAGTTGGTGGGACGCAAATGGCGAACTTCATATAGTAAAACCGGCCAATAATTACAGATTTATTATAGAACTTAAGGGGGAAAAGTATGAGCCAGAAAAAGACTAAGTTTATTGCCCTTGCAGGGCATAAGCAAACGGGCAAGGACGAATCTGCCAAAATACTTACTCGGCTACTCGCTGAGCGTGGCTTAACAAGCCGAGTTACTTATTTCGCTACCCCGTTAAAAGAATTCTGTATCGCGGTACTAGGATTGCCCCGCGACAAAGTATATGGGAGTGATGCTGATAAGAGTGAACTTTCCTTTATTCAATGGGATAAGTTACCTCATATGCTTAAACTTAAATATCATCCAAGTAATATGGCGTCCGAGACCAAAAGCCACTATCGGGAAGGATATATGAGTATTAGGGAAGTTCTCCAAATAGTCGGTACAGATATAGTTCGAGAAATGTTATGGAGTGATGCCTGGTCCAGCTACCCGTTTCGTCAGAAATGGGCAGAGGACGTTATTTTAATTCCCGATTGCAGATTCGAGAACGAAGTTGATGAAGTTTTAAAGGCTGGTGGTACAATTCTAAGATTAGAGCGTAATACAGGACTCACAGACAATCACGCTAGCGAGCTAGCGTTGGACAATTATAACTTCGATTTTAAATACGAGAATAATGGCTCGATAGCAGAGCTAGAGAGCTATTTGAAAGGCTTTTTAAATGCAATTCTGTAATCTAAAAATGGAGCGGAGCAATTATAATGCTTAAAGATAAAACGATATATTCTGATGGTCAATATGACTATGTAATTATTGTGGACCCTGAAAACTCATATATGTGTCGTTTAGTCAGCCTAGCTAATGGTAAAGCTACTAAATGGGTATATGAAAATGAGATAGAAGAAATAATAAAGAAGAAACGACTTACGCCAACCAATAATATATTTTATGAACCGGCTCCCATGCCGGTAAATAATAACAATTTTAATCTCTCGGGCGACGAAGCACGTTTAATTTTAACTGCTCTACTGGCAGAGAGCATAAAGTTTTCTGGTAACATGATCCCAATGATTTTAAGTTTAGTCCAGAGGCTCAACGAAATTAATTTAAATCAGCCACCGAAGGGATAATAATGGAATTTATTCATTTATCACGCTTAGGCGTAACAATAGGGCTCGCGTTTGGTAACACTCCTAATGAGCTAGGCGTCTCTATTGCTTGCACACGAAAGCCAGACCAGTTTGCCAAGTTTATTGGCCGGCGTATTACAAGCGGACGTATCAATGCGGCCTTTACTGAAAATAAAAATATTCCTAATACTAAAAAGTATGCACTTGCGAAGCCATTCGATCAACGCGACCTAGCTAATAAAATCCGCAAACTAATTAGAGAGCAAAGTAACGTATTAGAGGCCCAAGTATTGCGAGATCAGTTGGTCGGGCAATTATTTTATCTAATTGATAAGGCTGTCACCGAAGGTGACTCAAAGTGATAAATTTAACTCCTTATGCCGCATGGTCATGCGGCATTATCATTGTGAGAGCAAGCTCTCAATTTGAGAAACTAGGTTAAAAATTATGGGTTTTTTTCATTATTTCGCCGCCCGCAGCAAGCGAAAAAATCGCCCCTTATAGCCAATAATCCGCCACTTCTAGAAAAATCAGAAGTCAAAATAGGCACAATAGCACTTATTCGAGACATTATTTATCAGCATGGATTTTATATGGAACATGCTACAGAAAATAATGGATATCTTACATACCCCATATATGATCACAAAGACTGTTATCCATGGCATTTGAGCGGACATTTATTTACTAAAAAAGATGAAGAAATAGTAGGACTGAGACCTAATGCTGGTTACTTAGGATCTTTTGTGCAAATATGCAGTGCAATTAAAACACAGTTAGGAATAACGGTAGACATTTTATGATTGGCAAAGCCAAATGAAAATAAAACGCGACATCAAATTAGATTTCGACGACGTATTACTAGAGCCGCAATGGTCAGACATTAGGAGTAGAAGCGAAGTCGATCTAACTAGAAAATTCAAATTTAGATTTAGCAAGGCAGAATTAACTTGTACTCCATTAATCTGTGCAAATATGGATGTACTAGCTACAATAGATATGGCAAGAGCGATGTCCAAATACGGATGTCTAACAGCATTACACAAATTCCATAAAATAGAAGATATTAAACAAATATATGATGAGGGGATTATCGCATTCTATACTATGGGATCATCCGACGAAGATTTTAATAGGCTGAAAAATTCTGGACTATATCCTGCATTCATTTGTCTTGATATAGCTAACGGTTATAGCGACCATTTCCTCGATGCCGTAAAGCGTGTCAGGGATAATTTTCCAGCATCTACTATAGCGGCGGGCAACGTGGCAACCCCCGCAATGGTACAAGCGTTAATCTTACATGGTAAGGCGGATATTGTAAAAGTGGGCATTGGTCCGGGATCAGTATGTGAAACCCGACAAGTCACTGGTGTTGGAGTACCACAATTAAGCTGTTGCGAAGAAGCGGCTAATGTCGCACATGGATTGTCTGCCCATATTATAGCTGACGGAGGCTGCAAGAGCGGGGCCGACATTAGTAAGGCTCTGGGCTGTGGTTCCGACTTCGTAATGTTGGGCAATTTATTAAGTGGTCATACAGAATGTGCTGGAGAACTTATTGAACGTAATGGCAAACAATATAAGCAATTCTATGGCATGTCTAGCAAAATAGCGAACGATAAATATAATGGTGGCCTTAAAGGTTATAAAGCCGCCGAAGGCAAAGAAATACTCGTAGAGTATAAGGGGCCTGTCAGCGGAACGCTGGAACATATTTTAGGCGGACTACGTAGCACATGTGCGTATATTGGGGCCCGCTCAATTAAGGACTTGCCAAAGTGTGCAACATTTTTAATGGTTAATCGGCAAAAATAATGAAAATTAATAAATTCTGCTTAGGCGATCACGTCAAACACATTGGCAAGCTTAAAACTGGTCTTTATGGCGAGGTTATAGCTCTATTCGATCCGCGAGCATTATCGGTTATAGGTATGTCGAGCTATTTCGATGGCAAAGAACATGTTTATCTGGTTAAATCTAAAATGCCAAGTAAAACTACTATTAAAGGTAAGAAAGTTCTAATGGAGCATACCTATCTAAAAGAGAGTGATCTGACGCTTTGTGACTGGATAGACGAGATGAACAAGGAGATTAATAAATAGCTATGCTGTTTCTAACAGCCGATCAGCATTTTAACCACACCAATATTCTTAAGTACGAAGCTAAGAACCGGCCCTTCGAATCGGTCGAAGCCATGAATGCCGAACTTATTCGGCGTTGGAATGATGTCATTAGCAAGGACGATCAAGTTTTTCACCTTGGTGATTTTTGCTTCGGAAACAATAGAGGCCGGGAAATTCTAAAAGAATTACACGGCCACAAAATTATCATTAAAGGTAATCACGATCCATCAATTAAGAAGCTGCTTGAAATGGGATGGGACGAAGCATATAAAGAATATATATTGTATGACGATCATGTAGCGAAACTATATTTAAAACATAATCCTGATAAAGTGGTGAATCCACCATGCAAAAATATCATCCATGGACATGTCCATGGCTTGTGGGCGTCTCTGGAAAGAGACGGACACAAGTTTATTAATGTTGGGGTAGATGTTAGAGACTTATCGCCAGTCAGTTTGCTGACGATAGAAAAGGAACTAATCTAATGCCATATATTACGGAAGAAAAAAGAGCAGTCTTTGATAAGTGGCTCGCACAGTGCCCAGATATGCACGGAGCGGGCCATTACGGAGATTTAGCTTATGTAGTCTTTAGGCTAATGGATAAAAATCTTAAAAGTAATAGCTGGACAAGAATGTCTACTATTATTGGTTCCGTGCTTGGTGCGGTGCGG